TGATAGTTCAGAAATGCTTTGGGATTGAAATCAACTTCAATCGTTGGGCTACCCCAGTATATAGGAATTGTTTTGGCACACAGAGCTTCGTATAGTTTCTCGGTAGCATAACCAGGATAGCTGCTGTTCTCAAAGCACAGATTGAACTTGTATGAGTTTAGAAACTTGATCTTCGCTTGAACTGACTCTTCGCCACGTGGCAAAATGTATCCGATGTTGTTGAAGAGTGGTCCACCAGAGGCAACTTGACGATATTCATTTAGCTTGTGAAACCACTTGTTGCGCATCTCACATCCACCGTTCTTGACAACAAACGAACAGAATTCCTTACGTTCATTCAAGTCAGATGGAGAACGTCGAATTGTACTTGTGTTAGGCACATCTCTAAAGTGGTTGTCATAGTCATAGATCACATACAGAGGCAGACGATAATTCTTGCCATCAAATTCATGATGATCGAATGAGATTGAAAAGTGGCAACGATAATCCCAAGGACGCTCGTTCTCGCCTGTGTAAAAAATCTTGAGGCAGTTCTTGTTGTCATAGTTGACATTGTTGCTGCCAAAGTTCTTGTCACCAAAAATGAGATAGTCGGGATTTGCATCATCCCGCACTACCTCAAATCTTTCAGAGAGGATTTTGGTGAAGAAGTTTTCGACTCCACCAAACGTATCAGTGAAACCCAGTTTGAGTTTTTTCATTTGATTCATCCTTGATACTCTTCAAACACATAACCCTTTCTGAGCCAGAAGGGATGTCTTGATATGCGTTTCATGTTGCACACGGAAGCTACTGTAAATGGATTGGTCTCATGATTGATAGACATGAAGTTTTTGGTGTTGCGCTTCATGGCATCACAATATTCTCTGGCCGAAGTCTCATTCATCTCGGTCATACTGTCAACGTTGACGACCAGATCATACTCTCCTGTGAATGCTTTGGGTGCAATCAGATCAACCTTCTCTTTCTGGTTCACTGACAGGAAATACATCTGAGAAACTGAGATGGTGGGCAGATCAACAATCGTGATATTCTTGAAGCCCAGCTTGGTAAGATAGTACGCCAGATGACCTACACCACCACCGATCTCACAAATCTTTATTTCTTTGTTGTCATATCTTTCACGAATCAACAAAGCCACACCAAGAGACATGAAGTCTCTTTCATTGTACAAACCATAACTCGTGCTCAGTCCAAATAGGTTGCCTGAATACTTGGGTGCTGACACGTCAAATTCATATTTCTTCATCAGCGTGTCCAGATAGTATTCTGGCAAAACCTCAAAGTGGCGATCAAAGCGTTTGACGAAATAGTATTCTTCTGGAGAGAACATAGGCACAATGCCAGTCATCTCCATGAGAGTGATTAGCTTGTCATAATAAACATGAGCATAGCTGTTTTGTGTGCTTTGATTATTGACCAGCATCTGATAGTGCTCGTCGCCTTGTGCTGTGCCGTGCGTCAAAGGAGACGAGAACAGATTCTTTAGTGTGAGATGCAGAAAGCGAAAGTCTTTGTTGAGCAAGGCATCAATGATTTTCTGTTGACGTGCTACATTTGCAAACCACACAGAGTTTTCGTATGAGACATTTTCTGATTTCAGCCTGTCGATGAAATAATCACAGATACGATTGAGTAGTTCATCATCTTGTGTTTCAAGAGCCTTTCCCCAACCTGTTGTATATTTACCCACATTTACTGGATGAGATACCATCAAATCAAATAGCATAATATATCCTTATCAATCGTTGTTTACTTGTTCCATAATCCACTTGTATGTCAGTGCTAGACCAACTTCTAGTGAGTAGCTAGGTTTCCAGCCAAGTTTTTCTTCGATCAAACGATTATCAGAGTTGCGTCCACGGACACCAGTAGGACCATCAATATGATTCTTGGTCAGTGTCTTGTTACCAATCAGACAAGCAATATCAACAAGACGATTTATCGTGACCATCTCTTCAGAGCCAATGTTGACTGGACCCATGAAGTCAGATTCCATGAGCTTTCTTACAGCATCAATGCAATCGTTGATATACAGGAATGATCGTGTTTGATTGCCGTCACCCCAGATTTCAATGCTGTCTTTTGCTTCGATCACCTTGCGGCAGATAGCAGCAGGAGCTTTCTCTTTGCCACCCTTCCATGTGCCAAGTGGACCATAGATGTTATGAAAGCGAGCAATACGAACAGGAATATCATAGTTGCGATGATACGCCAAGTATAGACGCTCAGAAAACAGCTTCTCCCAACCATACTCACTATCTGGATTGGCTGGGTATGCAGAGTCTTCAGCACAGTTTGGGTTGTCAGGATCAAGCTGGTTATGCTCTGGATACATGCAAGCCGAAGACGAATAGAAAATTTTGGGTAGCTTCTGGTCGATCATCTGTCTATGATGCTTGACAACAGCGTCCAGCACATTGAGATTGATCGTGGCTGAGTTGTGCATGACGTTGGCATCATGCTCGCCTGTGAAGATGTATCCTGCACCACCCATGTCTGCTGCAAACTGATAAATTTCGTCAAACGGAACATCGAATCGACGAGCAAATGTCTGATGTGGATTACGCTCACATCCAGCATATGAAACAAGTTCATAGACTTCTCGGGCATCACGAAGATCACGAAGCACAAAATGATCTGCCTTAGATGGGGAAAACTCGGGATATTTCATGTCTACTGCCCGCACCCAGTAGCCTTCTTCTTTGAGTCGTGTCACCATATGATTGCCGATGAAGCCACCAGCGCCTAACACCAATGCAGTTTTTTTCATGATTACCTCTTATACCAGAACCAGCATCCATTTGAAACAAGAATAGGAGTACCGATTTTGTTTTTACGACGAAAATTCGAGAGAGAAACTTTTACTCGATCTAAGTGGTGCTCATTACCACAAAAAATACCATTTGACTTAACAGTATCATAATACTTTTCTAGGTTAGAGTCAAGATCAGAATCAGCATGAACACATACAACATGAGCAGACCCATTGAAATTAGCAAGAGAAATTCTGCCCAGTCCTTCCACGTTTCTTTTGAGGATTTCTTCATATCCCTGAAATTCTTCTTGTCTCTGGGAATCATAAGATATAACTCCATAAATTTTTTTTATCTTGTTTTCAGTGTCTTTTTCAAGAAGATATGCTGCATTTTCTCCCTTCATAACACCAACATCAATTACTTTGAGGTCTGTTTCCTTAAGTCTTTTAATGTATGGCCAGATGCCATGTGCAACAATATCACTTGGTGGCCATAACCCCATCTCTTTAGACTGGGTGATGGAAAATTGTGTTGGATCCATTAGCATTACTATCTCCATAAAGTTGTTCGATTCGCTGTTTCAAAAATGGAATACGGTCATATTGATGCACAATCACATAAGGCATTTTGTCTTCGTTATATACTAGACCGTTTTCACCAAACACAGGCTGCTTGTCTTCATATGACAGTTGATATTTGAGAAGATTAGTTGGATTATCTCCAAGAGTTTTGCCTAGATCACCAGCACCTGCTTTGACTGCTTCAATCGTTGTGCCAAGATTTGCTGCCCAATCATCTTCCATAGATGTAAAGTATGTATCAATTCTCCATGGATCAGTTTGAACGATAAAGTTGAATACAGCTTGATCAACAATTGGAATAGGACGATTGACACTCAAATGAAAAATGAAGGAAAGCAGGCCCTTCATGTGTGCGAACTCACCAGCCAGCACACCGACATTGTAGATATAGTTCTCTTTGAGAATATGATGAAAGTATGGTCCAAATGCTTCTAGAAGATTTTGATTCCCCCATGGCTCATTCTTATATCGCAAACCTTCAGATGCACACACGATAGGATACATCTGTAGACCACGTTCTAACCATGTTGATGGATTGCGCTGAAACACAACATCTCTTGTATCTGTTGTGATGACATAACGATATGCTTCTTTTGTTGACTTGAGATATTCCCATAGATAGAAGAATCGTTCGACATGTGGTGCATTATTGCTAGGTGCTTCAACATCACCATTTTCTTTACGGGTACCATAAAGATTGAGCATCACACCTTCTTGTGTAAGTCTCTTGATGGTTTCTGCTTTGAGATTGGTACCAACAAGAACCACATCACCTTCAAATCCACTCTTGCGAATTGAGTTAATCCAGTATTTCAGATCATCCCACGTGTAGCCTACTGCTGCACCAATAATCAAGTCTTTCATCATGTTCATCCTCTAAAAAGATAGAAATCGTCCCATCGTGACAATTGCGTAAACTTTCTCTCATACTTATGCTTGCTCATAAGATCAAACAATTTTTGTCTCATACTCTCATTATAGTTATGCTCGATTGTAATGCATCTAATCATATGATCGTCAGCATGATCTGTAAAGTAAGCATTCAAAATATCATACTCACTGCCTTCTGTATCTATCGACATATAATCAATTTCATATGGTGCAGACTTGAGCATGTCAGCAAGTGAGATCGTGTTTACTTCAAAAGTCTTACCACTCTTACGAATATGGCTGTGTTCATCATCTTCACCAAATCCTTTAATAGTAGAAAGTGCTGGATCAGGTGCATCAACAAACTGCAATGTCTTACCAGTTTCAGTGTATACGCAGTCTTTGACAATTTTTGCTTTTCGATTTTTGATTAGATCATCGTGCCACACAACATTTGGTTCAGCAAGAATGCCAGTCCATCCATATTTTTCTTCAAGCAGAAACGTGTTACTTCCATCTACTCCATTTGTAGCACCAAACTCAACAAAGAAAGCATTGTGTTTGAAACCGTTCTCATACAATGCCCAAATGTCTTGAAAATTCTGTGAGTTTGTTTGATTCAATCTAGCCAAACAATGGCCTAGAAAGCAAATATGCTCATCATCTTTATATTGATCACGGAGAGAATAGAGTAGTGATTGAATACTTACTTGTGCCATGGATAAACTCCACCATATTTTTGTTTCACGATTTCATTGCCTCGTTCAAAGAACTTCATATCGCCACCATATGCTTTTTGCATGTCTGGTAGTCTGTAATTTAATGTGTGAAATCCTGTTGTGTCATAGTTATTGTGTTTGAGTACCTGTGTTAGAATGCTAAAAAAGTGACGATCACCGCCCCAACCATGATACCAATGTTGACAGACTTGAATTAAAAAATCTCTACGGAACATATAGGATGATGTATCAACGAGATGTTGTGGATTCTTTTCGTCAGAGAAAAAGATAGGCCAACGACCTAAACTTTCGCAGCAATCATCAGCCAGATATTCGTCTTCGACATATACTTTGCGCAGTGAATGTGCCCAGTCTAGATTCTTTGCTTGAATTTTGGAAACAAGTGAATCAACGTGATTCTCGTCCCACCAGTTATCTGCATCTAGAAAAGCAACAAAATCTTGATTAACAAGATGGGGATACGAAGCATAGATACGATGACCATAATAACCACCACCGCCTGTGTTTTCCGGTGTGACTGTCAGTAGAACATTATATGGAACATACTTTCTAGCTTGTTCAAGATACTCCGGACCATCAACAACAATAATGTGTGTGATGTTTCGATATGTTTGTTTTTTTACACTTTCAATTGCTTGTACTAGATTCTTTTCACCGATCGTAGGCGTAATCACAGCCACAGAAGACTCAATAATCAATCTCATCATTTACCTCAAAGTTTGGAAAATTGCCAATGCATCCAATCGTAATCACGTTCTTTGCCTAGAGAAATAGCTCCTTCGTCATAAACAAATTGCCAGAACTTATCATAGGCTGATTTACTTAGTGTAGCTTGTTTTGCGTTCATTGTCAATGTATTTCTTTCGGGGTCGATATCTACAGCAATACCCCAGGAATGCGTTGACCAGGAAGAACCACCACGCATCTTACGAACATTTAAACAACCACCAAAGTAATGCAATCTGAGTTGAACAATCTTGTCATATCCATAATGCTCTAATGTGCGATTCCAAATACGTTCCATTGGTTGTTTGACAAGCTCATGGCAGCTATAGCTTGTGAGAGTTGTCTTAGGATCCCATGCAAGTACCATCTTGAATGGGACTTGACATTTGACTTGTCGAGTGCCCACGTTGCCATAGTAGTTAGCAACGTTTGATTGTCGGGGCCACAGTGCTTGTTGCTTTAAGTTTGATACTAGGGCCACAGACGCAAGCTTAGTTGTCTTTGGTGCACACTCAGGAAAGATTTTAGTCCAATCTCCTGTTGCACCTTTCTTGAATGCTTCACGGGCTTCTTGTGGACGATCTTTGAGACCAAACCAGTGATTGCGCATAGCTTTGATTGCGGCTTCTAATGCTTCACTTGATCCTGACTTGAGATTTTCATACACTTCACCATACTTCATTTGTAACCGTAGATGCATGGCAATCGTTTGTTGCTCGATTGTTGATGTACCACCTTTGCCACCACCATTGAGATGCTTTGCGACTTCAGGATCGATACCTGCTTTGATCATTTGCTTTACGTCTAGACCGTTGTTTTGATAGTATCCATAATCAGCACCATCTTGTCCATATTGCTTGACGTTTGCGTTGTTAGAGGCTTTGTTGTAGGCTTCTGAATACGCTTCTTTCTGTGAGAAGTCAGTTTCTGTCTCACCGATACCACGAATGAATGCCAATTGATATGGATTGATGTATGGTAGATCAAGATTCTTGCGATCAGGAATCTTTGGAGCAACCTTGGACTCTTCTTTCTTTACATAGATTTGGTCTGCTTTATCTCGCCATGTTGATACGAGTTTGGCTTGATACTGTTCACGGGCATATGATAACATCGGTCCAGCAAGACCATCGATAGCACCAACTTCTAGTTTTTGTGATTGGTAGAGCAATTGTTCTGCTGCGATAATCTTGCGATCTTTGGACCATGTATTTTTTACCATGATTCCTTTTGAATCGAGAAGATCATCAATCGCAGCAATAGATTTAGGACCTAGCTTGCCATCTAGTTCACCTTTATAGAGACCAGCATCGGCAAGCATCTTTTGAATTTCAACTTTGGCATTTACAACTGGCATGTTCAATCTCCATAACAAACTTATAGTATATAGTTAAAGAAAAAGCAGGGAGATTATCTCTCCCTGCCGAACCATCTGAGGACTTTTTGTGTTAGTCCTCTTGAGACTTTTTTTCAGTTAGCAACTGCTTGTCTGAGGCTTCTGTACCACCAATCTCGATCTTTTTTGGACGCTTGCTTTCAGGAATGAAACGCTCAAGCCAGATTTTCAGCATACCATTGATGAGATCAGCATTCTTGACTTCAACAGTATCAGCCAACGTGAACTTACGGGTAAAAGCACGATCTGCGATGCCTTTGAACAGATAATCGGCATTCTCGTCAGTTGTGACTTGACCCTTGATAGATAGAACACCGTCTTCAAGAACGAGTTCAATGTCCTGCTTACCAAAGCCAGCAACAGCAATCTCAATGACATACTTGTTCTCGTCAACTTTCTTGATGTTGTAAGGTGGATAGGTTGGAATCTTGGGAAGTGTTTCTGCCATTGTTTCAATACGCTTGAGAATGGTATCGAAACCAACAGAGCCTTTGGTAAGTGTGGGGAGATCGAAAGGATTATACATGTGTCAACTCCTATGTTAGCGAGCTAAGTTGTGATGCTTTCCCATTAGGCGAAAGCTGTTGAGGTACGCAACACCTTATCCTCAACGATTGTATTTATAATACATTTTTGATTCCGTGTCAAGAAAAAATTAGGGAAATGAGGGAATACCTCTAGGACTCCCATCAAAGGTATCTGCTGACCCAGACGATACAACATGATTGATACCATCAAGAATATAAATATCACCTTTTCTTGCTAGTCCTTTTTGTTCGACAAAAACTAATGTAGAACATTCTACCATTGGAGGAGAATGTGTAGTGCAACAAGGCACAGGCGCAGGATGAGGAAGCATGATGTCAGTTTGTCTCACTACACCGATGTTATTTACAAAGACAGTCGCTGAACATTGATTTGTAGCGTGTGTATCTGGTTCTGCACAACAAATACCAGAACCGTCTTCTGATGCCACAGTGTCTGTTAAATTACCTCTTGCAACTTCTGGCATTATTTTTTATACCCACTTTTTTTAAATTCAGGATTCAGATCAATTCTGGGTGATTGTTGTACCAAATGTTTACCTGAACCAATATACACATTCTCTTGTGCTTGCATTGAAATGTTCTTGGCATCAAATTCAATGTCACTATCAGTCTTGAATTTGATGCTTCTCTGACCTTCAATTGTCACATTGCTCTGTGCATCAATGCGAATGGTGACTCCCCCGTCAACCTCGATGATTGCGGGAGAGTATATTTTATAGAACTCAGGTACCTTTAGCATTATTCACTCCTGTCGAACCCATGCCACCCTTGCGATCTGTCTTTTGTGTTGGTACTTTTTTAGATTCAGCCAACTTATAGACTTCAGACTTAATAAGTTCAGCCTGTGCGATCCGATCACCATTTTTGATGAACCAACCATTGTCTGATCTGTTATACAGTAGCACAAATAGTTCCTGAATGTAATCAGAATCAATTACACCTTCTGAGTTAGCAAGAATCAGTCCTTGCTTGAGAGAAAGACCAGATCGTGCATGAACACGAACAGAGAAGCCTTCTGGAATATCTAGAATGAGTCCAGTTGGTACCAAAGCACGCTCATGTGGACCAATGAAGATATTGCCATCTTTGAAAACACGAGTGAATGCTTTGTTGTAATGATTGTAACCGCTATACTCAAACTTACCAGCACTGCTAAATGAAACATCAAAGCAGGCTGACTGCTCTGTTGCAAATGCTGGTGTGATAGCGTCTGGATGTACTTTATAATATTTCAATGTTGTCATAACGAATCTCCACTGATTACTTCTTTGCTTTTGGCTTCTTCTCTTTTTTGTTTTTGAACTCTGGTTGACCGTCTTTCCATTCGACTTCAACATCAGGATTTGGCTTTGGAAGTTTCTTCATAAGTTCTTTGACTTCCGCAGCCTTGTCTTTAGCAACTTCCTTCATGTTGTTCCATAAGTCTTTTACCTTCGTAAGCATTTTTTCCTCTTTTATGTTATACTACTTCTTCCCAATCAAGGGAAACAAAAACATCATCACCATTTTTTTGGCCTGCTACTGCTATTGTAAAGACAGTATTTTGATTTGTCAAGCCATTTCTTTCTAACTGAAATTTGAAAACGTCATCTCCTAGATTGACAGGAGTAGATGCTTGGTTTGTGATAGACACATAACCAGAAACTAGATCAGTTCCTCCAGTGTATGTATTAGAGTTTAGTGAATACAAAACTGAAGAATCAGACCCAGCTGAAATCCAATTACCGTCAGATAATGTCGTATTGGCTATTACTTTATATCTAAGAACAGAACCAGAAGTTGATAGACCCGCTATGTGTAGACCTTTTGGCAGAACGATAGCATCTGGTCTTTCTGATTTCAATTTTACTGACAGAACAGGATAATATGTATTTGATGTTGTCAAATCATATGCTGTATTTGGATTATGTCCAACTGTTCTTGGTCGACCTTGAAGTTCATAACCACCTTCAGAAATAACTGTAGAGCAGATTTGCTTGAGTGTGCTATTGTTACTTGTATCACCTGTGTTGAATATTTCATATCTGATAGGCAAACATGCTGTAGTCATGTAAGCCTTTGTGTTTAGATTATCATTATGAAATATGTGTGCGGGAACTAACAGACCATCAACAACAAATCCACATCTAACATCACCCACACCGAGCCACTCAATATCAGCCCAAAATATGTTTGTCTTTGTTAGATTCAATCCACCATGACCAGCAGATGTTGCATAACTATTTGCACTACCATCAAAAGTGTCTTTGTTCCAATTAACCTGCTCAACTTTTGTTTCTGAAATTGTTCCTGAAGAATTTGATCTAAGAACGATATATGTGCTTGTATTGCTTCTCTCTAGATATATGCCATTCTCGTCATTATAATAACCAACTCTTTGTGTGAGATTGGTTTGTGCGTTAGCCATGGCAAATGTGTTCATCACAAGAAGTGATTTGCCTGGTTGATATGCAAAAACACGAGTTGTTTCTCTTTTCACAGAATCGGTCGATGATGTGCCGATATTCATGTCTACTGTGCTTTGATGAATCACATAAGATGTATTGGCGTTTGCTGTGCCTGTATTTGACGTAGTAAACTTTTCGTTTAGTATATAACGATTTTGTGAATCAAACAGAGTAAATGGTTGACTGATACGAAGTCTACCAAAAGCATCTGTTGCAGTACCAGATGGCGTAATTCGATCAGAAAGACGAAATACTTCATAGATTGTTTTATTTGTTGGCAGTAGTATATTCGTATCTGATCTATACTGTGTCATTTGGGTTCTCTTTTACTTTTTCCTATTGTATATTTAGTTATCAGAGCCCAGTCATGCTTCTCTTTGTGTGAAATGATTTTTACTTGACTGAGAGGTGCCAAAGGTGATTCAGTCTTCTTTGGCTCAACCAGTTCTACTAGACCCCAATCACTCAACAGATTGGCAATCGTATTGCGTCTAGCCTTATCGTCTTCGGTATAGTCTGATCTCTTGCCATCTAGAAGGAAGAGTTCTTTGAAATGGGTAATATAATATTTACCTTGTTTGTGAAGAATATGACAGGACTGATATAGAGTTTTGCTTTTATGTGATGCAGACGCAACACCAATTCTTGAGAGTGTTTCACGGACTTTCAGAAAGTCATCAGGTTCCGCTAGTCTTACCTCTACTAATTCGCTTATGTTCAACATTCAAACCACCTTTATCAATTTTTTTCTTTATAGCATTAATTTGATCATCATGTAAAACTGACAAAATCTCTTTGGCCTTTTCATTGGAGCACTGATAGTACTCTTTTAGAATATCAAGATTTTCAGTGACCTCACGCTTTTGCCATTTTTGAAATGGTCTTTTATATGGCCTAATGCTATTTAGAAAATAGTGGTATTGTAGTTTTCGATCTATGTGCGGCACCATGTTCATCTGATTGGCTTGCATGATGCAGTCATAGTGATGTGACAAAGCACGATTGACGACGAAGGGAACATAATCCCCCTCGTCCAATAGAACGTCTTTTTTGGTCTGAAGAATAGATGGTACGATGTCTTTGAATAGATCAGCCATTGATTATTTCTTTATCTTTTTGTTGAATCTAGCATTCACTAGCGGTGCAACATATTCGTCCATGTATAGATCATCGATATTATTTCCATGCTTATCTGGAAAATCTTTCAGAGCAAGAAACTTAAAATGAATTTTCTTGAAAGAAATACCATGATGTCTTGCTTTTGTACCTGCAGAATGTGTTTCATCGTGTCGCAGACAATCACATAAACCTTTCATAAATCGCCTAACTCTATTCTCTACGCTGTTATCTGATCTTCCGGTATATAAACAATTATCAGATGCTGGATATTCTTCAAATAATACATAGATGCCTGGTTCAGTAAAAATACCACTTGATACTCTATTCCCATCACAGAAGTATGAGAGTCCAATACCAGATGTCTTGAAGTCTATGTAATCGACTTCAATTCTATATGTTGGTCGATTCATACCAGCAAGAATGAGTTTCTTAGCATAGTCTTGGTTCGAGAGATATACATCTCCAAAGAGTGTCATTGCCATTTTATTTCACCTCACAATCAACCATGATCTCAGTTAGACAAGCCACTAGATTGATCTCTTGGTCAGGAACAAAGGCACTCTGATACTGATACTTGGCCAGAATAACAACTGCTTGTGGAATGCTTTCTGGCTTTAGATACTCATACAGTCCATCATAAATTTTCCGATACACTCGTGCTGGATCAATGTCAGAGTTTACAACAACCCACTTGCGCATCTCAGCAAAGTTCTTTTCTTTGAGATGCTTGATCAGATCGGAAATGTTTTTGACATCCACAACCTGAGCAAGAATACCAGCATCAATCATACCACGACTTGCATACCTTTGCAACTCGTTTAGTGTTCTCCGATAGTCTGGAAAATACTTTTCGACAATCTTGACGATGACATTCTTATCAAACTCAACCTTCTCATTCTTCAAAATCTCACACAGCCGCTTGAAGAACAAAGCAGCCATCTTTGGCTTCTCACTGTTCTGAAGTGAAAAGTCAATGACAGAACACCTGGAATGCAGGGCATCAATCAATCGAGACTTGAAGTTACAGGTAAAGATGAAGGTACAATTTGATGAAAATTCTTCGATGGCACCACGCAGACCAGCTTGTGCTTCTGGTGTGATGTAATCAGCCTCGTCTAGAATGATGACTTTGCGTGTACCAGCGAATGAAATTGTTGATGCATAGCCCTTGATCTTTGTTCGTAGTGTATCAATACCTCGTTCTTCAGATGAGTTGATAAACAAATAATCAAGACCGATCTCCTCACACATGGCCACAGCAACGGTGGTTTTACCCACCCCTGCCGTGCCAGTTAGCATCAAATTAGGAACATTCTTTGTATTCACATATTCTTGAAATACTGCCTTCAATCGATCGGGCAGAATACAGTCATTCACAGTTTGTGGACGATACTTCTCGACCCACAAATATTCATCACGAAAATTCATATCTTCTCCTTCAGGTTTTGGAGATTAGAACAGAATAAAATTCTTCGAATGTCTTGTTCTCTTCGGACTCTTGATTGAAGTTAGCCTTGAAGTATGTTTTGGCTAAACGACGAACTAGCTTCTTATCAAGACCCAGCTTCTCGGCAACATCATTGATGCCTTCTTTCTGTAGTTCACGTTCAGCAGCAGCCCGTGTCATAGAGTCATTCAACTCTTGAATAGCCTTCTTGAGTTGCTGCTTTTGTTCGGATGAAAGAGAGTTGACATTCACACTTGATTGATTGTGTCCGATCACTGACATTATTTTGTCTCCAGTGCTACGAAGTAAACTAGCTTGCGATTGCGACTTGTGAACTTGGCAAATTTACCAGTCTTGACTTCAACAAGATAATCATCTGGAATCATCTTGATGTTTTCAGTCTTGAGTGAGATAGTAAACTCAGCACCAGTCCAGTCACCCATACGTGTCTTGGCATAGTTTGATGATGCGTTGTTCTTATCATGTGCTTGCAAGAACAAACCACCAGCATTACCAGACACAGACAAGAATGGCAGTGTGTTCATAGATGCTAGACGTAGGATCTTGGCGATGATAGCTGAACTCAAATCAAAGATAGCATCTGGTTCATCAATCGACAGTGACTTGTCTGGTGGTGAAATGATAAGTTCTGGTGAACATGGCTTAAAGTTCAGAGTGAATGTGCCATCTGATAGAACACCCTCTTCCTTAGAGAATGTAACTTCTGGCTTGTCGAGGGTCGAGATGTTGCCCAGAAACAGATTGAGATCATAGATTCCAAACTTGATTGGCATGGAATCATCCAACTCAGCTTCCACAAGAACGGACTTTTCTGGTGACATGGTACGTTGAAGTGTACCTGGATTGAGAACTAGACCAGAGTTGATTGTTGAGAAGTTCTTGAGGACAGTCATAGTGTATTCAGAAAGTTTCATATCAAAGATTCTCCTTTGTTGGAAGATAGGTCAATTATACATCAGGCTGGCATAACTTGCAAGCACTTTTCTACGAGTTTAGCCAGTGTTTGCTTGTTACTGTCATTGTGGATTGTAGCGTCAGGTTTAGTTCCTATCCATGCCCATTCAGACACATGAACGTCAGGATATTTCTGTGGCATCTCATTAGTATTGAGCATGTTATGATTATACGCTGTATCGTACCAAACTGGATTTGGTCCTCTCTGGATTCGAATCAACTTGCCACCTAGTCTTTGAATGCATTCGATCTCATTTGGAAAACGAACATCAGTAATCACAACATTATCTTTGCCAGCGATCTTACTTTCGAGTGAATGCACCCAGATGTTTTGATTGATCACATTGCGCATTGCATCGGTACCAACTTGCTGTAGAATCATGCGAGGTGTGATATCACGACCAAAACGGGCACTCCAGAAAACATCAACTTTTTCACGAAACGCACGACTAGGTTCTGTATCTCCTTCTAGCAATGCACGATCCCAGTTGAAGATAACTGAGACAGCATCTTTGAGACTATCGGCAAAAGCATATTGTTGATATCCATAGTTCTGCACCAGAATATCACCAACAGTGCTTTTGCCCGCTCCTGCAAATCCAAGCAGTCCGATCAGCACTGAACGTCTCCTTTTTTTCGTTTAGGATTTTTTTGAGGTCCCCGAGGACCTCGCATTTTATTTTTAGTCTCTTCAGTATGTTTTTGCAAGCCTGTTTTACCCTTATTCCAAGGAATATTGCCGATTAAACTTTCACTCATTTTCTTTCTGGATTCTTGAGTGTGTTTTTTCCCTGATATATATGGCATTTTACCTATGTTTGCTTCTCCTGCTTTTTTTCTATTTTCGGGATTAGAAAATTGAAGAATTGCTTTTTTTCGCAATTTTTCTTTTGTTGCTTCCGAAATAGTTTTGCCTTTTTGTGATTCGACGAATCTTTGCCATGCTTCGGATGTTTCTAATGTCTTCTTTCGTTTTTCTACTATAGTAGATATTTTATTTACATCAGAAGACCAGTGTCCCCATTTGTGTTGTCTTAGATTATAATATTTTTTACCTAAATCGTTTATAGAAATCATCTGCAACCATCTGTGTTCTTCAACTAAGAGATCATTTCTATTAGTGTAAACTTTGGTAATAATGCGTCGTTTGAAATCTTCTGGTCTACGTCTGTACGCATCACGCATTCTGTTAGACGAACAAATATAACCATCATCTACTGTTCCCCAGTGACTGCCAAGATAGTACATTTTTCGTTTACGATCATACCAAATATAAATAAATCCATATTTTTCCACTGAAATATCTCCTTTGATGTTATCTCTGGAGATATTTAGTAAAACCGAGTGTTCTATAACGATCCAGTTAGAGCCGCAATCTTAGGCATATCGCCAGTGAACGCATAGGTACCAACGTGCTGTGTCTTCATCCATGGGCACAGCCAAATCTTACCACCGATAGCTCGCCAATATTGACAGAACATGTAGTCTTCGGAAAGATAACGATGGCTATCAGGATCAATTACAGTGTCAAAGTACGCATGAATGTAGCGTGAACCATCAAAGTTAGCTTGACCAACATGATCAGGTTTGTAGTTCAGGTGTGGATATTCTTCTTTGAACTTGTCAAACACAGCTCGTTTGATCATCATGAAGCCTGTGCCGATTTCCATGACTTCGAGTGGCTCAGTCACTTTGAAGGACTTTGTACCAGGAACTGGGTTGAACACATATTCACCAGTCACACCCTCAAGCTCTCCTGGATTGAACTTGCTTTCATCAAAATCTTTGTTACCGATCAATCCTTTTGATGCTTTCCACACTGCACCCCAGTTGATTGACTTCTTGGGATATGGTCCACCAATTACATCTTTGTCCATTGCAATCAGAGCAAGCACATCTTCTGGATTGAATAGAATGTCCGAGTCGATAAACAACATATGTGTAAAGCCTGACCGAATAAACTCATCAACCAGATAATTACGAGCACGAGTAATCAGAGATTCATTGAAAAGAAACGAGAAGCGGCACTCTACGCCATACTTCAAACAAAGTCCTTGCAGATCGAGGCAGGCTTTCATGTATAGACCAACACAGTTTCCGCCATACATTGGTGTTGCGATGAATAGTTTAACTTTACGCAGTTCTTCAGGGCTGAAGACTTCAGGGCTGATGCGAATTTCCATAATGTGGGCACTCCGATAATGATATAGAATTGTGGGAAGAGATAATCATCTCAGTATTATATAGCAACAAAAATCATATGTCAAATAAAAAAAAGGAGGAAGCATTTAGCTTCCCCCCTCTTATAAACGTAATGATGATTATGCGGCTCGTGAATTACCACCGAAACGATAATACATCTTACGCTCGCCATTGACCTTACGATAGTTGCTGTAGATCAGCCGACCCTCGAGGTTCCGAAGATCGCTTACACGCTTGTAAACGTTCTCCAGAGGCACATTCGCCAGCTTGGCAAGACGACGTGGTGTGATACCAGCGCCAGTGTTGTTGCGACGAAGATGCTTGGCGACACGGGTAAGTTGAGACATACAGTTTCTCCTAAAAAGCCACGGTTGAAAGTGAGTTGGGATTGTGTGGCATCAACCCCAACTATTAGTAGGTATGCCCTACCAATTCTTTAGAACTTGACTTCGCCAGTAACAGGCGGTTCAGTACCAGGTGCAGGAAGATTGCTGCCGTCCAGCTTCTGGTAAAGTTCCATGAATGACCGCTTGGTATCAACATCAAAGCGGTTCAAGCAAAGCTCGATTGCCTTGGTCTGGTTGCCAAAGATACCGTATGCTTCGCAGATATGTACGAGACGACGGGTCGAGATGATTTCGGTAACCGCACCCTCGATAAACGACTTGCGGATGACCTCAGCCCAACCGACCAACTTATCAACAAAGTCGGCATCCTCAGTACCAATCGAAGCCAGCACATTGCTGAGGATCTTCGCTTCGATCTTCCACTGCGGATATTCCTGCTCAAGGGTAATGCTGAACCGCTCAAGGAAGGCTTCGTTCATAACGTTGGTACCGATGAAACGTCCATCGTCCGAACCCTTGCCCTTGGTGTTAGCAGTGGCGATCACATTGAAGCCCTTGGCGGGTGTGATCAATTTGTTGATCTTTTTGAGGAAGATCGACTTGCCTTCAAGCACGGGCTGGAGGCACATAAGTTTATTCGAACCAAGATCAACCTCGTCGAGGAGCAGGACAGCACCACGTTCCATGGCATTGATAACTGGACCATTCTGCCAAACAGTACGACCGTCGATCAATCGGAAACCACCGAGCAAATCATCCTCGTCGGTCTCGACAGTAATGTTCACACGGATGCATTCACGCCTTTCAGCGGCACACACCTGCTCGACCATCATAGTCTTACCGTTGCCAGACAGACCGGTGATATACATCGGGTAAAAACGGGCACTTGCGACAATCTTGCGGACGTCGGCAAAGTGACCGAACGGAACATAACCTTCAGCCCGCTTCGGCACCAGACTGACCGAGTCTGCCTGAAAATGGGGCATCTGGACATGCGGCATCGGCACTACAGTAGATGCCATGGCCACAGTTTCAGCCTCGATGACGGGCTTAGACTTGACTGCCTTAGACTTGACGTCGGCCTTCATACCAGCGGCCACAAGGGAATACGAACCACGACCAGCACGGTAGTCAGGGTTGGTGGTGAGCCATGCAGGCATGTTTACGCCCTGGGCATCGCATACATCCACAATCTGTTGGCGAGTGATGACGTCGATATTGCCAAGTTCGGCAACAACGGCAGCAAAGAAGCGGTCACGAGCCTTAGACATTTGAGTTCCTTTCTCAGTTGATGGCATCATTATACATGGATGGTCGGGTAAGTCAAGCACTTTGTTACTGGTGGAATACGATTTTTTACTTACCATTATCTTGGACAACACGAGTAATAAACTTGGAAAGCATGGCACGACTTACCGTCTTTTTGTGCGAGTACTTCATAAATTCACGAGCCACTCGGTTCTTGGTCATCTTCGTATCCACATTCAGGCTTGCCGCAGCCGTGTCAGCCAACTTGCGGCTGTTGATGATGTAATATTCGTCGTACCCAGAGCACTTCGCACCAAAGAAGTGATCTTCTTTCCACGACTTGATCGTCTGGTCGCTATGCAGCACCGTGTCGTCAATCATATAGTTGAGATCACGAAGGTTACCAGAATGCAGGTAGAAACCGATCATGTTTGACTGAGTGCGTTCTTTCAGGACTTTGAGTAGAGTAGGCGTTTGGTCACGAGTGGTAACATTGTAATATGTCTTCTTGGTAACAGTATCACGCCAAACAAAGTTACTTTTCTTGGTTTCCCAAACAGACCTGGAACAAGAAAGGTAATCACCAGCACCGTCAGTCAGGAAGATGGTGCTCACAACTTGCACCTTGTTATTCTTGCGAAACTGGTTGACAAGATGGTCAGCAGCAAGAATAGTCTCGTTCAACGGAGTGGAGTTCATGAGATCACAATACAACGCACGGCGAGATGCCATCCACAAACATTCCATAGCACGATTGAAGTCTGCCGTATTCATACGAGACGAAAGGATATTCCGAAGACGGAAAGACATCAGCAGCATTTTTGTTTCGCTGTTGCTATTGAACCAATCACCACGTTCGGCAGATTGCCATGAAGGATCGGTACCAACCGTATTACGAAAGAAATAGACCTCAAACGGAATTTGAACCCGCTTACAGAACATGACCAGACTAAAGAGTTGCTTCAAAGTATTCTGAAGGTTACTGAACATGGAACCAGACCAGTCAAGGAACATAACAAAGCCATGATTTTTACCATTGGCTGTGACTGACACTTTGCGGAAGATATCTTCATTGAACTTGTACGAATGAATCTTATTCGTGTCGATCACACCAGTCTTGGACACGGACGTCCGAGCATAAGCATCGGCTGCCTTTTTCATCTCAAATTCTTTGACCATGTATGAGATGACCGCGGTTTCATTGCGTTTCCACTCTTTCAACTGGTTCAAGTAAACGTTGATGGCTTCTTTAGAGAAGGCATAAGAAGACGTAAATACTCCTTTCATCATATCATTGAGAACGACCTTGTAATCATCCACAATCTTAGAATGGTCAATCTTAGGAAGATCAACGAAATAATACTGAGTATCGTCCGAAGCAACGATGGACGACATGTTTTCCCGAGCAGCCTGTTCGGTCATCACTTCAGGCAGATCCTCATCGGCACCGTCCATGGACTTTGATGCCATAGTTTCAGTATCGCCACCAGCATCATTAGGCGACTGGTTGCCTTCAAGTTCGTCTCTCATATCATCCGCATCATCGGTCGACATATCGACTTCCATATCATCCGAGTCGTCGGAAGACATATCGATTTCCATGTCCTCATCGGACTCGAAAGGAGTAAACTCTTCTTTGTTGTTTTCTTCCTTCTCTTTTTGCTTTTCTTTCTCGACGGTGATGGCATAACCGTAGGCATCGCTGGCAATACCAACAACATCATCAAACGTCTCGGCGTTTTCCATGCGCACGATCAATTTGCGTTCTTCGGGCGTAAACTTGATATTGAGGACGTAACCACCCTTGAAGTAGATGTTAGCACGGTCAATGAAGGTCAATTCGTTCACGTCCTTGCCACGGATCTTGAAAAAGTCCCGTTCATTCAGGAGTTCGGCGTAGCCCTTCACATAGTTCTTGCGTGAACCAGGATAGCGGCGCTTTTGGCGCTTGTCAATCCGAGCATCCTCGACGACATTAAGGAAGTCCTTGATGACCGTTTCGGCTTTGACAGTCTTGGTACCATGGTCAGCCGCAATCTTTTTGATAGCAGCCATCCACGCTTCAAAGTCAGTGTCGAGAGCATGACCGACTTCATGCACCACGAGGAGATCATAAAGATCCTCAGAGATGTTCTGCCACACAGGCAGCACCAGCAACCGCTGCTTGATATCAAAGTAGGCGGTTGTCACACTCGGATTATGCTGCATGGTGATGTTTTCAGTGGCAAGGAGCTTTGCCAGAAGGCTTTTGGTCTCGAAGGTGAAAGCAGGAGCGGTAGCAGTCATGTTGACCTCGTTTGCGATTTGACACAACAATATACGGCTATGGACCCAGTTGCAACACATATCTTTGCATGACTGGTATGCTATTCCTGCATATCTCACTTCATTGATTTTGCTACACTTTTTGGAATGTGCTTCAATTTCATTCCATACTCATTCACTTTGGGTAGTTTAGACAAATCAATATCTGGTTTCAATCGCAATCTATTATCGGAATCTGTTAGACCTAGATTTCTCCTGATAATAATTTGTTGTGGATTCAAATCACATTCACGTTTTTGAAATACATGATAATCGACATAATGATGCCAACGACCATATCTCCAAACAACTCTAGCAACATCAGGATGCATATCGACAAGCATTTGTGACTTGTTGACTGTACCAGTTGCGTTTAGCTGACCATCACGCCATTTAGATTTGTCAGTGATACCTTCTTTGTGGTAGAACTCTTCAGTGTTACCACCTTTGACAGTTTGTGTTGCTGCTTTACCTTGTAAGAATGCATTGAACTGGATCGTGCAGTCACCGTCTTTCAACACACGAAGGCAAATGTCCGTGTCTTCATTGTAGCGACCACGCCAACGATGTTTGCAATCGTTAGAGATCAAAAGACAAGAATAGATGCGAGTGTTTGCTACGAAGGGCGGATATGCTTGATTTGGTGCAATAAAGAATCTGTACTGAAAGCCTGAGATAGGAACATTCTCGAACCGATCAACAAAGTCTTCGGCTGCTTTGAAGATCACACCAGATTCCACACGAATGCGTTGATTCATGTGTAGACGATAGAAGTCTTGGATATTATCATCACAAACCCAATGCTTCTCTGCACCAAGTGAAATAGCATGATCCCACGCATAGTTTCTCGCACGACCTGGTCCATCTCCATGATTAGAGAATGGTGCTACGATCAATATCACGTAGTCTTTTGTTCCATGTGTGTTGAGCGATTGCTTGTATGCTTCTTCGTCTTGTGGTTCAATGATGATGTAATGAGGTACTTTCATACGTGCAAGAGATCGTGACGTGTATGAAGTATCAGCACGACCTTTAGACACAATGTAAACTGGATTCTTGGGATTTGTCATTCTTCAAACCACCGCTTCAATGAGTTTTCATCTTTATCTAGGTGTGGGTACCACATGCTCTTGGTCTTGTCAGAGATAACTTGTTCTGCATCTAAGGATTTATACTTAGCGACAAACTCTTTGAAATCTGCTTCATTGCGAAAATGAAGATAGATTGTTTTATATGTCTTCTTTTCTTTCTGATCGAACTCTGGCATGTCAACCCAATACTTATCACGATCACTTTGTTCGATAGCATCATCAAACAGTTTGCTTTCTTCTGGCAATTCTGCTTTTTGATTTAGGAAGTTGTCATATTCTGCTGTCTCTTGAACAGGTGTCTTTGCTACCTTTGCCATTTATTCCCTCATACCGTAAGGACGCTAAAGTTCTTTGTCTTCTTAAATCTATACACTTTTTTGAATTTGTCAACCAGCATATCTTGCTTGTGACTAATCACGAACACATTGGTATCTCCTGCTAGATTCCACATGATCTTGAGGAACTCATCTGTACCATTAGCGTCGAGTGATCCATCAAAGATTTCGTCGAACAGCAATAGATTGGTATTGATGGAGTTACGCATCTTGGCAATAGTTCTCCATGTGAACAGAATAGCCAAGTCGATACGTGTCTTTTCACCCTCAGAGAAATTCTGGTAGGAGAACTCATCACGATACCGAGACTTGATTGTCTCGTTGAAATTCTCGTCGATGTTGAAGTTGACGAAGAATCCCATTTGCTGAAGATACTTATTGATCAGCTTGTTGATGATAGGTAGATATTGCTTGATGATTTTAGTCTTGATACCACCATCTTTGAGTAACTGAATAGCCGTTTCGATCAAAGTCTTTTGGTCAATCAACTCTTGCCGTTCTTTCTCGATATGTGTAATGTCACTCTTGACGTTCTGAAGTTCTTGTTCGTTGTCCAGTGTTAGCTTGTCAGCAACCTTGAGTTCGTCGATTGTGTCCTTGATAGAACGCATTTGTGATTCCATAGTCTTGAGTTGCGAAGACTTGGTAGCTTTCTGTAATCCAAGATTATGTAAATCAGTCATCAGCTTCTCGAGGTCATCAATCTCGGCTGTTACGCCATCAATCTTAGTTGTGATTTCTTCAATAGCTTTGTTGTATTCGTTGCGTTTCTTGGTAAGTTCAGACAATTCATTCTTGATGAATGAACCTTCTAATGCTTGCTTACAAGTTGGACAGCTATCGTTATCATGATAGAAATTGATGTTCTTATCACATCGATCAGAGTTAGTTACCATCTTGGCTTTGAGCTTGATCATTTGGTTAAACTTGTTACGCAACTGAGTTATTGGCTCAGTCTTTTTCACTAATTCTTCCTCTGAAAGTGTAAAGTTACAGATTACACTTTCAAGCTCATTTTTGTTTTGTGATAGTTCAGTATACTGTTTTTCTAGGTGCAAAATTCTTTCATCATTATTCTGCTTTAGACTCTTGATCGTCTTTTCAATAAACTGCATCTTCTCAGTCTTACCAAGACCCTCGATACGATTCTTCTCGATGGATTCTTTGTTCTGAATAAATCTCTGCTTGGCAATCGTATTCATCACCGAGAAGATTTGGATGTCTAGCAAGTCTTCAATGATCACACGCCGATCAGCAGGTGTTAGCTGCATGAATGGCTTGAATGATGCTGAACCAAGGATAACAATCTGAGTGAACGACTTGAATGTCATCTTGAGAATAAATTTTTCCAGATGTTCTTGATAGTCTTTAGTTGCTGAGTCCTGATTTAGACAAGTGCCATCGCACCAGATTTCAAACACATTAGGCTTGATACCACGGATGACTTTGTAATGTTTACCACTTGTTGTAAACTCTACCTCAACAACAAGTGCTTTCTGATTGACCGAGTTGACAAGATTTCCTTTGTTTATATTTCTAAATGCTTTTCCGAAAAGACCGAAACAAAGAGCGTCCAGAATCGTTGATTTTCCTGCACCATTTTCACCAATTATCAAAGCATTAGGTGTGTTATTCAAAGACACCTCGGTAAAGGCATTACCTGTTGACAGTAGATTTTTCCATTTTATTTTGTTAAATACAATCATTTTTCACCATTTTGCATCTAAATATCAACAAGCCACAGCTAGTAGAGGAAGAGTGAATGTACATTATATATCTTTTGACCAACACTGTCAATCAAAAAGTATACGTTGGTGTAACTAACAACTACAAAAAACGAATGAGAGAACACAGTTATGCAAAAAATGACTATGTTATATCAAGAGCGATAAGAAAACATGGATGGAATAATTTCACAACATCTGTATTGTTGGAAACTGAAAACAAAGATTATGCCTATAAGCAAGCTGAAGCCATTTTCATTGCAAAGTTTTCATCAAATGATCCAAACAAAGGATATAACTCGACAATCGGAGGAGAAGGATCACCTGGTTTTAGATTTTCGGACGAAACAAAAGAGATCATGAGAACAAAAAAACAAGGCAAAAAACTATCTACAGAACATCGCATGAAAATTTCCGAAAATAATAAAGGAAGAATATTTTCAACAGAAACACGCAAAAAAATATCTGAGGCATTACGCGGCAACAAGAACTTTCAAGGTAAGTGTGTCTCAAACGAACATAGAAGAAAACTTTCTGAAGCTAATTCAAAAACTTGGACTTTCATTGATCCTAATGGAGAACTCGTTAGTATTCTCAATTTGAGAGAGTTCTGCTTAAAAAATTCTCTTCATCCATCAGCAATGTCTCGTGTTGCACACGGAAAACAAACAACACATAAAGGTTGGAAAGCGGTTAGACATGTTCGATTGTCAATGCTTCCTGGTATATATCCTTGAGGTAAGATTTCATCTTATCATTAGGCACAGGCAAAGTCAAGTTGTCAATGTACTTATCGAGGATTGTTTGTGTGTCTTCTGCTTCGTTGATTTCTTCATCACCATTTTCAGCAAATGCCGAAACATCTTCCACAATCGAAATATCCACTGGACCTTCTTTGTATAGTTTGTCAACTAGCATGTCTAACGCATATGGATTAGTTTTGTTGGCACACACGATCTTCACATAGCAGTCTTTGTATTCTTTGTAGCTTGTCTTGTTGATTGTTTCCAAAATCTCTTTGTCTTTTACATCATCATATGATATGAGCTTGAAAACTGAATATGGATTTCTATAGAACTTGAACTCACGAGTTTCGGTATCAAAGATATGAAAACCTCGAGGATCATTATAGTCTGACCAAGTGTATTCAGCAAATGCACCAAGATAGTGAATGTTGCCAGCAGATGACTTATGATGATAATGACCAGAGAATACAAGATCAAACTTGTTGTAGTAGGACTTATCTACACCGTGATCCGATACAGCACCACGAAACATCTCGAATCCAGTGATCTCGAGGTGCCCCATTACGATTTCTGCTTTTGTTTCCTTGATGTTGATTTCAGTCTCTTTTTCATTTGACTGATTGATCCAAGGTAGCAATAGAATAGGAAGACCATCAACTTCAATCGTTGTTGGCTTGTTATAAGTTCGGATGTATGAATAACGACCGTCCACGATCTCATCGAGAGAGTTGATGAAAAAGGTATCTTTGTAATAATGATCGTGATTGCCAGCAATGATATGGGTTTCTATACCAAGGTTCTCAAGTGGCTGGAGAAAAGTCTCACGACACACATTGGCTGTAAGAAAGCTGAGGTACTTTCTTCTATCATACAGATCACCGAGATGAATCACATGCTTGATATTCTCGGACTTGACAACACTTAAAAAGTGTTCCATGCACCTAGCGAAGTATGCATGGAACACAGGACTGTCATTACGAGCACCATAGTGAGTGTCGCAGATTAGGGCAATCTTTGCCATTATGCTTTCTTCCGCTTTGCTCTTGATGCATCGGAAGCAAGGACTTCATTGTCATACTTCCTAATGGCAGTATCAATAGCACCACGGATGTCGTTCAACCGAAAACGATAATTGCCACGCAGATGAATGTTCTCTTTCTTATTGAGAAGAGAGTCAATCAATTGCTGAATTTGGTATGGAATATTGTGGTCCATGGCTTCCTCTGGTTGCTAACTAAAGGATACATAATACACTATTGTATATGATTGTCAAGTGTTATTCGAAGAAATTTTGAAGACCTTGTTTCATAGTCTTCCGCTTCTCTTTCTTCTCTTCTTCCTTCTTCTCAAACTTGGTCATGAACTCGTTGATGTTATCGTATAGTTTTGAGGGAAGAATGTGCTTATCGTCACTGTCTGTAAGGTGCTCAATATCATTGACAGTCATCATCTCTTGGAAACTCTTGTAGATGGTATATCTGTTCTTTTCTTCCTTTGATATACGTCGAAGAAAGGCATAATAGATCACCTGTGTGAAATAAGCAAATGGATTTTGACCAATCTCTGGATTGTAGTCTTTGAAGTATAGGATGCAGTTTTCAATACCATCCGAGATCATCTCATCACGATAGGAATAATTCATGAAGCATGGTTTGGTAGATAGCTTAGTTGCAATCTTCCAGATGCATTCACCGATGTAGTTAGGAATACGAGGCTCTTCTTTGCCTGCTTCTCGGGCTTCAAGCAATGCTTTGCGATAGGCTACGATCTCTTGATAGAACTTTTGGTTGTCTACATAGTGGATGCGTTTTTTTGGAGTCTTCATGCATTTTCCTCTTGACAAACTTGACAACCCGTATATAATGGGTATGTCCCTGTTTCAATGAATAGTATTAGACATTAGTTATCTGCTTTAGCTTCTTGATCTGCTTCTCAATCATCTCTGCTCGATTAGGCCACTTGATCATTGGCTTATCTGGATCTTTAGCTAAGTTCTCTAACAGAGGCATGAATATCTTATTGACTGCTTGAAGTCTCATCTTGAGATCATTCACTTGATCAGATAGAGATGAAAACTCTTGATTAGTTGTTACGATATCATCTTCATTAGCAAATGTAAATCCAAAATCATATGAATCATCGGTATCAATGTAGTTGTTCTTGATTGCCATCAGTGAAGTTTCCTCTTATCTGTCTTCTTCATTGTATCAAGTAACTCTCTAATTGTTTCCACATCATCACTTGACACTTCCATATCATAGTCTTCTAGATCGTAATTGTCAAGATTATCTGCCTGAACTGATCTACTTTTTCCAGAGAAATCAAACGATAGACTTTTTTTCCAACTTGGCTAGTGATTCCCAATAACTTGCTTCCATTTGAATAGAAGGATTCGACATAGTGATCACATCGCTTGGTTTGATTGTGATTTCCTGTGATTCAACAACTTCAGGAAATACCCATTGAACTAGACCGATTGAGATCACATCTGGCTTTTCACCGAACGCATACACGATCTTGAGTGGGTTCAGTAGTATATAGTTGGGTTCATTTTCACTCTTCAGGACCTCTGTGATCAAGTCTTCGCCAGTGACAAGACGAATGAACTTCACTTCATTATTACTTTCTACGACCTGATTCATGATCTAGATTCCTTTGAGTTCTATTTTATAGAGTTTGAATTGAAACTTTTCTTCACTGTAGATTTTGATGCGTTCTTGGAAATGCTTGAGAGTGTAGTTCTCGTGCTTCTTGTGTCTCATGTCATCCGCAATATCATAGAGTGTCGCTGATGATTTGGTATCTGACTTACGTAGGCTTCGACCTATCGATTGAAGATTCCTAATACGAGATTTAGAAGGGCTGGCAAAAATGACATTGTGTAGATTGCGAATATTGACACCAGTGGAAAAAGTGCCGTAACTAGCAACAATGATAGCGTCTCGTTCTGACTCAACGATTGCTCTTGTTTCTTCTCTGATTTCCACATCAGTTTTGCCATAAATGAAGAAAACTTTTCTTTCATCAGCCTTTTCTTTTATCAGTTGTTCTAGTATTTTTCCATGCTTATCGACATACTGATAAAGAACAAGAGTGTTTCCTTCGAGAGACAATGCTAGATTCCGAATAAACTTGTTCCTAGTCTCATTCAATACAAGATATTCAATTTCTTGTTGATATGTAAAGTTTCTTGCAGCCTGACATACACTATCAGAGTGTTTTAGCAACAGACACTTGATGCGAAAATCAGCAACATGTTTTTGATCCATAAGCTCTTTAGTCGTGATGACTTTCTTGACAGGACCAAAGAGTCCTTCAAGAACCAACTTATGTGTCTTTGTGCCGTCAAGTGTACCTGTAGTACCAACTCGATATTTAGCATTAACCAGATTGGTCATGATATGTGTGAGTGACTTTGCTTTGAACTGATGAGCTTCGTCGCCAATCACTGCTTGGTATTGTTTGAAATACGCTGCTGGTAGTGTGTGTAGACTTTGCCAAGTTGAGATAACCACTGGCTTATCAGTCTGTTTGTCTTGTCCAGCAAATATACGATGGACATAGCGATCAGAATCATAGCCGTAATCAGCAAAATCAGTGAAAAGCTGAGAAACCAGTCCTGTTGTGGGAACGATGATAAGAATTTTTGAATTGTGTTTTTCTAAAAACCATCTTATCATCAAATAGATAATAAGCGATTTACCCGATGCAGTAGGACTAAGAAGTAAGCACTTATGTTTGCGAATAGCATGAATGAACGAATCAATCTGATAATCTCTTGGTTCATATTTGAGATTGATTTCTTTAGCAAAGTCTTTAGCTTCTTGAATTGAAATCTCTTCATCATGATCTTCTTCATATGTAAAATTGTAGTTCCTATCAATGCAAAACTTTTCAATATATTGAATAAGACCACGATATATTTGTCTAGTTTGTACGTTGAATAAGTAAATTTTTCCGTCCCAAATTCTGGCTCTAAACTGAGGTGAAAATTGAGCGCCTGGAACCATAAACGAAAACGCATCTCTAAGTTCATAGGCAATACCATCAGAACAATCTATAATCACATAAGATTCGTTTTTGTTTCTAACAATAACAGTATCTGTCACTTTTTTCTTTTCGCTTCGCTGATTTTTCTTTTAGTCTCATCTGAAAGTTTTCTTCCTGTTAATGCTTTGGACAATTTCAAAAACGTTTCTTCTGTTCTTTTTTTGAATGCCAACGACATTTTTTGTTTTGACTCTTGTGTGTGCCTTTTATTTTTCATTGATTGTCGTATTTTATCTTTATGCTCTTGAGAAAATTTCTTACCTGAATTAGATGTTCGTAACTTTTCTATATGAGAAGATGTAAAAATAATTCCAGATGTGCCTTCACCACCGTCTGTGAGATTTCTCAATATACCTGTATTGTTATCTATGCGACCGTACCAACGAATATATCTGCGTTCAAGTGCTAATGCTCCAACTTCAGTAAGATTGTTTTCCATTATAACTATTCTACGTCTATCTGTTGGTAAATTCATTGAGTGTGTTTTTTGCCATGCTCTATTGCCTTTACCTTTGCCAATATAGTAAGGCGTGCCATCTTCTCTAAGATAAGCATAAACATAGTATTCTAATGTGGGTTGATAAATAGACATAGCTGGCGCTCCTGTTTAGCGTTAGAGTGGGTAGATGTTTCCAGCATCGTGACCCACATCTATTTATAATACTACTTACCTCCAGTGAACCTCTCCCATTCGATGATGGACTTGATCTGAAACGTTCTACTATGTAGTTCTTTCAGAATAGAGGTAGCAGCATCAGCAATTTCTTGATTCATAACTTTTTTCAGCAAAATCTTATTCAAATCATTATCTCCATCCAGATACATGGGAATATCTTGTCTTATAATATTTTTGACCATGGGTTCTAAGTTGTGTTCTTTGAGGTCTTCTGGATTATTCAAATTTCCTTTGTAATACTCCCACTTCAATAACTTGGTGCGCTGATAATCGTTGTGAAGTTTCTTGACCATTAGATTATGGTAACTTAGAATGCGTAGATATTTGGCATGAAGAATAGGTATCTTTGCCATCGCACGACCAGGTTCTGTTTCATCAATAACAGAGTCCTCAGCCCATATAGACATGAGGTCTTCAAGAGAGACAGGTGGCTTCATGGAAAATCCTTCTCAAAGAAAAAATGATTATGAGTATATCAGGAAATTAGACGAGTGTCAAGTTATTAGTTGTGTTCATAAAGGCAATCCTCGTCTCATTCTATTCAATTTAGCCATCGAGCGATTGAATGCCAACGAAATAGGATTTTGGGGTGCTAAAGGATGGATTTCTGCTTGTCTACGAACTGAAAGATAAGGATCTGCTAGTAGAGCATTGATATGATCTCTATCTACGTTTTTGTTAAACAATAATTCAGTACGAACACTAAGACTATTATCATATACTGCTCTGTCTAGAATATCTTTATCTGCTAGAGGATGGTTTACAGCAGCTATTCTCATAACATCAGAAGGTTCATTTTCCATGACACCAATAAGGTCTTCTTTTTTCACAGAAGGATCATAAGTTAGTGCCATCGATCTAACGTGTGCGCTTTTATCGTTTTTTGCTTGTTTGAAGTATTCTGGATTCACACCAGGTTTAGCAAGCACATCTCCACGAATATAAGGATGGCGATCTTTCCATGCCATTTCTAAATGTTTTTGATTTGCTTTTGGATTAAACAATGCCTGAGCACGAACATCTCCAGATTCGTCTTGTAATCCTTTTGTTATATTATCTACAGAAACATTTGGATTTCTCATAGCATGAGTACGTACATCAGCATTATATAAGTTTGGATTTGACAAAACATGATCGATGTGCTTTTCTGAAAATCTAGGATGCTGTATTGCTGCAAAATGAAGTCTTTTATCTTTTTTAGCAAGTGCATCATCAATATCTTTTTCAGTTATTTTGTCAGAATGTACTGAAAATGCATTTGCTCGTACAGATGGATCTGAATGTGTTATCATACGTTGAAATGATGCTATCATTTGTGGACCACTGTCATGATACACATTTTCATTCTTTTTATATGCCAAGTTATCATCTACTGGAAAATTCTTGCTTGCCCAATTTGAAACTGTATGTTGAAATGCTGAATCTGCTGTTCCATATGTTCCTTCAGGTCTCAAAACAGTATGTGATCCTTCCTCACTATTAAATGGCTTTAATGCTATTCTTGACAAAGGATTCTTTGCTTCAGGATCTTTATCATGATCGTACAGATAAGCAACGTGCGTACCTTCAGTAACATCGTTTTTTAGAAAGTGCTTATTACATCCACTTTCCATATTCATACATGATGTCCAACCTTGATTTGTAGACATTCCAGCAACATGATATGGATCTCTTGAGATCATAACTCTTATGCCACCTTTTTTAGCTTGTCTACTTGCGCTTCTTTTTGGATCAGTTATGAAAGCGTGTTTGACTTCTTCTGGTGCACCAGTTTTTTCTAGTGCTGCACCGATTTTGACTGGGCGTCTTTTGGGTTTGGGTTTTCCTTCTGGTACAGGTTTTTTAGATTCGGGTTCTAAAGCAAGACCCGCTTTGTAATCATGCACATCATATCCATGTTTTTCGAGATGTGCTTTTACCATAGGATGTGGTTCTACTGGTTTCGTATCTTCTGGACTTTCAAGAGGTATTGAAATAGAATTTTGACCTGGTGGAATCACATGACGAGATATTGCTTCAGCTTTACCAGTTTTTTGCCATTGATCTACTATTTTTTTCTGATGTGGCAATAATTCTTCAACCACAAGACTTGATCGATATCCATAAACAACATAATTTTCTTGAATAAATTTCTTGAAAGTCTTCATTGTTACAACCTTGTTATTTCGAAACCATCATATCTGAAATTGATGTCTGTCGTGATTACAGTAGATGCATCCAATTTTGTATCAAAATTTATACCACCCAAAGATACAGGATGACAGTTAGTAAACTTGATACGAATATTTGGTATATTAGCATTTGTATTAATAGTTAAAATACCATCATGATATGGTGATTTTTTGTCGTCATAGAATCTAATATACTCTGTAAAGTTTTTAGGAAATGTCAAAGCAACGAGCCAATTATATGTTTCTTCCCATACACGAATGTCTTCATCAATTATTGCAGTAATAACTAGACCATCATAGTTAAGTTTATCACCATGTCTAAATGTGTTTGAGAATGGAGTCTCAACACTAATAGCGTTAGTTGATACACCTGGAATAGATACAGACTGACAAAAGTATCTGAGAAATGGCAACTCAGGAAACAAGAATGAAAATCGTGTTGGCTGTAGAAAACTGGTATTCTCAGGTATCTTTGTTAGAACTGATGTGTTGGACATTTATTCATTATCCTCATCTTCAAATAGATGCGAAACACCTGGATGCCATGTACCAGAATAGTTTCTCCATTTTTGTTGTGCTTTTTCACGACTCTTGGCTGCTTTGACAACGGCTTTTGAATCTTTTTTACCACTTGCAATATCTTGTTCGTTGTTGAGTCTTTGTCTTACTAACCATGTTATTGCTTGCAACTGATGTGGATGTAGATAGTGTTTATCACCAATCTTTGCGCCTGTTCTGGCATTGATATGATCAGCCGCTTGAATGTATGCTTTTTTTACCGAATCATATTTCTTTTTACCTTTGAGACCAGATACACTAAATGCAGCATCGGTAATTCTTGCTCCAGATGCAACTGAGTGTGCATGTCTATCAACAACAACTTCAGGATTATTTGGATCTTTATCTCCACCATGTTCAATCAATCGTGCAAATGCTTTGGTTTTGAATCCTTTTATTACGTTTTCATAGTGTTCACCATTGATAATTCTTTCTGCTGCTTTTCTTTGTTGATTGTCAGCAAAACTTTTTCCATATCTATAATATGGCTTTTGCTCTTTTCCGCCAACAGTTTTTCCATGTCTAGCAACTCTTGCAGCAACAATCATATTATCGTGCCAAGCAGTTTGCGGTGAATAAACAGATGTCAATCCAGCAATAGCATGTACAGGCATTTTAGTCGATCTTGAAACAGTCTGTGCAAAATTTTGTGCATCTCTGTACCAGTTTCTGCCAGCACGATGTTCAACTTTTGTTGCTTGATCATGATGATTTACGATATTCATATAATCGACTGGATGATCTTTATGCCACTGTTTACCTGCTGAGGTATCTCTTGCTTCTGATAGATATTGTCTGAATTGTTTAAATGATTTCATTGATACACCTTATAGAAATTTGATCTTACATAATGGTTTTTATTTGAAGAACTTACTTTCACATCTTTAATAATAGCTTCGATGTTATTTTTCCAATAGTTCAGAAACTCATGAACACGAGGTATATCTGGCACAACATCATCAAACTGACAATAAAACTCATTTACCAGATTTTGATAGTCTGGAAGATAGTATGTGATGCCAACAAAGATTATTTCTCGTTTTGGTATTATTAGCATCTACTATTTATGCGTTTTCAAGTATTCTCAAACTAATATTCAAATCGATGTCATTCAGTATATCTATTAGACATACAAGGTTTTTGTTTTGATGTATATGAAGTAAAATTATTTGTTTGTCATTAGGGCTTTTGAGTAGAACTTTCATAATATTGTTTTCAACAGAAACAACAATAGCCTTCATATTTGCTTGTTTTAAATGTGCTGCTGCTTGTTCTTGCGGAACACATTCAATATCTTTTTTGAGAGACTGAGCAGAGACTGGAAAAGAAAGTAATAATGCACATACCAAAGAAATGACTTTGAACATATGATGTTCCTTTTATAACTTACGTATATTTATAAAAAGAAAGGGGGGAACAAGTCCCCCCTTAGGTTTGTACTAATCTATTTTCTTCTTCTTGTTAGGTCAAATTTCTAACTCTGAAAATTCTGTAGTAGATATTTGCGTTGTTTGCGTTTGCGTTACGTGGAGCAACTGCACCGTCACCTGCTAGTGTAGCAAATGGGTTAGCAACCATTCCGTAACGTGTCTTGAACCCAATCTTTGGTTGGAAGGTATCTTGGCCGATTGCACGAACCATTTGGAGAGGAACGTAGGGGCAATAGAAGAGACCTGCGTCATAAGGAGAAGTACCCTTATAGCCGACGGTGCAGAGTTCATCGCCTACAGAAGAACCACCGAAATATGGATCGATGTAAACTTTGATGCGACCATGAAGAACACCAGCGAAGGTGTTACCAGTGTCGTCAACTTGTAGATTGGCTTGGAGAGCTGGAGTATAGTCGAGAACACTAGCCATAGCTAGGGCAGAAGCAACGTCTGAGGAGACGATGATCATGTTACCCTTGCCGCGGCGTGTAGCACGAGCAATAGCGTTAGCTTCACGCTCAATCTGGAATACTAGACCCTTGAACTTTTCAACTGACCAACGACCGTTTGAGTCGGTGTCAAGATCGAAGGTACCAGCAGAAGTTACACCGTACTGGGCGCCGATTGTAGCTGAAGAGTAGATGGTGCGAACGACTTCACGGTTGATTTCAGCAAGAACCTCGGTTGAGAGGATATTTGCTAGTTCAGTCTCAGCGTCTAGACCATGAACTGCCTTAAGGTCTTGAGCAAGTTCCATGGTGTATTCTGCTTTGAGAGCATGGCTACGAGCGGTAACAGTTACCTTGTCGATAGCAAATGCCATTTCAGCAAATTGGTTAGTGGAAACGTCGCCAAGAGCTTCAGCTTGAGCTGTTGTCATACCGCGGCCATAGCCAAACACGTCATCGTCAGTTAGAGCGAAGACAGGGTTGGTATTGGAAATTGAACCACGAGTATTGCCGTTAGCGCCAAGAGCGTTGGTACCTGAGAAGGCAGTGTTAGCTTCGTTGAAGAGAGCTTCTGTGCCACCCTGAGTCTTGTACTTTGAACGCATTGCGAAGATAAGACCTGTTGGACCAGTCATTGGCTGAACGCCGCAGATATCATAAGCAATGAGGTTTGGTAGAGCACGACGAACAAGTGAAATTAGAATTGGATCATATGAACCAATGCTTGTGCCTGCACCGAGACCGCCACCAGAGTTAGTGGGAGCGACTTCGTTTAGCTGACGTGACTCTTCGGCCATAGCTTTTTCTTGGTTCTCAAGAATGATGGCTGTAACTGCACGACGATAAGGATCTTTAATTTGTGAAAGACCTTCATGGTCGAGAACAGGTGACCACTTTCTTTCTAGATGTTCAGTAAGATACATTTGTGTATTCTCCTTCTAAGTATCTTTATAGTTTATTTATATTATTCTTACTTTGGTAATGATTTACCGAGAGCACGGACATATGCATTCATTGGTCCTTGCAATTCTTCTGAGATCATGGATCTCCCATCAGCATCTTCAACATTATCAAGTGAAGTTTGTGCTGTTACTGTGGATGGGAAATAGCTCTCTTTGAGAGTATGGATCTTGCGAGCATACTCGTCAGTTGAGTTGAAATCAATGTTTTCAGCAAGAGCGAATAGCTTGTCTGCTTGAGTGTCAGTTAGACCACCACAAGCACCTCTAAGAATTTCATACTTCTTAGATTCAGCAAGCATCTTGTTGAGAGAAACATTGCGTTCGATTTCTTCGTTTAGCTTACCTTCAAGGGCATCGACCTTTTCAGCAAGACCTTCAACGATGGAAACTTTTTCTTCTGGAACATCGATATAATGTTCAGCGAATAGATTACGAAGACCTGAGATGAAGTCTTCAGTTAGTTCAGAACGAAGGCCAGATTCGATAGCAACTTCATTTTCTGCGATCCATTGTTCAACGACATAGTTGAGATAGTCATCAACTTGTTCAGTAAGTTGATCCATGATAGCAGAAACTTCTTCCTGAAGTGATTCAGCATAGGCTTCTTCGATTACAGAAAGTTCTTCTTGAAGTCTGGTATTGACAGCAGATTCGAAGATAGTTTCAGCTTTTACACGGAACTCTTCAGAGAGTTGTTCACCGTCTAGAAGAGCATCGACATGTTCTTTTAGTCTATCATGAGCGAGTTGCATTGTTTCAGAATTTTTTCTGTTGTCTTCTTTATCTTCTTCTGAAGGTTTGAATTTAGATTTTCTTGCAGTTGCAGCGAGACGACGTTCAGCTCTTTGATGAACCATGCCTAGTTTCTTTTGACCTTTTTCTGTATCACCAACTTCATTGAGTTGTTCTTCTTCAGAAACAATTTCGAAGTTCTCTTCGATAGCTTCAGCAATTTGTTCTTCTGAATAACCTTCTTCAAGCATGGCATCAATGAATGCTTCTAGTTCTTCGGAAAGTTCGAAGTCTTCTTCAATCCAATTATCGTAAGAGGACTTTCTTTCCTTTGCTTTTTTTAGGGTTGTCTTTGCTTTATCAAAAGCGTTCATAGCTCTGCCATATCCTTTTGGATCTTCAGTAGCATTCATAGATGCGGCGTCAAGTTTATTTGCTCTTATGCGTTCTGTTGTTTCTTGTCTTTTTGTGCCATAACGACGAACTTCATCAAGAGCTTCTTCTTTCATCTCTTCTTCGTCTTCATCATCTTCATCATCTTCTTCTTTTTCAGCTTTTTTGGCTTCTTTGATTTGACGATAGAGTTCTTGAAGTTTCTTTTTCTTATCTTCTTCGTCATCTTCCATTTCTTCAGCCATAGAAGTCTTCTTCATTGGCTCTTGAGGAACAGCAGATACGCCTGAACGTGATGAATCTTTCTTTGTTTTACCAGCAGCCCGAGCGCCAAGATTATCAGTGGGTGCACCTGACTCAGGTGTTTGCCCACCAAGATCATCAGCATCTCCTACTGGAGGCATAGAGCCTGGATTTACAAGACGACCCTCAGCGCCACGTGAATTGGGGCGAAGAGTTGCCATATTTGGTGTCATTGACTTAGCGCCACGATCAGGATCTCCAGCGTCCATTGGGCTGACGGAAGGAATCATACCTTCTTTCATCAAGATCGCCTTCGCTGTTTCTGTTAGAGACTTACCCATTGTTGAAAAACTCCTTTTATATGGTTATTCTATTTATGTTTCTTTAGATTTTGCGAATGTAGTTCTCAAATAGCTTGAGTGCTGTTTCTTCTATCTCTCTACGGCTTAGAGTTTTGATATGTCTTCTTGTATCTTCTGCTGCTTCTGCCATTTTCCAGTTAGCGCCATCAAAAAACCATTCAACACCTTCCATGATACCACATACGAAAGCATCAGGTGCAGAAGGATCAGCCACAATGTCAGCAGCCGTAGCTAGTTTGAAATCATCTTGAACTAATTGAAATCCATTTTGTGGTTTGAGTGAACCAACACCTCTAGTTGAAACACCTAAGTTAGCACCACTATCGAGCAATCCTCTTACTATATTACCCATTGGAGTATCAACAATTTTTGCTTTACCAATGAAGTTATTGCCATCAGGATACAGTTTAGAGATCATGTGTGATACACGATCAAGGTTGATAGATGGTGTGTCGGGATGACCCAGTTCACCATAAGCACGATTCTTGTTTACGTACTCTCTATTGTATCTATCAACTTCTTTGCTTAGAACAGCATATGGATATACTCTTCCATTTCTGTTTTGCCGTTCCGCTTGCATGAAGATACCTGTAATGAAATGAGATTTTTTCCCATCTTTTGATTCTTCAACAAGATATTTGATTTCTTCTACTTGTTCTTTAATCAACTTCATTGGCTTAGTATCCTAATCTCTTTCTTTTTTGAAGTGACTTAGCACGCTTTCTGATTGCTTGCTGAAGTTTTGCTCTTCTTTTAATCTTGCCTGTTCTGGCACCCATCTTACGATTTCGGCGTTCAGTTGGTGACATTCTCTTGAGTTTGCCACCACGAATGGTCATACCAGGCACATTAGAGACTTTCTTACGTCTCTGCACTTGACCATTTCTGATTCTCAGTTTTACAATCTGGATTCTTGCAGCTTCACCTAGCTGCTCTTCTTGGTTCATTTGTGCTTTCTTTCAGCTAGACCTCTTTTAGCATAATCAAGTGAACGTGGTATTGAATCAGTTGATGTCATAGAACGTCCAGTCATAGGATTCAATGGATATTGTTCTTTGACAAAATCTCTAGCAGCCATCATCTTCTTCATTTCGTGAAGTTTGGCTTGTGTAATCTCTGCGATTCTTTCTTTGATAAGACTCTCAGCTAGGGTCAAGTCTTTTTCTATAATACTTCCTACGAAATTTTTCATAGTGCTGCTGGTCCTCTATTGAATGCTACTGGATCTGCTGTTTGTCCTTGATCATAATCTCTGCCATCTTTTCTAACTTCAATAAGGAGAGTGAAGACATCATTGGCTTTCATACCATAAGTTGATATGAGAATATCGCCATTTGTGTTTGCTTCAGGATTAGGAAAAGAACCACCACCAACACCACCAAGAGGTTCGCCAATAAACTCGAATGAATCGTTGCTTATAACAATGATTTCAGAATTGCTGTCTCCGTGCCACTGCAACTTCATATATCCAGTTGAATTAGGACCAATTGAAGTTGAACCTTTAATCTTGCTAATTGCTGTTCTGTAATTTGATTTTGGATGTGTATTAGACTGCATGATGTAACCATTGGCATTTAGTGCATTTGCCAGTGTAGAAACATCAACCAGAGTTGTGTTAGCGAATTGTGTGCCGTCTGAAATACAAATATACTTTAGAAGTGATCTTCTATTATTATCAACAATTCTATGTTCTCTTATCAAATTTGCCATTAGTGGTGCCTTACTGCAAAGTTAATTACTTTTTTGAGAGATGATACATCTTCATTAATCATCTTTTCAACTTTTCTTTTATTCTCTTTATTTAGTGATTCGTGAAGATTCATAATTTTCTTAGCAACTCTGTTGTTTACAGTAATTGAAGTTTCTTCGAATAGAAGGTCTTCTTGTAAATCTTTGTTTTCAGATAGAATCCGAATCTTGTTGAAGTTTGATTGTTCGTTCAAACCTTTCCATAATGTTTCTTGTTCTTTTCTTGCTTGACCAGTTGCAACTGTACCATATGACTTGGTAGCATTTTGCATAGGATCTATAGTAGGAATTTTGAGTGAAAACTCATATTTTGGTGGTGGTTTTCTTGGTAATGGTCCAAGACTAGAATCTTTATCTCCTTCTCTACGACGTGGTCTTCGTGGAGAACGATCTTTTGTTTTTTCTTTAGGTTTAGGATTCTTTGATATGTCTGGAGTTGTAGCTGGTATAATTGCTGGCGCTGCTGCTGGTGCAGTTGCTGGTGCAGCAGCGGATGCCACTTCTGCGGGTGCTTTTGGTGTTTCTTTAGGTACTTCTTTCTTGTCTGGTAAATCTCTATCAGGATGCTTACCAGGTGAGAAAGAAGGTATCTCTACAGGTGTATCAAGTGGTTTAGTTTCAGGTTTTGCTGGAATTGTTGGAGCAGAAGGCAAACCAGATGGCAATTTAGACATCTCTGGTGGTATAGGAATTGTTTTCGCATCTTCACCACTACCAGGAAGTCTTAGAGCTTTTGATGCACCAGGAACTTTTCTTAGTATTTTTCTTGCAGGCTCTTCAAGATAACTTCCAGCTAAGCCAGCCAAAAAGTCTTTAGGATTTACACTTCGTAAACCTTTACCAAAACCTTTAAGTCTTTCGGTTGGCGTTACAGCAACGTTTTTATTAGAGGGGGTTCCAAATTTGTTTTTTTCTTTTTCACCAATTCCAAAAGATGGTGTCTTTGGTATTTTTTTTTCTTTTGGAAAATAATCTACTGCGGCTTCTTGTTCTCTCATCAGACTTAGTTTGTTTCTAAATCTATTTGATGAAGATTCTCCGAACATACGAGGAATAGGTTCAGGACCTGAAGGTTTTGTTGGTTTTGATGGTTTTGGAGAAATTGGAGGACTCTCAGCTGGAGGTGCTTTAGCACGCCATGCAGCAAAAGCTAATCCTAATTCTTGACCAGTTCTATATGCATTTGGATTCAATTTTCCAAAAAATCCTTTTACTGGTTCTTTTGATATAACTTCTTTAGCAACTTCTACTCCCTGTCCTGGCATATCATGTTTTTGCTCAAGACCTTTCATAGTACTCATAACTTGTTTTGGCTTATCTCCACGTTCCCTCATTCGTCTCACAATATCAGCCATTACTCGGCGTCTTTTTTCGTCAATATCACTTTGTTTAGCATATGCTGCTATATCAGGAGGAAGATCAGAATATTTGGCTTCGCTAATTTGAACACCTGCTGTATCACTATTAGGACCAAAAGGTATAGAAATATGCTTGTCTAGAGCTTGTGAATAATACAAAGCAACTTTTTGGTTGTCAGGATACACTCTAATAGCCTTTCTTTTCAAGATTAGAACGGGAGGTGCTTCTTTGTCTGATGGATATCCTTGTGGCATTCTCTTATCAAACGCAGTCAGATGGTCTCTTTTAGCTTCTGTTATCTCATCAACAATAACATTGAGACTTTCAAGAAGAACTTTTCTTTCAGCTTCAGTCATTTCATTGATGTTTGTTTTAGTCAATGCTCTCTTTATAAGAGGTAATTTTGATTCGTCAAGCAAACCTGATTCAACAAGTTGCGACAATCCACTTACAATATGATTTTCATCATTCGCATAATTGATTTGTTCTATAATTTGCTTGACTGTTTTCATTACTTTTTGTTACCAAAAAAATCATTTGCCATATCGACTTTCATTTCTTCAAGTTTTCCTGCTGCTTTTTGGGCGAGAGCTTTCTTAAAGTTATCTTTCATTTCATCTAGCTTGCTTTCAGCAATATTAAAAATAGCTTGTTTGACAGACATGTATTATTCTCCTGATGAATATAATATTTATATTACGTTTTGACTTGACAATCAAAATACAGAACTTCTAGATTCATGCTTCCACTAATAGCATCACTACCAACTAGATTAGATGGTCCAGAAACAATTTCTACCTTTGCACCTCTTGGAAGAATGAACTCAAAGTCTTCTGGATTAGAAGAAAAGTCTGCCGCATAGATACCTTTTGAATTTTTCTTTACAAGTATCTGCATAAGAGCTATTTGATTTCTGCCCGATGCACCAACTTCTTGTTGTGATTGTGCTAGTAGAGAATTGAGATTTGTTGTCGTATCTCTGTATCCTTTAAATTTGAAAGATACTCCAGGCTGAAAGTCGTTGATATTATAATCAGGACCAATCTTAGTATAAACAATAAAGTCTAGAGGTGCTCTATTTTTCTTCATAGCTGAGTCAAGTGAAGCGATCATCTCAGGCATAGTATCATCAGGTGATGTTCTTTCAATTTTATTTGCAGGAACATCTGAAGGTACCGATGCAAGTCTTTTATTGATATCGTAATATCCACCACTTGTGAAAGCATATATAGCATCTAATTCTCTGTCATCGTATTTTTCAGGAGCATATGCTTGTGTAAGAAATTGATGCATCTGCTCAACTTCAGGAGCAACTGCTGCACTGTATGAACCATAATCATCTGCGCTTTGGGCTTTGAAAGTGTTAGTTCTTACAGCACGGTTGAATGGTACAAGTCTCTCATTCTGTACGATATGAGTAACTTGATTTGTTTTTGGATCAACATAGCGTCCAAATCCAACATACTTGAGACCAAGAGAAGCTGCTTGCTTTGCTGATGGAGAAGTATCATCTTGCTGAAGGAGTCTATTCAAATCTTCATTGATTCTTGTCATTGAACAAACTCCACTTCATTAGCCTGCATTTCAAACTTAGATGGTAGCATAGGTGTGCCATCTGGATTCAAAGGATTACCCTGTTCGTCGGTCATAGGTTGCTGCTGTTGCTGCATCTGTGCTTGTTGTTCAGGTGGTATTGGATTACCATTAGCATCAACAGTACCAGGAGGTGCATTAGCGATTGCTAGTTGCTTCTCTTGTTCCATTTGTGCTTGAATTTCTTGTGCTTCATCGTCGTCAATATGAAGAACATTCTTTCTTACCCATTCCATTGAGTAATATCTGCCTACATATGGATCAACAAGCTGTAGAAGACCAAGTCTGCTTGTGAGTAGTTCACTCTCTTTTAGTTCTGTGAAGTTATTGTCTTTTTGGAAATCGTACCAAATATCTTCTTTGAACTCTTTCCATTCTTCTTCGGAGCAAATCTTTTTGAGTACAAGCTGAACACGAAGAATATCGTCGAACATAGTAGAAAACTTGTTTCTAAGTCTCTCAACAAACTTATTGAATTTTAATTCGTCTCTTGTGATTTCTGTTGTGCGACCAAGAGAGAAACCAGTTTGTTGTTCAAGCCGTGAAACAGGAACACCAAGTGCCTTGAATAGTTTTTTCTCAAAGTATTTTACATCTTCCAACTCACCTAGATTTTGACCACCTGGTAGAGTTGTGATTTCTGTTCCTTTGCCACCTTCACGACGGGGTAGCCAAAAGTCTTCAAGCATTGATAGATGTTTTCTGTCATCTCTAATCTCACCAGTTGTAGAATCATAAACGAGTTTATTGCGATACTTGACCATAATATCACGAAGATATTGTTCGGCTTTGATTGTTGGCATGTTACCAACGTCGATATAGAAAATTCTACGTTCAGGTGCTCTTGATAGTCTGTAAATGACTGTAGCATCTTCAATCATACGAAGCTGATTGAGTGGCTTGATTGCTTTGTGAAGATATGAAAGAACCATTGCTCTTTTGGCATCCATCAAGCCTGAGTTGACGTTGACGATAGCATCTACAGCAATCTTGGCACCCATGTTGGAATGTGCACCAATAACACCTCTTTCGTTATAGAGGTAATATTCTTTTTGTGTTTTGATAATTTCCATACCAGTTTTAGGATCACGAGTCTTTTGGATTTCTCGAATCTTTCTGATACGTCTTGGATCAATATATCGTAACTCTTGAATGCCTAGTGCAGGTGATGCTTCATCTACAACAAGGTGATAGAAAACTCTTCCGTCAATATACCATCTCCTAAAGATGTCATGACCCATATTCCCAAAGTTCATGAGCTTGAGAATGCGATCAAATTCATCTCTGATTTTAGTCTTTACGCTTTCGGAAATTTTTACATCATCTAGATTGATATCAACAGATTTGCCTTTATCATCCATAACGATTGCTTCATTGACAATTTCGTCAATAGCCGTTTCAAGCTCGGGCTGCATAGACATTTCCCGATATCTTGTGATAAGCTCAATCTCGTTTCTGACAACACCATCAAGATCAACATAAGTGCCATAATAAGCACCCGATTGAATAGTAACGGCACCGTCATCGTTTTGAGGAAGAGCAAACGTTTTTTGTGATGGCTCTTGCTGATTCTGTTGTTTGTCGTCTTTTTTACGACCAATTTCAAAGCCGAAAAGTGTTACTGCCACAGGCTATGTTCCTTTCAAAATGGGGTGAAGAATGAAATCTTCACCCCTTGAATTATATAGTTATCTTAAACCGAGATACCATTGCCTGGTACTAGAGGACTAAATGGTACGTTAGCCGCAACAGCGTCAGTTGTAGGTCCATTCAAGCCATCAACGTATTCCCACCACTGATATGCAAATGTTACTGCATATTCTTCAATGGTATCGTTAGCACCCCAATCAAGTTCAATTGGTGAAATATCTATTGGAAATAGACCAACAAACTTATATTTTTTGATTACACCGTCTTGACCCAAAGTTCTTGTCTTTGAATACTGTGTGATATAACCATCTTGTTGATATCCGTTATCGCCCTTTTCAAATGCAGGACTACGAAGATTGTTAACATGTGAATTGAGTCCGCTCATCCACTTTTCGAATGCATCACGAATAACGAAATCTTCATCATTGATTACTGTAACAGTCCATTCAGTGAATTGACGATTACCAGCAAACTTCAATTCACGACCAAAATAGAACTGTGGAATTTGATTCACTGTTGACCCAGGCAGCTGTGCTGCCCGAGCCATGAATGAAAACTTGTTTTGTGCTGCGTTTCCACCAGTAACACTTGTTGGAAAAGTCAAATCACACTTGAATAGATTAGGACGTGCACCGTCATAATTCATTTGTGATCTAAATTCTTGTACTCTAAATGCCATTTTATAATACTCCTTTATTTGTTATATTTATCTATCATTTACGAATCTTAGAATCTTCCAACAACTTCTTCGAATGCTACGCCAGTACGAACAGCAATGAAGTTTAGCTGGATAAAGTTGATAGAGCGTGCTGGCTTGATATAAATGTCGCCAATAAACTCGTTTCTATCAATAACTTCGGGAGTATTATTTGTGGTATCGCAAACAACACGGAAGTCGTAAATACCACGACGACCTTGTACGTCACGAAGGAATGGCTCTACAAGTGCAACGAACTGGGCTCTTGTGAACTCATCGTTGAACTCGAATAGTGAGTAACGAGCAGCACGAGCAATTGCTTTTTCTAGTACGATGAATAGACGACGAACGTTGATGCGATCAAAAGCTGATGGCTTAGCAAGCATTGTTTTGTCGCCAAATAGAACAACACCTTCACCAGGGAATGAAACGACTGGATTGATGCCATTCTTATAAAGATCGTCTCTGTCACCCTTTTGAGCATTCCAAGCAAGTTTCACAACATTCTTGATCTGACCACGGTTGAAGCCAGCGGGTGAATACCAAGGATCACGCTCAAAGTCTGTGCGAACACAGAGACCAGCAATATCACCGTTCATTGGTACCCAACGATATACGTTGTTATATTTGTCGAATTGATATTTCCAGTTGTTGTCCATTACTGCATATGATGTTGAGTTATAAAGATTTCTCTTAGAAACTATATCATCAACTTCATCTCCACTGTTATTAACAACGTCTTCAAAATCTGGTGATACGAAAACAACACAATCTTTACGTGATTCAGCGATATTATCAATGATATATTCAGAAACAGTTTGAGAGTGTGCACCAGTTAGAAGTAGAGACACATCAACTTCTTCAGCATTAGAGAACTTGTCATATCCAAGAATAAGATCAGAATCTGTTGGCAGACCATAACGACCATTTGCCAATGATGCCGTATAGTTAGTTGCATCTTGCTTAAATGTTGTATTAGATGCTGCTGAACCCCAGTTCATATTAGCTGCTACTTCATCTGGATGATTCATAATGTAAATGTAACGTGATCGATCATTGATGACGTTAACATAATAGTTTGATGAACCATCGTCATTTGTAGCATTTTGTGCTTTTGAAAGATATGGGAATTTTTCTAGAACTGTATTTGCCACACCAGTAAACTTGCCCATTTCGTCAAGAATGATAAGATGCATTTCGTCATTAGCACCATTTACGTTAGAAGCAAATACTGATGTACCAGGAGCTCCATTAAACTCATCTTGATATGTCCAATCAGCAAATGCTGCTGCGTTGGCAGATGCCCATAGAGAAACTTTCAGTGAATTGCCAAGTTCACCAGGATATCTGGCTGCAAACTGACCAACTGTGTTAGCTGCTGAAAGATCAAGATAGTTGTATTCATAGTCATCTCTATTTCTGATCAGAGGAGCAACAGAACCTGAAGTCGCATTGTTTGATGTGGTATTTGATGCTGCCCGAACGACACGAAGATTCCGAGCATAAGAAAGGAAGTTTGCACAAGTGAAGAATGATCTAAATGTATTAGCGTCTGGTTTACCGAAAGTGTTCACAAGCTCAACTTCATTACCAACTGACACAATGGTTTGTACAGGACCCCATTGAAATGCGCCAACGAAACCGCCTTCAGTTGTACCGACGGCAGGCACAATTGTCGTCAAATCAATTTCAGTGACGTTTACGCCTGGACTCAAGAAAAATGGCATTTTATCTACTCCTCTAAAGAGTTATTGTTGTTGTTATTGTAAACTATTTAGATTTTTGATGTTTTTTACTTACAGTTTGAACTTGTTACTCAAAATATCAAATTCAGTGTTATCAAATACGAATCTATTACCCTTACTGACAATCCATTTTTCTCTAGCATCTTGCTCTGGATCATCAAATGGATCGTCTATTCCGTTGTCCATTAGACCAAATGGTACAAGTTCTTGATCCATGATGTTCATTTGCTCTTGCTGTAGAGTAGCACGAATGTCTGAATTGATGTTTTCTTTGAAATATCTTTGAGACGTGAGCCATCCAAAGTGTACTAGAGTCATGGCCAGATCGTCATTGCTACCTTCTTCAGCGGCAAATGAAGTCTTACTAGCTGAGAACGTCATAAGTTCCTGAATCGTGTCATAGTCATTCACAATCAGTTTATCTGATTCCACAAGTGTTTTGAGATTGGCACAACCAATAGCTTTGGTCTGTTTGTTAGTTTTGAGACCGTAAGCAATCTTCTTTTTGAAGCCTGGAGTATGCTGCTGGCCCTGCTTACCCTTCATTTCAATCTTGATTAGATTTTCGTAAGCTAGTTCATGATGGATAATATCTGAGACTTGAAGTCCAATAGAGTTGATTTCTACAAGAATGAATGCTTCATTATAATAATGAGCAAACTTGACAATCTCTGTAGGTAGAAGCAGTGGTGCAATCTTGTTGTTTCGGTACTTGGCTACCAATCTATAAGGCAGTTCTGATACGTCTATAATAGAAAAAGTCGAGTAATCAAGACCCTGACCTTCTGCTACGTCTACAGTCATTGTGTATGTTCGACCCTTTTCAGGCTCTTTGTAGATGTCAAGAAACCCATCTTTGCGAAGTGGATTGTGCCAGACAAGTGATCGTAGCTTAACAGGATGAATCAGTGTGTTAGCAGACCCAATGAACTCGCATTCGAACTCTTGACGAAACTGATCTGGTGACGTGTTTCGAATAGTCGTTTCTTTCCAGGCTTCGTCTCTACCAGGAACCATTGACCAGTGAATCTCGATAGGCACATACAGGCTTTTCTTCTCTTGTGCTTCTGTCCACATCTTGTAAAAGAGATTAAGTCCATTGGGTGTCGAGACAATGATAACCTTTGTTGTGTTACCAGACGAAATCGTAGGATATGTTGACATGAAGAATGATTCAGCAATGTTGTTGGGTACGAACGCAAACTCGTCAAGGAAGATGACGTTGAATGATCGACCACGAACAGAGCTACCTGATGTTGAGTCTGCTACTGCTTTTGAACCGTTAGCTAGTTCAAGTGAACCTTTGTTCCATTCGACAACACCTTGCTTCAGAAAGAATGGAAGATATTCAAATGCCAACTGAAGGCGGCTCATGATTTCACGAGCAGTCGATGACTTGTTAGCTAGAATGGCTACATTGACGTTCTGATTGAATAGAATATAATGTAGAAGATATGCAACCGATGTTGTCGTTTTACCGACTTGGCGTGGAAGTTTACAGATCGAGAATCGATTTTCATGAAAAGATTTAAGCATATCACGTTGGAAATCCCACATCTCGAAAGGCATCAAGCCTCTATCGACGTTGACGATTCGCATATAGGTTGTGGCAAAGTAGACAGGATCTTCCGAGCATTTGATAAACTCCTTAATCTCGTGCTCAGTAAAGTTGTGCTGATAATCTATTCTAGGTAGATTAGGATTGTTGTGATAACCAAAATTAGCCATTACTTCTTTTCAATTTTCTTCAGCTTCTTATAGTAGTCAGGGTCTTCTGATAGGTGCGCCAGAGCGATGTGTCTTGCGACTGATAGCTTGGATGTGTGTTCATGCTCGGTTCTGATGCCCTTTTCAAGCTGACGCTCTATATATTTCTCCGACACATCATGCTTCTTGGCAAGTGCTGAGATGGACAAAACTCTCTTGTTGAGGAACTGCTTGAAGGTCTTCATTTGCTCTGTTCTTTGATCTGCTTGAGTAGGTCCGCTGTGGTCCCAACGAAGACTGCCTTTTCCACATTGATGGCACCGTCAGGCTGTGACGGTTTGCCCTTGACTTCCTTGAGTTCCTTGGTCTTCTTTTGAAGCTCATACAGGTCCTTGGTCACGTCGGCAATGGTCTTCATCATGGTGGCATAGACTTCATAGGCACGAGGTGATTCGGCCTCGGAAGCCAGTTTCTGCATGTCGTCCATAGCAAGATTGCCTTTGCGAATCAACTCACGAAATGTGTTGCGGCTCAACTGATAATCAGATTCTTGATCAGGCAAATTGATTTCAACTGGCTTATCTTCAATCTTTGCTGGTGGTAATATCTCAACTTGAGATTCGATACCTAATGCTTTTGCTAATGGATCTTTCATAGTATCACTCATTTATATTGGGAAACTCTTGAATAGTTGTAGAGTATCCGAAATCATCACCTGGTTCGGCATCGATTGGATCAGGCTCAACAGTAATCTTGACAAGTTTGAGCGGTGAAGCATCAAACGTTGATATGTTGTAAACAGCATTTGTTGATACTGCTCGAATCGTATTATTGACTTTGAACTGACCTTGAGCACCACCGATTTGAATCTTCTTTAGTTCTGGATTCCATTCATTAACAAAACCGTATGCTGTGGCTGTATCGTAGTTATTTCCTTGATAAACAATATCACCGATCTTGAATGTCGAGTTAGCACCATTGTTGAGATACATCCGAACGATATTACCAGCAACCAGAGATGGATCGTTGAAGATATTGGCAATAGACTTGCGAATGATCTTTGGTGTTGTGATTGGACCAAAGAAATAACCCTTGACTGTAAATGTAAAGTTCCAGTTTACATACCGAACAGTATCGTAATTGCCCTCATAAGTGACATTCTGTGTGACACTGTTTAGAATGATAGGAATGTCTTTCAAAAATCCTAGTTCAGACACAGGAGTCATAGTAAGTGTAAAGTCAGGATTGAAATATGGCAAAATCTGCTCTGCTATATGTGTGCCATCGTCAATTGTCTTTGTGTATAGATTAAGTTCAAAGTTTATGTCATATGGCACACCCATGTACTGTGATGAAACTCTGGATGCTGTATCACCTTTAGCAACACGAAGGAGTGAGTTCTGCTTTCTAGATTGATCATATCCAATGCCAGTGATTTCAAATGACAGTCTTGGTAGAATGTTCTGAAACTCACGAAGCAAGTCTGGATCTGATTCAAGACGTGTTACAAAGTGATCTTTGGGTGCATAAACGATAGGAACTTTCCATCTCTTGATTTCATTGTTACTATCTTTCTCTGTTCTAATGATTGTGATGTCATTGAACATCGACCCAAAAATAATGACATATTTTCGTAAGAGTCTGTAATAAAAATGTGTATTACCGAGCGTTGGAATAACCCTCCTTTCTTTTTTTCCACCAGAGTTTTCTGGCTTCAGACATTTTTTGTTTTTGTTCCATACTTTTCTTTACACCAAGATGAGTTTCTTTTAGAATATTTCTATGCGCATCAGAAAGTTTTTTTCCTTTATGCTGCAATCCTATTATTTTTTTTCTCTCATCTGTTATAGAGTGTTTTCCTTTATTTGATTTAGAAATTTTCTGTTTAGTTTCTTCAGAGTGTTTTCTACCAATCAGTTTTTGTCTTACTTTTTCTATATGCTCTTTTGTATGTTTTCTTCCAGTCTGTGCTTTTCTTATTGCAACTAATGTTGCTTCAGCATGTGTTATTTGTCCTGATAATGCTTTCCATGCAATTTCATCTTCCCAATGTCCTAAATCTTCCCATAGTTGTTTATGTAGATTTGCATGTTCTTCCATTGATACTAAAACAATATTTGACTTTTCGTCTGTTCCACCCATATGTTTAGGTATAATATGGTGTTTATGATAAATATTCATATACTGGTGCTCCTCATTAGCATTAGAGTGGATAGAGACTGCAATCTCGTGATCCACATTTTTTATTTATTCTTATGGTACTCCAAATGGATTGCGTTCGGAGAAGTCAATATAACTATTGGCCTCTGATTGTAGAACTCTGTTATCAAAGAGATCATAGTATGGCGACTCACTGAATGTGTTTGTGAGAACGATTCGCATATTGGTATTTGAATCCATGCCTCTGATATTAGAGTTGTTGGCAAACTCACCTTTGATTGTGTTCAGAGAAATGATCTTGTTGTTTGGATCCCAGTTGCTTACTGATGCTGTGGCTGTGGCTGTAGCAAGTGTATTGCCCTGATATACCGTCTCACCAATTCTATAGTTACCAGAACCAGTCATGTTATAGTTCAAAGTAAACACAAAATCATCAGAAATCTCGTCAATTTCTTCAACACCTGTGTTCATATCTTCGTTTGAGTATCTGAAGTTCTCGCAACGTATTTCATAGATGTATGGGAACTTTCTGCCAAGTGTGAAGAATAGCAACTCATCTTCGACGAACTTTATTTCTAGAACCTTATTCATAACAGGAACAAAGAGTAGATCACCTTCTCTGGGTCTTCTTGCTATATTTGTTGGTACATACTTATCAAATGTTCTTTTTGCAAGAACAATGTTTGTGTTTTCTCTAATTTCAAGACCAAACTTTGAAAAGAAGTCACCATCACCTTCGTAGCCATCTACGTTAGCAATATACATTTCCATTTGATAGGCACGTTCGAACTTTGATTGAATATTCTCACCAAATATTTGATCAGTTGTATCCCATGCCTCACGAGGAAGATAGTAGATATCATGACCCATGATTTTAATGGACTCGACAAGCACATCTTCATAAAGTCTTTGTTCGCCTGTGCGATATTTTGGAGAAAAGTTGTTGAAGTAATGGTTTGTGGCTATGGCACTAAACTCCTATATTTTTGACTGTGCCCCTAAACCATTCATCTCCGGGACATTCTTTACTTCGTTTATTTATCACACCATTGTTCCACCAAAACGATCCCTTTATATACTTTGCATTATTTGGCGGACGTCCTTTCATTGTAGCACTTGTTTTAGCATTCATTTGCTTTTTCAATTCAGGATCATGCTGTTTGCCATAAAAAGGATTCTTTTCACCACTAAGAGCATCACTAACTTTTTTTCTATGTTCATCTGATAAAGGACCCAAGATTTTTCCTTTATTGCTTTCAGATATCTTTCTTTTTGTTTCTTCTGTTTTTTTCTTGCCAGTATTAGATAACGATCTCTTTGCGATTTGTTCTAGTGTTTGTGGAGATAGTTTTTTGCGTCCCTCTAAATATTTTTTTTGATATTCTGGATCTTGATGAAGTTTCTTAGATGCTTCAGATAGTTTTTCACGAACGTTTTTGTTAGATTGATCATCAATGTGCCAATGGCCAAAATGTTTTTTGCTCAAATTATAATATTTAATGCCCAACTCGTTATCGGCAATTAATTGAAGCCATTTATGCTCTTGTTCCAACAAAACTTCTTTATCAATATTTTTCTGAATAATACGTCGTTTGAAATTTTCTGGTCTACGCCTATATGCATCACGCATTCTTCTAGACGAACAGATGTATCCATCATTTATAGTTCCATAGTGACAGCCGAGATAATACATCTTACGCTTGCTGTCATACCAAATATAGATAAATCCTGTCTTTTCTTGGCACATAATCGGTTCCCATCATAGATATCTTTAGAGCTATTTATATGCAAAATGCGTCACCTAGCCCATAATCATCATTGGGGGTTCTTCATGGGAACTCCGAATCAATTGTTCTAATTCTTGAATCTCTTGAATAGCTTCGTTATAGATTTGCTGTCCGTTCATGGTAATGCCACCAGGTAGTTGCATTCCACTAAATTTCTTCATGTTATTGCCCCACTGCTTTTTGATATAAGCAGTTGCTAGTTTTTTGAGCAGTCTGTCGTTATAGACTTTATTATATGTGTCAGGATCAAGAATGATGAATCCTTCGATAACAACATATTCCAATGCGTCAATCTTTGTGTTCCAGTCCCAATCGATATAGAGTTTGTTTGAATGTCTATTGAATCTAATTGGAGTCTCGCCGGAGAATAGCATATCCAGTGTTCTGATATGTTGCTGGGTTAGTACATAGTTGACATAAGAAGTAGAAGTAAAGTCATAAAGCTCATGAAGTCTGAGCTGGTAACGCAGGTCGAACATATTGACTGATGCGTTTGTAGAACCTATCGGAAATATTCGTGTGATACCAATAATGTTATCAGGAATTGTGATATACTTGTTTGCTATGTCTTGTTGTGTTATTTGATGGCTGATATACCATCTTTCAACGCCATCAACATGGAAATCTCTATAATACTGAAAGGCTAGATCAACGGCATCTTCCACTTGCTCATCATCAACGTTTATGTCAAGGACTGGTGCACCTAACTGACGTAGGCACCAATCTTTTAGTTGTTCTCTTGTGGCTGGTGATGACATTTATTATCCTATTTTTTGCTCGTTTTATTTATTATTTATGTTGTTTCGCAACTCATCTATTTTTTGTTTCCACTTATCTGACATTTTTACGAGTTCCTCATCTAAATCCAGTGGATCGTTTTCAAGTGACAGAATATTAAACAAGTGATTCAATTTCAATGTCTTATATTGAATGGAATCCTTAGTAATGAACCCATACTCTTTTTCAAAATTGTAAATAAATTCAATGCGTTCGTCCAATGGTGCTGCAAATGGTGACGTATACTTTGGTCCGATTATTGGTAGTATGTTGTAATTAGTGACACCCTCGCAAAATCGACCGTTTATCTCTTCGACTTTCTTGATATCTTCGATTAGATTTTTATACGACCATCTATTTAAGGTATTTGTGTACCCAAGTTCTACCTTGTTCTTACGACCCTTCATGAATTTTTCCAAGTTTTGAATAGTCTTGTCCCAGTTTCCTCCACGAGTCCAATTGTACATTTTCCCGGACGAATCCAGACTTATCCTTAATGAAAGATTCTTTAGGTTGTGAAGTATGGTTAACATCTCATCAGAAAGCTCTTGGAAGTTGCTTAAAAACTCGACATTGACATCAAGCTCTTGTTCTACAATGTGAAGAAGCATTCTCTTTACTTCATTTTGTATTAGAGGCTCGCCTCCCTTAATTTGAAGTATCTTGAGCTGGGGAAGAAGATCAAAAATCTTCTTCATGTTTTGTTCAGTCGTCCAATGCTTATATTTGACTGGTTTACGGTTGAATTTGGTCTTGGCGTTCTGTTTGTCGAACATGAACCATTTTGAACTACATTCACTCTTACACATCAGACATTGTTGATTGCAAAGATTGTTAAAGCAAACGTCGAGGTGTTCGATCTTACAGTCGTCTATTTTGAAGTTAGTCGAGATGCCATTCTTTCCGTACTTTCTAGGTAACATATTACGAAGAGAGTTCACAGATGAGTTCTCTCTTCTTGTACAGGCAATACAAACCTCGTTCTCTTCGACCTTCATATTCCTGTACTTGATGAAATAATCAGTGTTAAAAAAATCCTGTAGATTTTCTATATCATCAATGTGTGGTGGAGTAAGCCCCAGAACTTGTTCCTTGGATATACCACACAGATGTATATAACCCTCGGGCGTGATATGAATACCAGACCACATATGCAAACATAAATGTTTCAAATTTTCATTCATCACAGGGATAGCCTCATATAGCAATTATTATGCGTCGTTTTATTCTTGTCTGGGAGAACATCATTGAATTGTTCTGTAACTTGTTCGAACCCACACTTGGAATGTACACGCATTGAATTTGGTCCAGCCATAACCCACATGAAACTCTCTGGTCTGGTTTGACGGCATTCGTCTATGACGTGTCTTAGCAATTTCTCTGATATTTTCTGACCACGGAATTTTTTATAAACGAATATACCACGAGAACGAATGGTGTTGTCTATAAGATGATAAGAGATGCACCCTGCTGGTTCGTTCTTGTGATAGTAAACATAGAACTTGGGTTTTGACAACGACAGGTCATAGACGTTCATATCGTTGCCGCCAAAATACTCCTTACCATCATAGAATTTCATGGAGCTAACAAGCTTTACGTCATAGTCTCCCCACATCTCAGGATCAGACCACAAAGATTTTACTTCAGCGAAGGTCGCTTCAAGTATCATATATTGTCCCAAATAGTTTCTATACACTTGTAAATATCTTTAACTTCTGTGTAGTGATTTAGGGGCAATGAAAGAATTGTGTCACAAACAATCTGACTGTTCTGTAGAGTATCTTTTCTATGGGGCAGAGATTTATACATAGGATTTTCTGATATTGGATTTTTATAGTGAACAGTAGCACCTAATAATTTTTGTATTTTGTCTCTGGTTTGTCTATCCTGAAATCTAACCACATACTTGTGGTAGTTATGATCGACATGTTCAATGTTCTGAATTGAAATAGGAAAATCTTTGAATGCGTTGTTATAAATTTCTGCGTTTCTTTGACGAATGTATTGCCATTTTTTCATGCTCTTCAATCTATGATCTATAACACGAGCGTTCAGTAGAAGCATCTTAGAGTTATAGCCTAAAATTTCTCCATTTCCGTGCACTCGTAATTTTTTGACGGTATTATATAGTGATTCGTCATCGGTTAGAAAAGCGCCACCCCCAGAAATACCCGCCACGTTTTTATTGGCGTTAAAACTCAAAGCACTGGCAATTCCCAGTGTGCCCGCTTTGATACTTTGGTAACTAACCCCTATGGCCTGACAAGCATCTTCAACAAAGTGAATCTTCTTCTCCTTACAGAAAGCTATGATCTGTCTTGTATCGGACATACTACCAAAGAGATGGGGATATACGATTGCTTTGGTTTTGTCTGAATACATTCTTTTAATACTATCAAAATTCATATGATATGTTTCAAGATCAATGTCGCAAAAGACAGGAGTAGCGCCCACCATAGAAACACATGATGCCGTAGAAAGCCAAGAGAAATTTGGAACTAAAACTTCATCTCCTGCCTTGATTCCTAATGCAAGCATAGAAAAGAATAGCGCATCTGTTCCACTTGCTACAGAAATTGCATACTTCCTTCCCGTTATTCCACATAATGATTTTTCAAGAAAGCTAATATCAGTTTCTTGTTTTTCTGACAGAGTAGATTCAAATAGTTCAAAGTACTCTCTCTTGTTTTCAATAAATTCTCTTTCCCATCCAGTTTTCATTATACGTATTCCCAAATTGAATTATATTCTATATCTTTGAATAAGATTCTTTTAAAATGTTCATCTTTCTTTTCATTAGGATCTACTTTGACTTCCTTTGTAACTCCACCAGCAAGTCTAAAATGAATATCAAACAAGTATGCTTTATTCGGGCTGTAGGGAACAAATGTTATATTCAATACGCTTAGTTTCATGTTCGATGCTTCAATTATTTTATACATTAACGACATAAATGTTTCAAAATTTGAATTACCCAAAACCTCTCTGGCACGAATGTAATTATCTTCACGTTTATCTATTACGTATTGTTTGGAATATATGTAAGCTGGAAAGAAAATTCCAACATCTTTTGGGAGCAATGTTTTTAGAACTACTATAAAATGGATTTTATTGTTGGCTACAATTAAACTTATACTATAACATTCTCGACTAGAAACACACTCTTGAATAATGTGTCTTCCTCGTATGCCAGCAAGACTTTTCCCAAATTTCATTTCCTTTCCATTTTTCTGAATATTCAAAAATTCATCCAAAGCATCATATTTTTGAATAACATCAATAAGATGTGCGGAATTTTTATATTTCAGATAGTCAAACTCAGAATATTTTTCTTCAGTCATATGCAATCGTGTAGATCCGTCAGCACCATTTGTGGGTTTTACAAATATTTCACTATCAAACTCTCTTATAATTTCTTCAACAGAAGTAGGAACAATTGTATGAGGATGAGGGATATTGTGTTTTCGACAGAAGTAAAAGAATTTTTCCTTATCCATTAAATCGTTTATTTTACAATTCATTTTTGGAATCATTTTTACATTACTATCTAGAGTATCTAGCATAGGATATAAATTGTCGCATTGAGACAACACATAGTCAATTTCATACCGATTAACTAATTTATGAATTGCTTCTTTATAATCTCTTATAGTTGGCTTGCTATATTCTATGTGTCGAAGCGATTTATGAGACTCTCTTGGAAAATCCATCAAGTTATATACAGTGTGTCCGTATCGCTCTGCTTCTGCCACAGTTAAATTCATGAGATGTGAATTTTTACTTAAATTCACAAACAACAATTTTTTACCCATAATAATTTCCTTTATTGTATAATATACTTAGAGATTAACTCATTAAATTTTGATTCATCCTTGGCTTTCACCACACAAATCCCACAATCACAATGACTGTTTGGGCAGAGCATGGTAGGAGGCTTTCCTTCTGTTCTGACTTTTTCTTCCAACCACAACAAATATTCATCTGAAGTAGAAAGGTTACATATTGGACCTCTGTTTTTGGTAAAACTTTTGACGTGTTTTAACATGGGTCCAATTTTAACTTCTGGGGTATCTTCGGTTTTTGCCATACATGTTTGATGATGATAAACAACATCCTTGTCTTCTTCGATATGTAAGAAGAACCAATTGACCATACAATTCCAGCCTTCAAAGTTAGACTGTTCTATAAACATCGTGTCAGTCTGTTTACCTGTCGCACCAACGGTCATGCATCTTCCACCACAACACATACGCCCCATCTTACGAGCTAATCCATCGTCAGATACGGCTTTGATCTCTGAACCACCAACCTTTTTATTTTTGTCCGACCAGTGATTGCGAAGATATTCCTGTTGTTCTTTGGTGTAGACGTGAGATGTGCGTCTCATTTGTCCGTCAACATCCTCAAACCATTCAGTTCTAAATTTGCCGTCGTCGCCTATGATTCTTGGGATGTAGTTTATTCCATTTGGTTTTAAGAAATTTTCGATTAGGTCCACACATTCATCCCAGTAATCCATGTGCATCATAACATTAACCTTGAGTTTATTTTGGTTTTTGATGTTCTGATGTGTCCAAAGTAGGTTGTGACGAATGAGTTCCTTTTGTTTGGGCGTTCCTTCACAGTGATAAGACACTGTGATTGAATCTAAGTGCTTCAGTAACTCTTTACCCTTACGTTCATTCCAAGTACCATTAGTGGTTAGATTCAACTTCATATAAGGATACGTTTCACGCATGTAAGGCAGAAGTTGATAGAAGGCTGGATTGACTGCTGGTTCTCCTCCCGTGAACGAGATGACAATACGCCAATCTTTTTGATGAAACATGGAATATATAGCATAGTAATCGTCAATAAACTTGGCTGTCTGTTTATATTTCTCAAAGGAATTCATAGGGGCTGTTGTTGAATGCATCCATCCTGTGCAATATGAACAATCAAAGTTACAACGTCTGCCCAAATCCCACACAACCATTTTGGTTGGTAGTTTTTCGTCACTGTAGATGTAATCTATCATTTTATATGATTGCCTTTTGGTAAATTAGTTGTGATACTGATATTATTAGCTATTTCAACTTCAAAAAAATAATCTTTATTCAAGGGTTTCAGTTTATCTTCTTTTGAAAATCTATCAGATGGTTTAAGATAAAATTTCACACCCCAATCTTTTGCTAGTTGTCTTGCTTCAGTTATTTGATGCTCGTTAAATCGCATTGGTATAAATTGCCAAAAACATTCTATGCCATTCTTTGCTGCTGTCTTCATATTATTAGTGATTTCGTTCCAATCTTGGTTTATTCTATGTATTTTGGAAGTGTCTTCTAAACCATCTATTCCCCAAAAAACAATTACATGTATGCCAGATTGTCGCAATTCTTTCCATAAGTTTTGAGTCTTATTCCACCATTTTTCAGTTTTACCAGTTGCTGCTATACTTACACGATAGTGTTTCACTGTATGTTGATTTAGTAATATTAACATCTCATGATAATGTTTATAAAAAATAGGATCACTAAGAGAACCACAGTCTACAATACTATCCCAAAATTTATATTGAAATACGTCTTTTAATACATCCAAAGAAATATCAATATTATTTAAACGATTTTGATTTACTCTGGCACAATAACCACATTTTAACGAACATCTATTAGATGTTTCTATCTGAATGGTATTGAAATCTTTTGTATGAAATTTTTTATCTTCGTATACAAAATTTGGATCATACTTTATCATAGGAGAAGTTCTAGGTGATTGTTTAGAACCACAAAATTTCCAACATTTTTTTAATTTAGTAGTATGTAGATTGTCGATTAAATTATTCCACTCGACACTCTCTACTATTTCAGCATATCTCTTGTTATATAATGAAAAATTATTATTGATAAATGGATTGTCATCATAAGTTTCATCTGTTAATTGAATTTTATTCATCAAAGAAGTATAATTTAACTGACAACAAGGAAACAAAAACCCTTCATTAGATATAAATGGTGACATTGTTCCACTGTAGCATTTTGGATATATCATAATTTCCCTATAACCATAAACCTTTTATAGTTTGTGGATTTGATTGTTGTGTCTTGCCATTCAACAATATCCCTCTCACCAGAGTACAAAACTTTGTTGATTTGATGAACGTTGATTAGATGTTCTATACTATCTACACAATTAATATGTTCAGGTATATGTCTCATATTATTGGATTGAATGACGACGACTGGATCTTCATTATAGAAAAGATTTAAATATACGTTTTTACCTTTCATTTCACAAAAAGTTTCTTTCATGTGTTCTGATGAGCAATTTATAACCAAATCTGGTTCATGTCTTTTGGGACTTCTATCCCAATAATCTTCATTTAATATCCATACATCGTTTTTGTTTTTATTGTATATTTCTCTATATTGAATAGCCACCCTACAGGCATTTTTATCAATATCATACATGAATATTTTTTTAATGTTGAAAGTTTCGTACAACATACCAATCAATGGCCACCCAAACCATCCACCAACAATTTCTACATTCAATGGAGCTTCGCTATCTATGATTTCTTTTAGTTCTGAGATCATCCAAATTTTAGAGGATATTTGGTTTGGAGATATGCTATCGTAAAAATTTACTCCTGGCAAAGTTTTACTAATCCACTCGTTCACTTTAGAATATTTTGAAATATCTATGTAATCAATCATCGTAGCTTTCCCATAATTCTGTAGCCCAATTGGGGGTATTGTCTAATTCAAAATAACGTCTTCCTTGTTTAATCAAATGAGATGTGTTGAAAAGGCAACAAGATGCATTTGAATTGTACTTGTATTGATTTGGACCCTGTTCATTGTAATTATAGAAGTGTATATTTCCATCTTTCCAAAAATCTATTTTATTACCTTTAAGATGATGTTCGTAGAACAGATATTTATCGCAAGATTGATATTCTTTATCCAACATCTCTCTGTTTTCTATATAATACTCCCACAGAAATTTTGCTGCATTTCCTGACCATCGGACAAAAGACGAGTTTACAAAACATGCCGTTTTTTGAGGAACCAAAATTTTCCAATGCCATTCTGGAGTCCAATGTGTCCATATAAAAGTAGGTTTACTGATTTGTCTTGTACACAAATCTGTTATATCGTTATGTATAAGTATATCAAGATCAAGAATTAGGTTGTTTTCATTATTAATTTTGTGCATCAATTCAATTTTTTCAAGTGTAAATAAAGGAGTATGCTCAAAGACATTGTAATCTATTATCTTTACGTCTTCATAAATATTGCAATAATCGTCTGTTATACAATGAAAAATAAAATCTGTTTGGCAATATTTTTTAAGAGAGTTGAATAGTCGATTAACGTATTCAGATCCGTATTTTTGTCCCCATTTAAAGGTATAAATGTTCAATGTACCATGATTTAGTTTTGACATTTTGTGATCCTATAACGAAAGATAATGAATACGATATACCATTTGTCTTAGCAGAGAATCCAACAGCATTAAAATGGCTAAAAATTCTATATGAAGATATTTATATCAATAGGTGTACTTGGAATAACAATAGATATGTTGGATTTGATATAAATCCACTATCCAAGAAAAAAATGGCAGAAGAATTAAATTATTTAATTTCTATTTGTGAGAAAGAAAGGCCTGGGCATTTTAGATTCACTGCGCATGAAAACATGTCTCAAGATGATTTTAATAAAATGCACATATGGTTTGAGATATACAGAGGTGAAATTAACAATCCACATGATTTCTTTTCACGAGGAACAAAACAATTCAAATATGCAATTGAAAGATTTAATCAAGTAATACACATGTGGGAAAAAATAGAAAAATACCAACAGAATAAAGAACTTTGTTTTATAACATATGATATATTTGATGGAAAAAATGAAGACTTACAAGATGAAGATTTCTTAAATTTCAAATTTAAAAGATATGACAACACAATATACTTGTCATATAATATGAGAGGAAAAAATTTACTGGATGTATGGATTGATGAAGACATACATATTGGCGATAATAACATTAGACCCTATAGATATCTAAGTTCAAATTTTGTTTTACGTTCTAAAGGCTGGTCGAAAAAAGAAACTGTTGAAAAACAAAAAGACTTTACTGAGTGGTTTGAAAGAAACTCAAATTATCTAAATTCATTAGGATTTTACAAAGATGAGCCAAAATGCACCATAGGTTGGTTACCTTTGGCTCATTCTACAATAAAAGAAAACATAAAATTTATAATAGAACCTAGACAATTTTTGAAACAAATAAAAATTTTTGAGGACTGAATGATCATCGTAAATCAATATGGAAAAGTAGAGTTTGATTTGGACTTCAATGAATATAAAAAAATAGGAATTGGATTTTCAGGTGGTTGTGATTCCACTTTATTATTTTATTTATTGCTAAAATTGTTTGAAGAATCTAAACCAAATGCTAAAATAATACCAATAACCGGAATAACAATTAATAAAGGTAAATGGAAACTACTTAGATCACAGCAAATTTTGGATGAACTTCTAATTCAATTTCCTAGTTGTGAAAAATACGTAGAAGACAGACAAATAAACTTCAATTGGTCACAAGAAGAATATTCAGAGTTTACTGAAAAGTTATTTGACGAAAATATAGTAGATATTCGCATATTTGGATTGACTAAAAATCCTCCATATGATGTTATGAAAGAACACAATTTGTTGTTCGAAAGAGAAAAATCAAGAGACAATATTGATAATATTCTATTGAAATCAGGTTCAAGAAAAAAAGGAGGCCCAACTTATGATCCACTTCGTAATATTGATAAAAGGTGGATAGCACAATGCTACAAAGATTTTAAATTGATGGATAATATATATCCCCTCACATCTTCATGTGAGAGGCTGCGTGAAACCTATGATATGATCGATAATGAAGATCCCTGTAAACACTGTTGGTGGTGTAAAGAAAAGAAAATGGCCTTTGGAACATACGATGGAGGAATATCTTGATAACTGTGACATGTGTAAAATGGGGCAACAAGTACTCGGCAGAATACGTTAATCGTCTTGAAGTGATGGTGCGTAAATATCTGAATGCGGAACATCGATTTGTCTGTCTAACTGAAGACCCAACTGACGTAAAATGTGAAACGATTGCTCTACCAAAAGACAATGATCTGGAGGGTTGGTGGAACAAGATGTATTTGTTCTCTTCTGACTATCTCAAGGACACATGCCTGTATTTTGATCTTGATACCGTCATTCAGCAGCCAATTGATTGCCTCCTGGACTATCAGGACAAACTCACTGGCGTATACACGTATTGGAACGACTTCTACACTGACGGAGACTATCCCTTTGCCATGCTCAAATATAAGACTCCATTTAATTCGTCAGTGATGGTATGGAAAGCTGAAGAATATTATTGGGTCTATGACAAGTTCAACGATGACAGAGACTGGCATGTCATTAAGTATTATGGTGACGACAAGTTTCTGGGCAATGAGATTGCTGATAAACGAACCTTTCCCAAGGGCTGGATTTACTCCAGACTATACGGAAGATACGAGCACGATTTCCCTACCGAAATACTTCAAATTTACTCAGGGTACGAAGAAGGTCTGTTTCACTATCCTGATCACAAAATCTGTCTATTCAACGGTCCTACTGTCGATCTTCACTATAAGGGGTTTGAGCACTATTGGAACACTGCTTCGTAATCGGAATGTTGGACAACGATATTTCTTGCAAGTATCTTGAACTAACACTTCCTGAAATAGAAAGAGTCACTTGTATCAAACCAACAATTTGGAATGCTGTTACTCCCCAAACTCTGCCTTCTGGACCTTTACAATTTCTAAAAACTAAACCAACAATAGGTACACATAGATCACGCAATCTTACAGACACAGAGAAGTCTGTTTGGTATTCACATTTCACTTTATGGAATCATGTGTCTATGAACTGTGCTTCTGCTTGGATATTTGAACATGATATCGATCTTTCACGTATCATTGTTTTTCCTGAATATACAAGTGACATAGTTACAATCAAAGAAACAGGAAGTGTTGACTGCTATTATTTAACAAAAAGGGGAGCAACATCATTGTGTCATTTAGCTGTTAGTTCTCCTATAACATTTCAAGTGGACGGGTTTCTTAGCTCGTTAATAACAACTAGAACCACAATTAAAAACATGCACTTTTGTCCAAAATTACCAATTGAGCAGTTAACAATGTTTGGCACTACTATAGATCATCAACCATCATCTGCCACATATCACGATCAGGAATGACATAACCAAAGGTCAGTCGTTCGCTATGTGATCTCGCACAATGCCAAACAATCTTATCTGGCTCTTCTTTCTTACCAAAATAACCAACCTTAGCTTGCCACCCAGGAACATCATACTGTGTAACGATTTTCTGAGCCACTGGATCTTTGTATCTAAAGTATCCCTTGCCTTCCTTATTATATGACAGAAGAATATTGTAGCCAGGACAGTTCCAGTTGGTGTGCCATCCCATGTAGCCGCCTTCGGGATAGTACATCTTGACAGCGCAGAACTTGGCACCAAAGAACGCATTCAGATCACTGTCAAACTTTACAATCTTTTCTCTGAAAGATTCTGGTGTACTTTCTACCATTGTCAAGTCTTGACCATATGTGCTTTCAGGGAAACCGATATGTTTTTCTTTATCGATTGTGTTGAGATAGTTTTCTGATGTATAATAATCGTTAGTGTCTGGATCACCTTTTAGTTTGATCAATTTTCGATCAATCGAAAAGAACCATTCGGCAAAAGGATTGATGATCTCTAGGAGAGAAGGATTAAGTTGACGATCAATTAGTTGCATGGTTATCTCACTGTATGATGATAAATGATGACAGGCTTTGACACCTCTGTCTTTATATAGCCGTTGACAAAGTTCCAACGAGCATCTTCATCAAAATACTTTCGTCGTATGACATAATCTGTTTTGTTTTGTAGCCACCAATATGCCCATTGATCCCATTGTCTAAGTTCTTCTGGATAGAGATTATTGTCCCATTGCCATTCTCCTGACTCTTGCTTCTGATAAAGATTCCACCATTGTCTCATAAATTCTAGAGTACGATCATTGGACCGATACATGAAAAAACCACAATGATCAATCAATTCTCCACCAGGAAATTTGGTAATCTTGGCGTTGTACGGTCTGATTTTGGTAATGAGAAGATCAGTTTCATCATCAATTTGATCAAAAATTGTTTTGATGTCCTCGTGCATAATTTCCATGTCTGCATCAAGATACACTGTCAGATCATAGGGTGTCTGGCTGAGTGCCCAGAGTTTGGCTCTCTTGTTTCGTGGTGCACCACCTACGACGGTATCAAACGTGTGATATAGATGATCTTTTACCCAAGCGGTCTCCGTGAACAACGTGACATTGGCTTCAGGCCAATAATCTTTGAGAGTTTCGCAGCAATATTTGGCAGACAGCAAAAACTTCTCATTGAGAGAAGCGACAATAACGAATCCTTTTTTCACTCTGTTTGCTCTGCTTTTGCCTTCTTGGTTTTCTTGGGAGTTTGAAGTGATTCTGTTACCAATAACAAAGAGGTGTAAGCTGTCACTTCCATAATCGTTTTGGCTCGTCTGATCTTTGATTTAAGCTCAGTGTTCTTTGAGTTTTTGATTTCTTCGATTGAGAATGCCTCAAGCTTGGCATTAAAGATTGCTTCATTCTTCATCGTCTCTTGACGTTCTTTGTGTTTTTGTTCTTCAAACTTCTTTTGTTCACGCATACCTTGCAAAAAGTCTTCGGTGTTTTTATCAAGGACTTCACGACTGAAAAGTTCCATAATCTCTTTCCAGTCAGGATTGCCTTCTTCGGTATCCTGAACAACAGCATTTAGTATCTTGCCGTCTTCATATCTGAATGTACACCAGACTTTAGTTTTAGAATCGTTTGCCCATCTAGCGTTCGCAATTTCTCGTTTCATTTTAAGCTGTCCTTATCCATAAACTAACTGTTGACACTGTGTCTTTTGTTGCAAGAACTGTTTGACCTGTATAACTACCTGTATAGGTTCCTGAGTATGTAATACCAGCATATGTACCTGAGAAATTTTGAGAATATGTTCCAGAATAGTATCCAGTATAATAACCAGTATAGGTTCCAGAATAATATCCATTCAAGAAACCAGCAAAAAATCTTGCATATGCTCCTGTGTAATTTCCTGCATAGGTTCCTGCATATGCACCAGTGAAGTTCTGAGAATATGTGCCTGTATAATTGAGACCCACATAATTTCCAGAATATGATGGACCAGAATATGCACCAGTGAAAAATCCTGTGTAGAATCCAGTATAATTGCCAACATAATATCCATTCAAGAAACCAGCAAAGAATCTTGCATATCCACCAGCATAAACTCCAGAAAATGCTCGTGAATATGATCCTGAATATGATGCTGCATAAAAACCAGTATAGGCAGGTACATAAGCACCAGTGTAGTTTCCAGAGTATGATTGATTACCCAGTGAATGTCGTGTATCAGAGAAAGCTTGTCCTGCTAGTACCCACGTTCCGCCTGTTCCTGGAGCAGCAGTTTGCAGTGCATATTTGCCGATGCCAGTTGTTCTGATATATTTTCTTAGCAGCGGTGCCATATTCTTGATCTGAGTATCAGACATTTCAATCAAACCTGATTTATCTGTCTTATACGTTAATGACCGAATTGTTGTAGGTGTTGTTGTGTTTGCTGTTTTTTGCCACAAATATGTATTGGAACTTCCAACGAATCCGATGTTAGCTTTGTCTGTAATTGTTGCTCTTGAAATCCATGTACCATCAGAGGGGGATGTGGGTTGCAGCTTATACATCCCAATACCACCGTTGACTAGAGTATTGGCTGTTACTGATATGATATAATTTTCTAGGTCAGTGTTTGCTTGAGGATTGAGACCCGTGCTAGAATCGTATTGCATAGGTCTGGAATTTGCATTTACATCTTCAGAATATGTTTGTAAGTTTTGAAAGAACTCGTAGGTTTCAGAGACGACTTCAGTTCCAACAGGATGAGCACCAACAGCATGATTTCTGTATGTATCGGTAAATGTACCAATCAGAGTCATACCAGAATTAGAACCAGGATTCACATAAAGCATACCAGTCAATTCATCTACGACAAACTGCTCTAAGATTCTATGTGAGATATACGCAATCTCAGTGTTCGATATTTCTTTCAGAGAAACAGGAGTTGTTAAACTGTCAGCCTTGAGCGGTCTTGCCATATTCTAAAACCAATCTTTATGGATAAATCTGATTATTATTTACATCGAAAATTTTCAGCATGGGAAACCAATAGTTTCTCGTTCCATTTGTCATAAGGACTTGATTTGCTGATCCTGTTGTTCCATTATTTGCATGAGTCTGAATTGAATTTACGTTGATGTTTCCTGTAAATTTCAGGTTTCCGTTGAACGTAATATCAGTGGTATTTGCTAGTGCTGCATTAGCCTTAGCAAAAGCCGCAGTGGTGTTGGCGTCAACAAGATATGTGTAATAGTTGGCTGAATTGGCTTTAGCAAAGGAAGCACTTGTGTTGGCATCAACAAGATAGGTGTAGTAATTAGCCGAGTTTGCTTTACCAAATGCGTTTGCTGTCAATCCATCATTTTGATCTAGAGAAACGATAACCTGATTGGTTCTTGTTCTCCAAGTATCAAATGTATCTGTAAGTGCTACGTTTGCTAATGGCATTTTTGAGTAAATCCTTTACGTGCTTTTTTGTATTTATCTAACATAAATTAAAACATTATCAGAGAGTCTATGCACGGTTGTTTCTGATGATGTTAGTCTATACATTGTTGTTCCCTTTTTTAGAGTTCTGCTGATGCTGTGTAATGAATATACCATTTGTCGTTGTAGTTAAATTGATCACTATAAGCAACAGCCTTTGTTTGTCCTATATTAGTTCCACCCACCGCTCTATTTAATGTGCTTGTATAAAAAGACCCGACAGTACCGTCCGTTGAATATGTCGTTAGTGTTGGAACTGCCCTCATTGTTACAGGATAAATGAAATTTACGCCTGCCCAGGAAACACCAGATGTTGCATACCAAGATGAGCCAGAATATGAACCATTATATGTTGATGTTCCAGGATTTGTAGATGTGTCGTAACTTTTGTTATAATACCTCTGACACAATGCTAACTCAGTTCCAAGAGGTCGCACTTCAAATGGTGTGGCCGACGGTCCTGCTTCTAATTGAACTTGAGCAATATCAAATGTTCCTGATCTTTGACCTAGTGAATTGGTACGAGAGTTGAAGTTGGAACCAGCATCCAACCAAAAATTGACACCCAAATAGTTAGCATTAGCAGAATCTACAGTTTTACCAGACACACTTGGCAAAGTAATAGTTGTATTAAATTTTTGCCATGATGATGTCAAAGAATATGTGGTAACATTTATACCATTAGCTTCTGCTGATCCATTGGTGCCGAAGTTTTGAACAAACTCAACAGCAACATTCTTTGATGAATCAGCTTTGGCATAGAAACTTAGTGTAGCGACCTGACCAGCCAATGTTTTGACCGACTCAACTCTTTGTCCAATATAGATTCCGTTTGCAGTACCAGTAGAACTGATTGTGTTTGCTCTGTAGAAGTAGTCTGGTTCAAAAGGAACATCAGTTTGACCATGAGTGAATGTTTGTCGTGAAATGTTTAAGGTTGGTGATCCTGTCTTGACGTTGATCCAACGATCTGCAACATATTGACCAGACACGACGTTAGTATTGCTCGTTTGCCGTTGCCAAAAATCAAATTCACCGTTGATGATCTTGTTTCTGAAAGACTGGACAGGACTTATATTTGATCCTGCAATCGTGACACTGTTGTTGGTTATAACAACACTTCCAGTACCAACTCTCAAATTTCCAGTAACAGCCAAATCAGATGAAACGTTGATATTACCAGACACGACCAAATTGCTGTTGACATTGATTGCATTTGCAAATGTACCTCCACGAGATGCAGACACGGTATCAGAGACAGAGAACACTCCATACACAATGATCTCAATCAGATCATCTGCTTGTGCGCCTGATGCAAGCACGACAGATGTGAGTGATGTGGCTGTATAATCTTCGATCTTTTGTAGTAATACACCATTCAGGTACACGTCCACATATTCACTGTCTGTATATTTGAGAATTAATCCATAGATATCAGTGCCAGAGAACGTCGTCTGTCCTGCTGTTGCAGTGTAATGGTATCTTTGTCTAACCGATTGCTGTGGACTATTTCCAATGTATGGCATAATCTTCCTTTATCGTGTTGATGCGACTCTGAAAAAGTCATCAATGTCTTCCTCAGATGCACCTGAAGCAGTCATAATAAAAATCAATAATGGATTAGTACGCATATATGTATCTGCTGCAAAGTCTGTTTCTGCTTTGATTCTATCTTCTTCAGTCATTTGAGAAAAGATTTGAGATACTATACCAGGAACATCTCCATACTTTGTCATATTTAGAGCTTCTTGAGCAGTGATAAGAGTTCTTTCACGAAGCTCAATTGCACATTGACGACGAGTGATTGACTGTGGAACTGGTGGTGGAGGTGGCACATAGGGTTCTGGTTCATTACCCTCGGCTAACCATGCAAGGTATTCTTGATAGTCACGATTGCCACCATCAAAAGGAATAAAAGCATTATCAGAGAGTCTGTGCACTGTGTTAGGTGATGATGTTAGTTTATACATTGTTTATTCTCTACGAAGTTGAACGAAGTTATACGAAGTTGTTTTTAGAGTTCTGCTGATGCTGTATAATGACCATAAACATAATTTCCTGATCATTACCAACTGGGTAGTCAAGAGTATAGCTTGTTCCACCATTACCTGTTATGGTTTGTTTGCGAATGACTTTATAGTTTGCTGCTGGTATAGAACCAAGATATGCCATTGTTCTATGAAATCCTTACATGTTATTCAAAATGGTCTTGAGGGTTGTTACATTTGTGGCAGCATCAATTTGTGTCTGAATCGCATCATATTTATTTCTTATCTGCTGTCTTTCTGCCTCTGCTTCTTGTGCAGATTTACCGGGAATTTGTTTAGCAATGATGTCATCTAATGGAGCAAATTCTTCTGCTCTTTTGGCTCGGCGGTTTTCGTGAGCAATAACTTTGGCTTTGGTTAGATTGATCTTGATGCCCATTACTCGTACTCCCAGGCATTTCTAAATGTACGATCTGATGGAACTTCAGACACATCAATGATCTGAAATGGTTTACCAGCAGGGACATCTTTAGCTGCAATCTCTTCAATCGTCATAGCACATTCTGGTGCAGGAACTATCACTGCAACACCACCATCATCTGTAGGATATATAATTCTTTGGTTCATTGTTTCTCCTTTAGCGGAAAAAGGCTACATTAAAGTAAGTCGAATCTGCATATGCAAAAGTATCATCTCGTGCAAAACTAAGAATCCTAATTGATCCGGTTGATGGCGCAGCGTTGTTTTGTGTGGCTGCAATTTGAACACCTGTGCACACTGTTGAATAATTAGCATCCGGCATCGCATTAGTAAAGTTGACCGTATAGTCCCCAGTACCGTTGTCCGTGATGCTAGACACATTACCACTACCTCTGATGGCAATTGTGCCAGTTCCATTGAAGTTCACCCAAGCACGGACACCATACATCGTTGCTGCTGAACCGTATCCTGAGTTAGCTTTCAGATTACCAGTGATTGCTGTGTTTCCGGCAACATGCAGTTGTTCAGTAGGGCTACTTGTCCCAATCCCAATTCGATTATTGGAACTATCAACATAAAGAGTGTTATCACTGTCTGCAACTTTACTTAATCCAAAAGCTTTACTGACCATTATGTGATCTCCAGAATGCTCATAATGACATCAGCAGAATTGGCTGTGTCGGATTTGACGAGAATGCGATCACTTGTCTCCAGCACAACTTTTTGATCACCACCCACAATGACAAGAGTACTACCTGATGGAACTGGCGCATCTTTAATCAAGTGTGTGTTGCTTGATCCTGTGTCTAATGTGGCATCAACAAAAATCTGTCCAGTGGTTTTATTTGCGACTGATAGACCAATTACCGTCACTTGCGTTGCTGCACCTACAGTATAAGAACCCACCGAAGCAAAGGTATTGCTCACATTTGTTGACAATTTTCGTTTAAAAGTATTTGGCATTTTCCCTTATCCTAGTGCTATAGCAAGAGCCACTGCTGCTGCTAATGCTGAATTTGCTGCATCATATGCAAAAACTGCAATTGTATTTACTGTATTAGCCCTATCAAAAGCTGCAATTGCTATTGTATTTGCGATAGCTGCTGCATAAGAGTTGGCACCTGAGCCCACCTCTGTATTAGCACCTGCAATAGTAGCAGCAGCAAAAGCATTAGCTCCAATGCCCGTGTTATACGCTAAGAGATTAGCTGAGTTTGCTTTATCAAATGCTGGTCCAACATCAACAGAACTGTTGATTGTAATCTTGTCATTAATAGCATCACCAACGATAGTGATTCCTGATCCTGCTTCAATAGTTAAAACATCGCTAGCGGAATCTGCAACAACAAGTGTACCATTTGCATTGACTGTACCAAAAGCATTACCGCCAGTGGTATTGAAAGGAAGAATAGTTCCGTTAGCGTGTTTATAGAATAGCTTGCCGTCAGAAAAATTGATAGCCAACTCGCCGTTTGCAAGCGTTGTTGGTTGTGCAGAAGGGGTTGATGATTTTTTTAGTGCAATTACTGTGTTAGCCATTAAAAGTCATTTACCGTTTCTGTTTCAGGCAAAGAGACTTCTGTTGACTCTTCCTCTGCCTGCACTTTTGAAATTTCTTTTTTCTTCCTATTTATGACAGGCTTTGAAGTTAGTTCAATTAATTTACTTTGTAAGGAAGCAATTTCTTCATTTTTACTCTTCAATTCAAGTTTCATTTGTCCCATTTGTGACATCAAAGTATCCATGTGCGCAAGTTTATTTTGCATTGCTTTTATGGAATCAACATGAGATTTTGCAGTATCAAGTTCAGTTTGTCGTTCATTATTAACTTGAACTAAAGATTCAATTTCAGATGACAATTTTAGAATCATTTCATCTTTTTCTTTAAGCATATCTGTGGCAACCTTTGCTTGTGCTAGTGCCTGAATATACTTAATATTCAGTTCGTTAATTGTGGTTACACAGACATCGATGTATGCATTAACATATTTGTTTACATCACTCATATCATTATCCTTATATTAGTTTAGAACGTACCACCATCCAACATTGCAAATTGAGGAACACCAGAAGCATCTGCTTGTAGAACTTGTCCTTCTGTGCCTGCCGAGGTAACTTTCAGAGCACCTGTTGTATTGCCATATAGAATGCCATTTTGAGTAACAGAAGTTCTACCAGTACCACCATAAGCGACAGATATAACATCAGCATTCCAAGTACCAGAGATAATTGTTCCAAGACCTGTAATACCTGAATAGTCACCCGTTAGTCTTGCTGAAGGAACTGTACCAACAGTCAAGAATGATGCATTACCTGCATTTACGTTAGCTGTATTTGCTTTATCATATGCAAGAGATGCTATGATATTTGCTGTATTTGCTTTATTAAATGCTGATGTAGTATTAGCGTCTACTAGATATGCATAGTAATTTGCAGAGTTTGCTTTATTGTAAGAATTTGTTGCAATATCTGTTGCAGTATTAGCTTGTGTAAATGCTGATGTAGTATTAGCGTCTACTAGATATGCATAGTAATTTGCAGAGTTTGCTTTATTGTAAGAATTTGTAATCCAAACAATCGCATTGGTACCACCGAGATTTAGATTGCTTGTACGAATGTCAGCATTTAGAACGGAAAGCGAGAAACCATTTGCATAAGGATCAATGTGATTATTAAAAGGTTCTTCATCATATCCTTGGAATAGATAATATTCTTTTGTAACATGCTCTCTATAAAGACCAGTATGTACGTTTGAACCTGTTGCATTGACATAATTTGCTATGAAACCAATATCAACAATATCTGAAGTGTAGTTATTACCTGCAAGATAAAGAAGAGGATCAGAAATAACAAGAGTTGAAACGTTAGCAAAAATAGTATTACCAGTGAGCGTTAATTCGCCTGTAATAGAAAGATCACCAGTAATAGTACCACCAGTTAGTGGCAACTTTGTGTTTGAGTTTGCATAAGCAGCTATTGCAATATCTGTTGCAGTATTAGCTTGTGTATAAGCAGAGACAGCACGAACGTTAACAGTATTGGCAAAATTGAATGCAGCAACAGCATGATCATTAACAGTGTTTGAAAAATTAAATGCAGCTATTGCATTTGCATCAATTAGTGAAGCATAATAGTTTGCCGAATTGGCTTTGTTAAATGCATCAATAGCAATTGTTCTGGCTGTATTAGCTTGTGTAAATGCCGCTGTAGCGTTAGCATCAACTAGGTATGCATAATAGTTGGCTGAATTTGCTTTATCAAAAGCCGCTGTTAGAATCGCAGAATTTGCATTTGCATTGTTATAAACGGATGCAAGAACATCAATGTAATATTTACCACCAATCTCTATGACATCATCACCAGCAGCATTACCTATAAATGCTTTTCCAGAGACGTATGAATATGCTGGTTCAGCTGGTGAGAGTGATCCAGGTGCTGGTGCTGTTGTAGAACTTGATCGCTTAATCTGGATAATAGTATTAGACATTTTAGAACGTTCCTCCGTTTACAACAGGCAGTACCTTTATAACGTATTTTCCACTGTCTGCATCATAAACGAGTGTTTCATTATTATCAGAATCACTGGCATCTACATCCAAAAGAGATGAAAGATAGTTTACTTGAACTGTTGGAGCAATTCCCACTGTTCTTACTTCTGTCCTCTTTGACTCAGAAATAGCTATTCTATTTTTTCCAGTTGAATTTATTATTGCTTTGATTGCCATTTATTTTACTTTGTTACTTGTGGTAGTATATTTATTATTCCTTCTAATACTCTTGAGACAACATTTGCTTGATCGACAGTCTTAACATCAAAAAGATAGCGACCTGGCTTGATATTAGCTGTCTGTCCAGAAGTCATAGATAGTGTGATTTCACCATTTGATGCATTTGTTATCGTACAAGTTATGTTTGCTGCGGCATTCACTGAATAATATGATCTTCTCAATTGACTGGTCACTATATAATTGGATGCATTGATGGCTGCATTACTCAAATCATCAGTCAAGTTGATGATGTTATTGAATGTTGTTCCTTGGTCTATGAAAAGTTCTACGAATGCTGCCATTTACTTGATTAGTCCCTTGAGTAATTGCTTGATTTCTTGCATGTCTTGTCGTAAGTTTGCAACTTCATTTTCAATATTGTCTACTTTCTTCTCACGCATTTTTTTTCTTTTATATGCCTGAAGGGTATTTGCATCTTTATTGATGAATACGCCTTCAGATACTTTAAAGATTCCTGGAATTTGTGTCTTCTCAGCCATTGTTTTTCCTTATATTTGCAAAGCAATAACTCTGAGATCAGCAACTTTAGGAATAATCGCACTATTTGTTCCTAGTAGTCCAACTTTAATTTGGAAAGACTTGAACCCAGTGAAAGTAATCCCTTGACTATTTATGTATTGGAACTCTCCACCAGCATAATTGACTTCATTAGCAGTGTACGCAGGAGCAGAAAGATAAGATGCTGGTACACTAAATGTGAACTCTTTGAAGTCACTCTTATTGCTTAGAGAAGAATATAGTCCGTCTCCACCAAAACTCTTTTCAAGTTCAATCCAAGGTCTTGTCTGCAATGTGTCAGTGTCGCTTCCATTTAGCACCTTCAACCAAATTCTTATGTCTGTGCTTGGTGGACGATAACCAGTAATGTATACTTTCAAATCTTCTGCAACACCAGCAGGGCCATCGTCCAAAGTAACGACCTTAGAGATGTATTTGTTAAATAGTTTACCACCTGTTGGGTTAGTCTCATCTGTAGCATCATTGTTAATTAGATTATCGACAATGATGGATTGTGTTTTTTTCAAATCAAATACAGGAGACAGATAATTCGAAGATGTTTTCATGGTCACACGTACTTTGCTTGATCTATCAGAAGATAGATAGGCAATTTCATTTGATCTTGAATACATTGCCATTTCTTTTTCAAATTCAAAATTTTCAGAAGGATTAAATGGTCTATATGCATAAGTTACAAGTTCAGGACCATATGTATTTGAATATGATGCAAGCTCAAATGATTGTGATGCTTTATTGAAATCAATTATAGCAGGTTCGAAATCAAGAAGTGTATATCTCTGATTTCTGATTGATTCAATTGATGCAGAACCTTCATCTGAAATATCATAAACAACATCATTAGCGGTGAAGTTGCCACTTGAATTTGTAAGAATCATATATGTGGCATTCGCAGCTTCTTTATAATATTCTAGATTTCCTCTGCCGTTATTAGCAGTAGCAATAGTTGCTGTTCCTTTAACAGCAGCATTTCCACCATATCTCACTGTTGCTGTTTCACCAGCAGAATAACGAATATTTGACATTGTATATGTACCAGAATTTATGCTAATAACTCTGGAATTTATTTCTGAATTTGATCCTACAATGAAATCATCTAAAGCTATGGTAGTACCAGAATAGCCTGAAAGAGTAATTCTTTCGCCTGTTATAATGGGATCACCAAATCCTTCAATACTTCCAACAATATCTTTCAAGTAGATTTTTTCTTTTGGTTTATTTCCAATTTCAAAACTACCAGACGACACGAAACTAGCACGATACCATTTGCATGTTAGATCGACTTGATCTAATGGTACCCAGATCGCATCATTGTTTGTTGTATATGTTGTGCCCGTATCAAGTCTTCCTGTTATAGCTTCACCAGTGTTTCTATCTGGCTGACCTATTTGACTAATCCAGAAATAATAATTTGGATTAGTTGCTTCAGGATGAATTACGAATGCATATGAACGATCTGAATACAAGAAAACAGGAGCATCAAACGTAACTTTTAGTCCATTTGTTCTTCCATCAGATGAAATTGGAACATCTGCATTTTTGAATCTCTTGTATGATAACGGTACCTGATTAAGAGTAATTCCTTGACCAGCGTCCATTTCACGAATTTCAAACCAAACTCCTAGAGTTGGATGTTTTTCTGCACAAAAGACTTCAACAGAAGTTATGAATATGCCTTCTTCTCCATCAGGAGCTTTGATTGGCAGAGCATATGCAAGGCATGAGCTTGATTCTGTAGGCAATGGTGGAAATGTAGCAAATGTTGAGCTGTTTCTTGTTTCCGCTGTAGGGAATTGTCTAACCTCAGTTTGTCTTGTAGACAAAATTGTGTCTTGTTTTGTTTGTCTGAGTCCTTCAGCAAAAAACGTTTTCTTAGCAAATGTTGTTTCTACTGTTTCTGAATTAGTAGGACTATCAGTTACTTTAACTAATTTACTTCCAGTTTGGAATTTTAGATTATCAGTGTTTGGAAGATATAGTCTGAACCAGCATACACCAGACTCATTAGCATACAATGCATCGCCCTGATCGTACGTCCAACTTGTAACAGTATCTGGAGACAAATACTCTGCTTCAGTTGTAGGTCTTGTATAATCTGTCATATTAATGCCGTCAAAATACACATAGAACCTTGCATATGGTTTCAGACCAGTCACATTACATTTCAATGTTTGAGCACGAATATAGGGAATGAGTTCAACGTTAACAACTCTAGTTCCAAATGATGCTGTATCTGCATCGTTAAAGTTGTAAAGTTCTGATCCTGTTCGATCTGATCTATACAATGTTTCAACTGTTGAACCATTTTGCTGAGTTCTAAGTGATTGTGCTACTTGATCAGCAGTTGCTTTATTTGAATATGTGCCAACTAATTGTCTACTGGTACCTGTTCCTCTGTAAACTTTATAACCTGTAACAATTGTTTGCCAAGCATTCCATATGGTTGTTATGTAAGATCCTTGTGTAGCATCTTCCATACCATCAATATTAGCATCGTTCAATGTGATTGTATTTGGAGGAAGAGTAACTGTATCGATCCAAACATCTTCGATAGGAAGAATATCTAGAACACCAATAAATCTATATGTCGATTTTTCAGTGTTTAGTGTTCCTGTTGCACTTTGAACGTTAGCATACACAACTTCAGAATAATCAAGTGTGATAATATCGACAGCATTGTTTTGTCCACGTCTAACATTTGATCCACTGAGATAATCATAATCAATAGACTGCATAGAATATACTGGTCTAATTGATTTCTCTTTTGGATCAATAACGATACGATAATCAGGATCATAAGTTGCACCAAGAGCATGATCGTCAAAAGTATCTACGAATATGCCGTTTTTAAATCTATCATTACCATTTTCGTCTAGAATCAAAAGATCGAGTGCATTCTTTTCAAGAAGATTCAATGATACATAATATTCTAGATTTGAAATTCTTTCTTTCATAATCTCGATATCACGCATTGTCTGGCGATATGGTGCAACTTTTACAACAGAAGTCGCTATATCTTGTCTTGATATGATTTTGGCAAAATATGGTGAAATAGAAGGATAAGGTGCAACTGTAATGATTGCTAGTTCCATTTCATTTGGAGAAATTTCTGGAACAAATGGTTTAGCACCAGGAACGCCTCTTTTAATCGAAAATATTTTGTCCTTGTTTACATGAACAACATCTTTTCTTCCCAAATAGTATGAATAATCAAATTCTATTTCAGATGATGGTGTTACTAGAGCAATTCCTGTTGAGTAGTTAAATGTATTAGAAATACCAGGATTCTCAGTAGCACTTGCAACAGTTGTGGTATCTGTTGCTGTTATGCTTTTCACTGGTCTAAAGTCAAGATGATTGCGCAAATCATAGCTCTTAGCAGAACTTTTTGATTTATAAATTGGAACTTCAGCAATTGATATTCTGGTATTTGTTGCTGCCAAATAGCTGTATGGATTTTCATCATACTTGTCATATGAATCAATAGAGAAATATCCTTTACCTGTAGAATAGTCTGGATAGAAATAATCCAATTCTACAAGAATACGGTCGGTAGAACTTAGTGATGTGATTGGTGTTATTGAACCAATTTCATAATGTGTATCTCTTTGACCATTGTCTACATTAAATTGATTTGTTACAACTGTTCCTTCAGTATTAGAAGTGAACGACGAAGAACTCTTTTTGCGAATTTCTCTAACTTTATAGATGTCAGAAAAACCTAGATTAAATGGACCAGATGTTCCTGAAGTAGCACAGTTAATTTGCACAAATCGATTAGGTCTCAGAATTTTATTAGCCTGAAGAGCAACGGGCCTCTTTACTTTAACAGAAACAGTGGCGTCAACACCAGTTAATGTTGCTTCATTCAGGTTGAATTGCAATTGTGTGCCTGAAACAGATACACTTCTTTCTGTTCCTGTATCAAATCCTAATGTTGTTAAGTCGATATAATCTCCAATTTCATAAGACTTGAATACAGCATTTCCTGTCAATTGTTGGAAAGGATTTTGATTTATAGTTAGATGTGTTGCATTTGCTTTTGAGACGATTGTGTAAACATTGGATAGTCCAGAGAATCTTAGCTTATCACCGAGATTCAATTTATTGAAGTTTGTTCCAACTATAGTGTTACCGCCTACGTTTGTCGCAGTGATTCCTGTTGTTACGTTTTTCTGAGTTGCTACAGACAAGAAAATTTCTTTTTTGGCATCACCAGAAAGTGTACCTGTATATGCCAAAACATCACTTCCAGAAGGCTCTATGTAAAATTGTCCAGATGTAATAGTTACAGGTAATGTCGTTGTGTATTCATAAGATGTGGCACATGTATCTGTGGAATCTTTGATTTTTCTAGTATAGTTCGATCCTGTGTAATACAAAAGTGGCGAATTAAAAGGTTCATAAAGAGTAGTTATGCCTGTTGCAGGATCAGGTATTACGTCAGCAAAAAAGTCAGGCGTTGATGCATTGTTAACATACAATCCTTTGACAGAAGAGAAGTTATTACTTCCTAGCATTCGAATATCCATAAGATAGATATCTGCTCTGCCTGTAGCTGTTCCTAAAAATCCTCCATCACTATCATATTCAATTGAAGCAACTTTTGCTGATCCTATAACATTTCCAGTTGGTGTTGCTGAAATGGATGAGAATATTGAATTTGAAAGTCTATCTTGTTCTTTATCATAGAGATTGATTGTTACGCCAGTATCTAGAGGAAGATTGCCAGTTATTTCTTCAACTGTAATATAAGAACCTAAAAATGCCGATGCAGTCTGATTTATTACGTTTGCATATGTGAATGCTTTTTCAGTTTCAAGTGGAGTTACACCCACTGTTTCTACTTCATACCCTTTAACATAAGCAACGCCGGCGCCAACTCTAACAGATAATAGAGAAGAGTTACCACTTTGTGCTTGAGTATAAACACCGCCATTTGTTCCACTATCTAAGTGTTCTCGAACATCAACGTTTAGTCCTGCTGTATAATAGTCACCTGACTCGTCAAATGTTCTTTTTGCCCACTCTTCTTTGATGATAGAATATTGTGTTCTCTTTGCTATTGTGCGAACGATTCCGTCTTTAATCGTAAATAGAGTTACGAACTCTGGAACATCATCAGGATCATCATAGCTTCGTACTTGTAGTTCAGCAAAAAGCTGAAGTCGATCAGCACCTGGTGCTGAATAGTTAGATGATTCCAAAGCTGGGTCCAAAAGACTATTGTCTCTCGTATAATTTTTTATAGCTTCAGTAATTTGAAATCCAACTTTACATGTTGGTGTATCGTCATATCTTCCAAGAACAACTTCTTGAGTTGGGAAATATACGAAAAATCCTTTGGAGAAGACAACGCCTTTTGTTATGCGGAATGCTGAGCCATATCCTGTTGCATCACTAGCAATAATTCTAAGATTGCCCACATTGGAAACAAGTGTTTCGCCGTCAATGAATTTTGAATAATTTGCAGGAGCTGGTGAGCTTGAAGTATAGTCAACATATATTGTTTTGGTATTTTCAGATGCTTCTGAGCCATCAAGAACGATGTTAACAATTGCTGTGACGTTAGATGTGGCACCTCTAACTTCAACGTCTTTGAAGTCTAGAATGTTAATGGCATTATTGTTTGTATCAACATCTTTAACTTTTACATAGTTTAGTGGACCATATGTGGATGAGTTTGTGTTTGCCCAAAATGGTTGAAATTCACCAGGAATAACAATTGATCCCTCTTCAAATATATGCCTGCCGTGACGCTCAATTTGCTTCTGCAAAATTGTTTGCATCTGAGTGAGTTCTCTGGACTGCACAGCATATCCAGGTTTAAAAAGGATTCTGTAATATCCATTTTCTTCATTGTAGTCGTCATAATATGGTGTCACACTTAAATCTGTTGATAGCCTTGAATTTGCTGTATTAGCATCTGCCATTTCTTTTTTCCTTTAGAATTTCACAACAATTTTGAAGTCTTCTATTTGATCTGATGATCTTGTAACTGGTTTGATATTATCAACATACAAAATTCTACCACTATATCTTTTTAAATCACCTTGTTCAGCACTACTAATAGCACGAACAGTAAAACTAGATGTTCCAATAAGTGATTGTGCAGCGGTAGGTGTTCCTACTGTATTTATAAGAAGAAGTTTACTTGTTGCAGAATTCCAAGATAGAACTTTTCCCTTGAATGTTGATGCGGCTAAACTTGTGCCCTGATAAACAAACTCGTCTTGTGTATAGTTACCCGAACCAGCAGCAGTAATTGTATATGCCTGACTAAATGCAGCGTTTGTCGCAACGTTTGACGATCCTTTAATATATGGATCTTTCAGCAAAGCAATCTGTCTAAAATCATTAGTTGCTTGAAGTACACCTTCTTCAGAATATCTGAGTTTAACATCAATCATGACATTTTTACCACCAAGCTCATACAATGGATCATATCCGTGACCACCAATAGGACTGATGATTGGGCGAAGAGTTGCTCCTGTGCCTATTCCAGCATCTGTTACTGTTGCTGTTGCGTATGAATAGCCTGTTCCAGGATTAGTAACAATGATGCTTGAAAGTGTATTAGTAACAGTATTCAATGAAGGTATTGCTGTGGCAGATTGACCATCACCTGTGATTGTGATTGTTATGTTCGATGTGTTTGTATAATTTTGACCACCACTTGTAACAAAGATTGTTTCTATACTACCTTCTGTTGCTGAGCTTTGCACTTGCCATTGCAAAGAGCCATCATTCAGAGATAGTGTTTTAACAGGTATATAATTGTCTGTTGTGAACCTAATCTTTTCGGCATCGTTGAGGGTATACATATACTTCCAAACATATCCATCAGAAGTAGATGTAGTTGCTTCTGTGTTAAATGACGTTGGTTCAACAGTTGATATAGAACCATTGTTATTTGAAATACATTTGTAAACTGAATAATCACTATTAACAACGTAAAACTTAGTATTACCATCAAATAGATTAGGATTCATATGATCGTAAGCAGTATAGTTTGTATTGGCTGTCCAATTAAATCTTGGAATGACGTGCATAAGATCACCACCAAGAATTTTCTTACCACCAATCATATTTGACCAAACTTCATACACAGTTGCCATAGATGCATTTGAAACATTAGGAGATGATTCATTTGGCCAAGCATCGACTTTGCCAAACGTCAAGAAAATCTTTGTATTTGGATTTGGCTCAGAAACAGACTCTCTAAGCTGTTCGGCATTGTTAATTCTCAAGTCTACAAAAGTAGAAGATGTCATTTTTCTTCCTTAAATTATTTTTTTATATTTATGAACGAATTTTCGTGACATACACGTTACCAGATGTATTGCCTGCATATGAAAGAGTTGCCACAAATGTTGCTGGTATTGAATTAGAACCGTTTGCAGTTACAGTAGGAACAGATGTATATCCTATGCCTGGTTCAGTGATATTGACAGATACTATTGAACCAGTTGCATTGACTGTGAACGATGCGTTTGCACCTTTGCCGTCTCCAGTAATAATTAAATAGCTATTTGCATTATACAATCTGCCAGCATTATTAATCGATATGCTCAAAACATTACTTTTTTGAACAACGTAGAAATAATCACTAAAAGACTCTGTGATCATGTAGATGCTATTCTTAACGTTGGCATAATTACCACTTGTAAATTCAAGAAACACGTTGGCATTTACTGATAGTCCATGAGAATCGTATGATACGTTAATTGTGTTTCCTGTTTTTTCATACTCTCTTTCTGCAATAATGTAACTTGACGCATTAACATAACCAGCTTTATTAACGTTATAGATTGTGTTTGCATCTTCATTAGCAGAAACTTCGCTGGCTGTATTTTCATTAATATATTCATGCTCACCGAAAATTTTCAGTCCAGCTGGATGATTGATGTCTTTTACGGCTGTTCTATAATCAGCAATCGATTTGGTCGATTTCACAACATAAGAGAAGATTTGATAATAGTCTCTATCTTGAAGAAAATTATACGAGCTTAGATGTCCATCATCATTCAGATATCTACCTGGATATGAATATGCACCCTGAACGATGAATGGAGTGGCTTGTGCTCTTCCATCACCACTACCAGTAAGATCAATTGTTGTATCAGGTGAATAACCACTGCCTCTATTTGAAATAGAAATTGATTGAATCGAACCAATAGATGATGTTAGTGACGTGAGATTTGCACCTGAACCTAGTATTGCTTTGACAACAATATTAGCACCATTACCTGTCGCAGAAATTACATTTGCTCTGGGTAAGAAGTTTTCATCAAATCCTGATCCACCGACAAAGTGTCCATGAATTTGTTGGAATCTAACTTGACTGATTGCATTCGCATTTTGATTATCTACATTTGTGACATTTGCTACAGCACCTGTGCCGTAACCACCAGTTACGTTGATAAACTCAATCACATCACCAATTTGATAATTCTGTCCGCCATTAGCAATTTCCATGGCACCAAGAATGCCCAATCCAAATATGACTGTATTGGGCAGAATACTGATTGATGGTTTTGTTGTATAATTTGTTCCCGAATTGAGAATCAAAACTGATCTGGCAGGGCCTGTGTTGGCATAAACCCAATATGACATGCCGTTTGCAATCCATGAATTTACATTTGCTGAATTGAGATTGCTGTATACAGTATTATTGATTGGTGTATTAGCTTCAAGTGAGATTGTGCTTGCAACAATGTTATATGAATTAGGATGTACTGAACCATCAGCAACGACCGAAGTTACGTTAGCATTTGCACCAGCACCGCCACCGCCAGAAATCAATAAGAAATTTCCGTTTTGGAATCCAGCACCACCATATAGAACAGTGATGTCAGCAACGTTACCCGTTGAAACCGATGTTACAGTAGCACAAGCTCCTGTACCTGTATTACTAACAAATATAACTGGATCACCAACTGTGTAGTTTGATCCTGCATTTGTAATAGATACAGAACTAATAACGCCACCAAATACATTTGATGTTAGTGGAAATGATCCTGAACTGTCTGAATAAAGGGCAAAAACAGTTTCGCCATCAGCAAATTCACCCTTTATGTTTGACAGAATGAGTTCATCAATCTGTTGACCTTGTTCAAAATATCTGTCAACACGTTCGACAATGGCTGATGCTAGTGATGTATTACCGACTATCTGAGTTGATATAAATTTCTCAAGAGCAAAAATTGACGTGTTTGATGTTGAATTAAATTTGGTATCTGTAACACGCAATGATTTTTGAACAAACCATTTGCCATCAGATGCTCTGAGAATGTCTTTTTTAGGATAATAGAAATCAATTTCTTCGTTATACAAGATTCGAAAAAGAAATCTGGTAGCTTTTTCTGTACCTTTAGCTCTATAGAAATCTTTGATATTCTTGATAAGAATGTCTTTATCAGCCAGAGCAAAGTCTGGCAGAAAGTTCATAAAGATCGAATATAGCTTATTGGCATAATCATCTGGTGCCAAATCCACATCAAAATGTGTTTGAATATTTTTGATTGTATTGACAGCTTTATCTTCTTGTTCTAGATACTCATAATATTTTTCAAGAAATGTTACGAATCCTTGATGATCATTTCTGACAAAAAAAGGAACTTGAGAGTTTATGAGATGGCTGATTTTATTGTTTGATATCATCTTATTCCGCAATCATCGTGATCTGTTTGCTTTTTGAATCGCCCTCATCTATAACCAATATTCTATTTCTTAAAGGTCTAATAATATCATCATCTGCTTGTATATTGAATGTGACAATATCATCATCATAAAAATCATTTTCCAGAACAGAAAGCACTTTAATTGTATTTAATGTAATTGTGCCATTCTCGTAGTCAATTGTGCCAGCGTCATTGTTTATGATAAACTTTTCACCGTTTGATTTGTAATAAAATGTTCTGAGTTTACCAATCTTTGATTGCAGAATGACAACAGCAGATCCACCATAACCTTCTCCACCAGATAGATTAGCTAGTGCATTTGAATAGTCACTACCAGAATTTGTTATTTCAAATGCGTATAGTTTACCGCCAGCAATTCTTGCTCTAGCTGTAGCACCTTTGCCATCACCCGTAATTGTCACAGTTGGAGCACTTGTATATCCAGCACCAGGATCTAGAATGTCAATTCTTTCAATACCCGTTTGTGCTTCTGGAACTTCTTCAATGAATACATTTCTTGAGACTCCAGAAGCATCAAGAATTTCTATTTCTGGATAAGTCGAAAGTTTGTTTTCATGTGGCAACTGCTTTATTGGCATCTTATATTGAATATTGTACGTTTTTTTCACATCAAACGTTAATGGTACTCTTTTTTGAACGTAAATATCAATGTCGCTACCTGTTATTGAAGGGTCGCAGTTTTCAATATATGATTGGAGTTTTGATTTTCTAAACGTTGAAGTAAAGTCAGAAAGTTCCTGATCATTATAATCTGAAATAGCAGCTTTTACTAATTGCATCAATTCGCCAGCACTTTTTGATGTTGCTTTTGAATCATATGTTACGCTACCCTGTACAATAACATAAACGTAATCAGGATCAATAATTTCTGGTGTAACTGTTAATATGTTCCTGCTTTGAATCAATTCTTCTTTGATTTGTTCTTTTTCAAAGTTGGTTAGCTGATAGTTGCCTTTTGTTTTGATAGAAATATAAACTTTTCCATAAACGACAGGATCATTATCTTCTCCACCCCAAACAGAAACAGAATCAATATAGTTGTAGTCTTTTAGAAGAAGTGTTTCGTAATCGTTTTTAGTTACTGCTCTGTTTTGTGTTGTGTAGAAATATGGTGCACGGAATCGAACTTGCTCGATTGTTTCTTTGTCTGAACCACCATATGAAGAAACAGCAGATGAAACAGTAACATTATCTTTATACTCACCACCAATTTGATCTGTAAATGTGAATCCTGTGATGTTATTTGATTGTGCACCAACGTTGTCTAGATACGTACAAATAACGATATTTCCATCTTTTGGTTTTTTACCTAAAATATCGTCACCAAAATAGAATGTATAATTTAGTTTTTCGTTTTCTTCAATAAAGTATACCATAGAATTTGATGTAAGTTCAGTAATGTCTTCAGCTAATGTATATACTTTTGTATCTGTGTTTGATGATGATTCTTGAATAGAAACTGTAATAGATGTTGTGTCTACGTTAGCTGATGGAATCTCAAATCGTCTCTTTTCGTTTGTAGAATCTACAAGATATTGAAGCGTGATAACTTCACCTTGTTTGATGAAAACGTTTGAAAAAGCAAAAGAGCCGTTTGTTTTTAGTGCTGTATTTGAATTGAGTGTTACGAAAGGATAGTTTATTCCGTCTTTGTCATATCCAAGAAGTCTGGTATATTTTTCAAGTGTGACTGATGTTGCTGCGTTATCTTCTGTATTAGATGGTGTAACAAAAATATCGACTTTAGACAATGCACCTTGCTTGCTGCTAGGAACATAGTTCATCAACTTAGCATGAGAAAGAACAGATGCTCTGATTTGCGCAGTATCAAGGAACATCTCATTACCAACCATATTGAGATAGTATCCCATATAGTGAGTGTTATATGCTAGAATGTCCAGCAGAACAGCCATACCAGAACCTTCAAAGTCAAAGTCTTGAAACTCTGACTGACTTCTCAAAAACGTTTTTAGATTTTCTCTAATCGAAAGAAAATCAAGTTCTGTTACTCTTAGTGCTGATTTTTCTACGGCCATATTATCTCAGTCTTTCTAAAAATAAGTTAATTACTGTTGATTGTCCAGTATTTATAGGTGCAAACGAAATTCTTGCATTATAACCATTATTGTCGGGATCGGCAGTGACTGTTACGCCGTCATCATTGTAATCATCAACAAGAATTACTCTGGGTTCAAAATTTCTTATGACTTCAATTATTGCATTTTTGAGAAATATCGCTGTAAACTCATTCATGTTGTCAAAGAGAATCTTTTGAGCACTCGACCCAATGCCAGGTCTGAACTTTCTATCATAGTAATTTGTTAAGACGAGATTTCGTACAGATCGTTTGATAGCATCCACACCTGTTTTCTTGACAACATCTTTGGTTGTGGGATGTGCCATGAAATCCAGATCGAGATCGGAGTAGTCAAATTTTCTTGTTATTCTGCTGTTTTGTGCCATGTCTTATTTATCTTTAATTCCAATCAGCAAAAACGGGCGCAGATGCACCTACAGTTACGTCTGTTAATGAATCGGCGTCAGCATCTTTTGCCATGCCAGAGTTGAAATAAATTTTATTTCCTATAATAGCTATATCAGCACCAGCTGTAGTTTTGATGCCAAATTCACTCGCTTTCATAAGTGTTTCTGTGCCTGATCTGGTTGCGACTTGTTGTTTAGCTACGATTCCAGCTGAACCACTTTTAGCGGTCAATTGTGCTGTTGTCTTACCAGTCAGTGTTAATTGTCCATCGGTTGCTTCAATTTGCTGTGATTTATCTGCTTTTATTGCTATATTCTGTGCATTCTTAGTAATATCACCAGTAGAAACTGTATTATGATTACCTATTACACCAACATTCATATTTTTACCTACAGTTGTATTATGATTACCTACTACTGTTGAATCATAGTCTCGTTCAAATCTATCAGTTACACCACCTGTTACTCGTGTGTCTTTTGTGCCGGTTACTTCCATTCTATTTTCACCAAAGACAATATTGTATTGCCCATTGTGTGTTGTTATTTGTAGTCCACCATCAGCTAGAAATTGAATACTTGTTCCACCTCTATGCTGAAGAGTGATTGTTTCAGCCCCTTTAGTATCGTCTAAAATGAAGCTATGGCCCGATTGTGTATTCCACATAGTTTGATGTGGATATTTACCACCTGCTTTTCTGCCATCTTCTCTGCTCTGATATTGAGTGGGTGAATCTGGTCCTGCAGGATTTTTATTACTTACATCAGAACTTGCCATGATATGTTTCTCCTATTATTTTAGACTACCAAAAATTTTTCCGATGAATGCACCGCCACCCTGATGAGTAAATTTATTTACAAGATTACCTATCTGTGCTGGATTTACATGATTTGTTGCTGCTATCATTTGTTTGAATTTACCTGCTAGAGGTCCTGGAAGTCTATCTATAATTTGCATAATGTCTGCTCCACCTGAACCAAAAGCAGCAAGAACAGGATTTGCACCAGGTGTGCCGCCAGCAGAAGAAAGCAAAGATGAAAATGCTTGTATAGCATCTTGAATACCTTTGCTTTGTGCAATTGAGACGTTACCGTTTGCGTCTAGAACTTGAGTAATTTCGCCATAAGCACTTTGATATTTGATTTCTGTGCCTTTTAATTTGTCTAAACCAAACAGAGATACGTCTGTTTGTAGTTTAAACATGACATCCATCAAGTCTGATAAGTTTGTTGCTTGTGCCATAAGTGCTATAGCATTTTCCATAAAGACTTCTTCATTGACACGAGCAGTTGTGATGTATGTGCCACCCTCACTATATTCAATATCTGGTACAAGAAATGAGATACTTTCAAATGCTGCCAAAAGTTCTAGTGGCATTTTCTCAGTGATCTTTTTCTTATTTTTCTTACTTAGATTCTTGAACATTTTGCCCAATGACATATTTATTCCAGGAAGCATAGAGAGCATAGATGGTGAAAGTATACCAGCTGCTGCTTGTTTTGCTGTTGGTATAGGTCCAATTCCAGGCAATAAGTGACCAGCAAGCTGAAACAGTTCTGATTGACTAGGAAGTCCTTGTCTCAGAGAATGTGAATATCCTGCAACTTGTTTCTCTTTTGGTATTTTTACTCTAGCACCTCTTCTATTTGTTTCTTGAATATCAGGTTTAGGCATCATGCTGAGAATACGTCTGAATGCTTCCATCAAAAATGGATTTGCCATAAACAAATTGATGTTGCCTGGTTGTGAAATTGTAGGATTCACGACATCGTTTGCTGTTCCTAGAACGACACAATCATTTCTTCCAGTTGTCGTAAAACAGTATACTAATGAACCAGGATCAAATGGTCTAGCAAATTCGTTTTGGTTCTTTCTGATTTGTGTGCTCAAAGCAATATCATCAGGAGTAACACCTGTCCAAGAGTGTTCTGTTGGTGACCAAATTTGAATATTTCCAGTCTTTAGTGGATCTTGTTTTTGATCGTCAACACCTCCTTGACCATAAACAATGCCAATTTGAATGCCGCCGTCACCAGGAAAATTCTTAGGATACATGTTATACTTCTCCTCGCCCAACTGTTGTTGATACACAATCTATTGTTGTCGTTGCATAACCACCACGTTTGATGTTATGCTTCATATGTAGAATCAAATAGGTACCCGTTCCATAATTCATTGCTCTTCCAGAAGGATCACTTAAATTTGGAAGTTCGAGTGCAATGACTTTACCTGCATGAAGAGCAGGATTCCAAGGAACAGTCATTCTTAGAGCAATCTTATCTTGTTCAAGCAACGACATTCTTGCTTGTCTTTTTTGCTGTGATACTTGTAATGAATCGGGGCACGTGCCTTGTTGAGCTGCTGATGATGAATTTGATAGTCCCATCTTTATAACAGAACTTCCTATTCCGCAACCTAAAGTTTGATTTCCAAAAAGACTGAATTGCTTAAATACAGGATTAAATACAGCCATAGAATTATTATCTCCGCCATTCAAACCTATACCATTTAGAGCATCAGATAGTAAATCAAAATCACAAGGAAATGATAGTGAAAGGGCAGAAAGTGGATTATAATTGCCTGATCTTATGCCTGTATCTTCATACATGAATGGTTTAGATAAAACTGGTTGTTGTCTACTCATTCTATAGAGTGATCTAAAATGATGAGTAGATATATTTTCAAATGTCATAAAATGAAGAAATGAAGGATCCATATTTCCTGTATACGCCACAGATGCTTGTTGAGATACCACTTGAAACGGATGTATATTTGGAGCAATGTATGGTCTTGCTGGACTAGACGGTTCAGTCCTTAGTCTTTGTACTCCTGCACATTGACGTAGAACATCTTCAACAACTTGTGTTGGAGTAGCACATTTCCATGATTTACTCACAAGAGTTTCAGCATCAAATATCATAGTTGGATCACACAATCTTAGTAGATATTCTTGATTTCGTATGCCGTTGAAAAATTTTCTATTTTCAAGTCTATAAAGTGTCTGTTCAGTATACAAAGTTGGAGACATATCAAAGAATTTTTCCAACTGTGGTTTTGTGATTCTTATGTTAACTTTTGCTCCTTTAAAATACTCATGATATTTTACTGGCATACGTTGTGCATAATCATGTATTCTTATAGTTGTTTGTAGACCTGGTGTCAACAAACTTTCACCCATAATAATTTCCATTTCAGTAAAATCTTCCAGCAACGAAGCTGGAATATTGCCTTCATATTCAATTTGAAAGTCTGCAAGAAAACTTTCTGGTCCTTCAAAATCCATTATACTAGCCTTCTAATGAAAGGAGTTCTTCTGTTAATTTGTACGAGATTATCAAATTCACGAACAATCTGAGGATAGTATTCTGGTTTAATAATCTTGATCGATCTTTTCTTTTCATTCAAATCTACTTCATAATCATAGTTTGTGATTCTTCTTGTGAACTCAGTTTCTTTAACTGTTCTACCGTTTGCAAAATTTACAGGTTCATATTCTTGAGTTTTTGGTAAGTTATCGTATGTATCATAAGGAACAGTCATATTATTCACAGTTAATTGATCTTCATTTATCCAAAATACATCCTCAGTAACAATTCCACTTAACTGTTCTTCTCTAATCACAACCTTTTCATAGTGATGATACGTTGTTTGAGCGGTTTCAATTGATCCATATTTTCCTATGATGTAATTATTGAAATCTTTATAGTTCAATGGCCAGTCGTATTGTGGATCTACAATGTCGTTTGCTAGTAATATTATCCAATGCGCTTCAGGATTATTGTATACTTTATCTGCCAAAATTTCTGGCGTCTGATCATCTTCGACATCATAAACATAATATGCATTTATGTTTGCAAGAACAGATCGAATTACTTGAATCCGAAAAAATATATTTGTGACAGATTGAAGTGATGTAAGCTGTTTTCCTGCAATATCATAGCTTATTTGTGGAAATTTATTGAAAAACTGAGTCATTTAGAATCCCTGAAGTATTCGTTTTTTATGAATTGGTTCTACTTCTCTTAATCCCATGCTAAGTCTAACAGCAACTGGATGATCGTTTTCAAATGCTGAGAAATTACCTGATATAGGTGTATAGTCTACTTCTATTCTGTCCATCACACAAGTGTTTATTCGAATCAATTCTTTGTTCTCTTTGCCTTTTGAAAAAAATGTAATATCAAAATCAGCTGGATTGATAAATGTGAACGATGCTGTTGTTGGATTGAGTTCAGGAGCAGCATGAAATCTTAGAGTTTTTACGATATTCTTTATTGTTTTAGATTCGCCTTCATTTCTTGGAATCATTATGAGTTCAAATGCAAACTGTCTTAGAGCGACAGAGGTAAAAAGAATTTCTACAGCAGGATTGATCGGATTTCCTGTAAGAGCAGCTATATTACTAACTCCTGTACTACCTACAACTTCTCCAATGGCATCTATAGCTCTAGCGCCTGCCGATACACCATTTTGCATCGATTGAAACATATTTCTAAATCCAGAAGTTTGTGCTGCTAATGCAACACCTAATCTTCCACCTAATGCTGTTAGAGATATTTCCTCATAAACATTATTTGTGTTGAAAATCAGTGGTGTTGGCATGTATAATGCTATTGATTGTGCTATTCTTTTTGTGCTTCTTGCACCAAATATACCTCTAGCATTTCCTGTAATACCACGCTCAAGAAAACCATCACTTTGACGCAATCTTTCAACTTTTGATATATCGTTTGTTGATGTGGAATATCTTTGTCCTAATGACATTGAACCAAATTCACCGACATTTAAAAGTTTTTCGGAAACATTTATGTTTATCATCATATAGTGACTCAGATGTGATTGTCCCAAATCAGAGGGAAACACTAGAGACCTAAAGTCATAATTGCTTGTCAAAAATGATGAGTTATTCGATGATGTTACGTCTAGCCATTCTGTAGGTACACCTGGCATGTCTTATCCTTTTAAGAGTTCTATATATTTATACATCAAAATAAATAGTAGCATGAACACAAAGACGTACAAAGGAAAATTTACGCCCAAGAATCCCAAGAAGTATAAGGGTGATCCAACCAATATCATCTTTAGGTCTTTATGGGAACGAAAGGTCATGAAATGGCTCGATGAGAATACTAATGTCATTGAGTGGCAGAGCGAAGAAATTGCTATTCCATACATATCACCCGTAGATAACAGATATCATAGATACTTCCCAGACTTTCTTGTCAAAGTCAAAACACCAGATGGCAATACAAAGACCATGATGCTTGAAGTAAAGCCCTCAGCACAAACCAAAGAACCCAAAGTTTCCAAGAAAAAGACACAGAAATACATCACCGAAGTTATGACTTGGGGCGTCAATCAAGCCAAGTGGAAGTATGCTAAAGAATACTGTGCTGATCGCAACTGGGAATTTAAACTCATAACTGAAGCCGAACTTGGCATAAAATAGATAAATACAGATATGGCAAATCAACAACAAAAACAAAAAGAAGCTGTCGATTGGTGGCTCAATAAAGCTAGAGGCGCTGCTGGCTATAGACGCAATCTGCTGTCTAATGCCGATCGGTCCAGAGGAACCACTGTCATAGGCAAGATGTTCTTCTTTGAATATGATCCTAAGCACAAAGCTAAACTTCCAATCTATGACAGATTTCCACTCGTATTTCCCATTCAAAGATACCCAGATGGTTTCTTGGGTCTCAATCTACATTATCTTGATGGTAAACTAAGAACAACGATCTTAGATGAACTCAAAGAATATACCACCAATAGTAAAATGAATGAGACGACGAAGTTAAGGCTTTCATACGATCTTCTTTCACGCACAACACTTCTTTCTTCAGTAGCACCTTGCATCAAACGATATCTCACTGGTCATGTAAGAAGCCATTTCATCGAGATAACAGCAAATGAATGGGACAAGGTCGCACAATTACCAGTTCAAGTATTCGTAACAAGGACATAAAATAGATGGCATCCTACAATATAACAAATCCTGCATCAGCTATGGACATGAATAGTGCTTACCGTATAATGGAAAATTATAACGGCCTGGCTAAGTCATGTCGGTTTTTTGTAAGAATAAATCAAATTGACAAAATTCCATCTAGAGCAAAAAACGCTGCTCGTGATTTAGAATATCTTTGTGAAACTACTGATTTGCCAGGACGAGGGTTTGTCAGTGCTGACATCCGTTATTATGGTCCAAATTTCAAGATGCCCGTTCAGACACAATATGAAGACATAAATTTCACTTTTCTATGCAGGAATAAATCCTTTGAGAGAGAATTTTTTGATGACTGGATGGATTATATGAATCCAAATAATTCTTTTGATTTCAAATACCGTGATCAGTATGCAGTGAGTATAGACATTTTTCAAATATCAGAATATCCTGATAGCAATGGATCAATAGAAGCAGGCATACCAGGTCAAGTTCGTGATATTGGTAAAGCCGAATATAGATTGACGTTGCACAATGCATATCCCATTTTGCTAAACGCACAACCATTGAACTGGTCTGACTTCAATTATCTTAGACTTGTTGTTTCATTTACATATACACACTGGGGAAGAGATCAAGATAAAACAAGAACAGGATTTAATCTGTTGACTGGAATTGAAAACGTGCAGTATGATGAGTCTGTAGCCAATCGGTTACCTTTATCATCTCCAGGCACAATTTCAAGATAATGATATAATGAGGAGTTTTTAATAATGCTACCAAAAATTGACTTACCTACATATGACCTAACTTTGCCATCCACAGGCAAAAAGATAAAAGTAAGACCGTTTCTAGTAAAAGAAGAAAAGCTCTTGCTTATGGCTCTAGAATCTGATGATGATCTGGAAATAGTGAACACAACAAAACAAATCATCAATAACTGTATTGTTTCAGAAAAGATAGACGTAAACGCACTTCCGTTCTTTGATGTTGATTATCTATTCATTGCCCTCAGAGCAAAATCTATTGGTGAAAAAGTAGACATCAAATACACATGCAAAAACGTCGTGAATGGAGAAACATGTGGTGCTTCATTCAACGCCGAAATAGATGTGTCAAACGTCAAAGTCATCAAAGATGAATCTATTGCAAACGTTATTGATTTGAAGAACAATATCAAAGTCAAGATGAAATATCCTTCATATACAACTATGAAGTTGATCATGGACAATGAAAACATTCTGGATAAGAAAATCAAGCTGATTGCCAACTCAATTGAATACATTCAGAACAAAGAGAGTATTATAACAACCAAAGATGTTACCAAAGAAGAACTCGAACAGTTTGTTGGTGATCTTATTCAGGAACAGTATAAAAAACTCGAACACTTTATAGATAATCTGCCTTCATTTGTCGTTCAAAGCACTGCAACATGCAACAAATGTAACTTCGTTCATAATCTAGAGTATTCGGACTTCACAAGTTTTTTCGTCTAATGCTTGGTTACGATACATTGATGAATCATTTTCAGACAAACTTTTCCCTGATGCAGCACCACAAATATAGTCTTTCAGATATAGAATCAATGATGCCTTGGGAAAAATTCATCTATGTAGATATGTTAAAACAGTATATCAAACACCTCGAAGATATGCAACGTGATCAAGCAGCACAACAAAGAGCACAGAGAACGAGAAGATAATGGTAAATAGAATATCGACAAGAATGGATCAAATGCCAAGACGGGATTTGACCGCTGCACTAACGATAGATCCTAGAAGAAATAGACAATTGCCTATTCAAGCTATGCCTGTACTTAGAGGTAGAGATATATCTGAATTAGAGGCGATATCTGCTGCCGAATATGCTGCTAAGTTTCCTTCTCATGGAAGAAGATTGGCTTCGTTATCTACAGGTGGTATTGCTCGTGACTTTGCTTCATCTGGTGGAACACCATCAAGTGCAGCGCCAGAAGTGAGTCCAGAATCTGGCGCTGCACCAGCTCCTTCTGGTCGTACACCTTCTGGATCTTCCGCTGCACCAGCTGGTCCTTCAGGAAGAAAAAAAGAAGGAGAACCTCAAGTTCCTGCATGGCAACAGGGTTTAGATAAGATAGCTGGTGCACCCAAAACTGGTCCAAGAACTGGTCCTATCGATAGAAGCAAATTTAAAAGTGAACTTGATGATCCAGCAGTAAGACGCTTATTTGGAGATATGATACAAGCAGAAGTTGGACATCAGGGAAGAGAAGCACAAATTAGACTTGCTGAAACAGTATTCAATCGTGCAATGTATGAAGGCAAAACACTAAAACAAATTTTGTCAGACGAAAAATATTATCAACCATATCGTAATGGTAGATTTGCTGCTGCTCAAAAAGAAATAAACGAAGAGAAAAGAAATCATCTAAATGGTATAATTGATCACACTTATGCTGGTTCAGATGAAACAGATGGTGCTGCTCACAATTTTGCTGGACACATACCTGATGATTTGATTGTTGGAAAATATGGCGGCATTCCTGGATCAATCAAAAAAGTTGGTAATGAAAAATACTACAGAAAGAAATATAAGAATGAGATTGAGGGTTATAAAAACTTACCAAGAGTAGAAGAAAAATCAACAGAACAAAGAGAGCTTCCTTCAATACCAGAAGGATATGAGAAATTACCAAAAGCAGTACGTGATAAAATTGAGAAATATGATCCGGAACAGCGATCTAGATTGTTTGATCATTTCAATAAAAATCCAGAAGCAATTGATCAATTAACAAAACAATACGAATCAAAACAAGGAATAGTATCACCAGAAAAAAATGCAGCAGAAGTAGTAGATAAAGCACTAACAACTGAAACTGGACTAGCTACTCCATCAAAAAACTTTAGATTTCAAGATGGTTGGATAACTTCACAATCTGATAGAAATTGGAATCAATGTGTTGCCCTTTCTCGTGCGTTCAATCCAGATGTAGGACGAGCATCACAATGGAAAGTTGATCCAAAAGCACAAATAGTGCCTGGAAGTATGGTAGCATCTACAAAATATGGCACTGGAAGTACGCCTGGTGGTACACCTGGTGCTGGCTATCACACAGGAATTGCATTGACTGCTCCTGATAAAAATGGTAACTTTCTTATTTTAGATCAAGGTTCTGGTATGCGTGCTGTTGTCAGACAAAGTAATATCAATGGCAGAGTATTTGGTGGACAAGCTGGTGTAGTGCAAGGAACTCAACCATCTATGGCAGCATTAGAAACTGCTCTCAAAATGACTAAAAATGAAAATCACATTGAAAGAATTAAACAATCTATTGATCAATTAAAAAAACAAACAGATGTTAATAAAGAACCAATGACAGAAGATCAGCGTCGTGCAGCAGGTGCAACAAAAGAAGAAAAAGAAGAAGTAAATAAACAATCTTCAATAGAAAAACCATTAGTAACAACAGTTTCACCACCTGAACAGCCTACAGATCAGAGACAAGCTCAAAGTCGTGGTTCAGCAGAACTTGCTCTTCCGCCCGTGTCTCAAACACTGCCTGTTCCAAAATCAGAATCAACATCACCAGTTTTACCACCAGTTGTGACAACAGTTTCACCTTCATCATCGGCATTCACTGCTCCAACAACACCTGCTGAACCTCAAGCACAACCAGCTGTTCCTCAAGAGCCAAAAGCACCCACTGCTCCAACAACACCGGCGACACCTGCTGAACCACAAGCACAACCAGCTGTTCTTCAAGAGCCACCAAAGTTAATTGAACCTGTTACAGAAGTAAGAGGAATGCCAGCTCCAGCAGCAACAGCAGAGCCTGCGCCTCAACCTGCACCGCCTTCACCTCAACCAGAAGCAGCACCTTCGTCAGAAAAACAAGATTATCAAGAATATCAATATGGTGGTGAAAAGAGAGTACCAGATAAGGACAATCTGAGAGTTATCAACGAAGATACAGGCAAAACTCTGTTCAAGATGAATCCATCAGAAGGGATTCATATAAATCAGGTTGGAAATGTTGAAGTAACACCTCAACAGCGAATATATCCCGGTGATATTCAAAAGCAACAAAAAGTACGACAAAACAAAGAGATGCAAGAATCTCAAGAAACTCAAAGAGAACTGAGTACACCATCAGCACAACCATCTCCACAAGCATATACAAATGCTTCAAATCCAGGTCTCGAACATATGAGAGCAGCAGAAATGGACATGTCTAATATTCTTGGCTCAGTTTCGTTCAGACGATCTGTAGGAAGAAGCAGATTTGTCAGCGTTGGTAATTCTATTCTTGGTGGCCATTTTGACTACGGTGCAGCTAACATGAGCAGAAGGTCCACTTCATAATATGGAAGACAGATCAAAGAAGAGAATAACAACAAAAGACTTGACAGTTGATACAGTCTATAAAAGAAGACTGCCCTTATCTGGTGCCGAAAGAATTGAGAGAGAAGAATCGTTTCTTGAGAGTTTGTCACCAGCTGCTTATTCTGCAATGTTTCCTCAAAATAAAGCTCCATCTCAAGGAAGCGGCTCAAGTCCTGGTTCGGGAAATAGATCGCCCATGTCTGGTGCACCTGGACCTAGTGGTGGATCACAAAGACAGCCAACACCACCAGCATCATCAGAAACACCTGCTCCTTCAATACCACGTCAAGCACGGAAAGTTGAATCAGCAGATATACCAGAGGGCACTCAAGCACCAGGTGAGGGTGTTGGAGTTATACCAAGTTTAATTCCTGAAGGTGGCAAATCAGATGATGTTGCGAGAGAAGCAGAGGGATTTACTCCTGAACCAGCAAAGGTACCAGACGTTACAGCAGAACCTCAGTCAAAAGCAAAATCTTCTAGAACACGTGGTTTTTCTCTGACACCAACAGAAGGCGTTCAAGATTCAAATCTTGCACCTCAAGTTGATCTATACGATAAAGAAACAATTTTTGGTTCTACTCCTACTATAGAATCACAACAACAAACAGCAGTACCATCAGCAACAGATCAGCCGGCAACACCACAATCTGCACCACCTCCAATGCCTGATGATCCAGAAAAGTCAAAAGATGAGAGAGAGTTTCAAGCAAACGATACAGTCTTAGATCAGAAATCTGGCATATCATTTATGGATCAAAGAAATAAAGTTGGTGCTGATCTCAGAGGTGTTGACCCAAGATTAAAACATATGACAGCCGAAGGTATTCGTGTGTTTGAAAACATGCATCAGGGCAGATATAAAGTTGAAATTCTTGGTCCATCGGGCGGAATGAGAAGTGCAACAACGTCATATCATGGTTCTGGTGGAGCACTCGATCTAGTCATAGTTGATACTAGAACAGGCAGAAGACTAACAAATTTTCCTGGATATGACAAACGTTATGGATATCAAGGAAGTGCTGGTGAAAATGCACACATATATCAAGACTTGATGAACAGAGCCAAAATTGCTGCTCATAAATTTTATCCTGATGTTTCAGGTAGTGTGAGATGGGGTGGTTATGGTAAGTGGCAAGGCAATGAATTTGATACAATGCATATTGACCTTGATCCTCAAGGTAGAGGCATGGGTGGTGGCACGTTCGAAAAAGGATTCAGCCGTGAGTTTATGGAAAAGTATGGTGTAAGATCCAATCAGCCAATCACAGATATTGAAGATGCTGTGAAACAGCAATATGCACCAGGTGGACCAAAACGACAAGATGCTCCTACTGCTCCAGCTGCAGGACCATCAGACAAAGAAAAATTGTATGATCTGTATAGAAAAGAGACAGGACGTAATCCTTACAATACAGGACTAATGAGAAATACAGTAGAGACAGATGACTTCAAAAAATGGAGCGAGAATAAATCTGTTACTGCTGTTCCACAAAGTGAAAAAAGTGAAACTGGATTCAAATCATTTGCCACATTCGATGATAAAGAATTAGAAAGAAAATACTCAAAAGATGCAGAACAGCGAGAATCATATCCTAATCCACCATCAATGGTTGTGCTGCATGACGTTTCAGCACCTAAAGGAGGAAAGCCAACAGTAGGAGCAGCAAAGGGTGCTTATCATATGGCTTTTGATGAGAATGGCTTTTATCTAAACTCTCGTTTGGATAAACAAGCACCACATGCCGCTGATTTCAATGAATTGTCTTTGGGTCTAGCACACGTAGGAATGGAAGGTGATAAGTTGTCACCAAAAGCAATCAAGCATGGTGCACACGCTTTGGCATATATGATGAAGTTTCATCCACAAATTACCTTAGACAGTCTCAGAACACACGCTGAACTAAATGCTGATCCAAGAAAAGGCATTGTGGGAACTAGAATGGGTGGTAAAAATCCTAAAGAAGGATCATGGAGAGAAAGTGTACTAGATTATCTACAAAAGAATCCACATATCATGAAGATGAGCTTAGAAGAACTTGAGGGTAGACAAAAAAAGATGGAGTATGGTGGTGAGCTTCGTTTGCCCAATCAATTCTCTATGGAAGATGATGAGTCTGATATGCTGAACACATATCAAGAATCTTTTGATTCTGATAACTACACCGAAAACATCCTAAACAAGACTGAGTACGAAACTAATTATGCAAGGACACCGCCACAAAGAGATGATGCTATACATGATTTGGCTAACGATGCTACATCAACAAGAGACATGACAGACTGTGCTGCATTCAATCGATTTGTTGCCAGATCAAGATTCGAACAAACGGGTGATCCTATAATCGGTGGTCACTTTGATTATGGTGCATCAAACTTCAATTAAAAAAAAGCGGAGATTTCTCTCCGCTTTCTAACTTCTCTTAGTCGTCTGCTAGAGCCTTGAAGGCCTTCAGATCGTCATCATCTTCATCGATGTCGAATGGAGGTGCTTCTGCCTTAGCTTCCTTACGAACAACAGGTGCAGCACGCTCAACAGGAGCTTCACTTGTTGCTTCACCAAGTACCATCTCAAGTTTAGCCTTTAGTTCAGCATAACTTTTGAACTGGCTTGGATCAACAAACTCCTTCAACGAATACTCTGACTTCCAAATCTTCTCTAGTTCGTCATCATCTTGACTGAGTGCTGATGGACTCTCGAACAATGATTGATCATAGTTGGCATAACCATCGACCGTACGAATACGAATCTTGAAATTAGCACCTTTCCAGAGATCGAATGGATTGACAGGAGTATCGTCTTCAAACTCAGGCTTCATCAACATGGTAATCTTGTCGAAAATCTTCTTACCAAACTTGAAGAGAAAGACTTTACCTTCATTCTCTGGATGCTTGGGATCAGATACGACGTAGATGTTGCTGATATAGCTTAGCCGACGCTTTTGAGCTTGAGCTTGCTTGCGTTCTGGTGAACCTTCACCACCAGCATTCCAGAGCTTTGAGTTGAACTCTGAAACGGGATCTTTCTGACCTAGAGTTGTGAGGGACTTCTCGATATACCACTTGCCAGATGGACCCTTGAAACCGTGGTCGAAGATGCGTACCCAGGGAAGGGCATCATCACCATCAACAGCAGGGGCAGGAAGGAATCGAATAACGGCTGAACCGTTACCGCTCTTGTCTCGTTCGATCTTCCAGAACCGATCATCGTCCTTCTTCTCCTGTGATGTAGGAGAATTGAGCTTGTCGAGTTCTTTGGCAAGCCGATCGATACCACCAGATGCCTTCTTTAGTTTAGCGAAATCTACCATTTGTATTTTCTCCGTATAGCGTTGTATTGCTTTTTATCCACATATGCATGACGATTTGTGTATACTAACAGACTCCGAAGAATCTGTCAAGTTATTTATTCGCCAATTTTTCATTCATCTTCCTCAGCACATTTTTCACCTTACCACTGTCATACTCAACAAACGGTAACACCTTATCAGCAAGGAATCGAATCTTGCTCCACAGAATATCATCCTTGCCAATCCGATCATCGAACTTATCGAAGAACTTCACATACACATTGAATACGACCATCGTTTCTATTGAAAGAGTGTTGTTCAAGTATCGTGTAATCAACTCTGGATATTGACTAGATTTGGTCTTGAAGATATCAGATGGATCATCAACACCATCAAACAGTTCGTTCAACTCATTCTCAAAATGATATGTAAAGGCTTGCTTGCGTTTCATAAAAGCAACATATGTGTCATCACACTCATCATCAAGAAAGTCACCAATCCAGGACTTACCTTTTATAAAGTTAGCCACTAGGAAATCCTGAATTTGGTTCTTGTCATACTTTCGGCACAGTTTTTGGAACTGAAACTTGTCCTTTCTAGCCAAAAAGGAATCTTGTGAAGCGTTGACTTTACCTTGATACTTGAAGAAGTCGTATTTTTGGTTAGTGAAATGATTCTTCAGGGCAAGAAACAAGCAATATGTTTCATACGCAGAAAGTCTCATGTCCTGACTCCTTCATCATGGAGTTTATATTGGTAGTTTGGTTGTATTCGATCTTGGTAGAAAGTGGAGTTCTTCTGCTTCAAGTTTGATTTTTGACTTCAATGCCCCAGACACAAGTTTTGCTGCTATCTCTATTTCATAACCAGTGTTTTCACAATAGAGAATAACAGCATCCATGTATGAGACATCTTTTTCTTGGACGATCTTTTCAATTTCAAAGGAGAAGGTTAGCATTTCTTCTCTGTCAATCATATCAAATAATCCTTAGAGGTAAGAGTCATACCTATGACGTTTTAGAACTTCACGAGCACGCATCTCTTGTGCTTCCTGAAATGCTTCATAGAACATCTTCAGTTTTTCGATACATCGACTTAACATTTTTTGTTTTCCTTTTTTAGAGTTGAATCACCTGACTATTGTTGCGTTTAGCTTCATCATAGTCATTTCTATCCACAGTGAGTGTGGAACATGACAATAATTCAAATTCTTTGAGTTTTTGGAGGACGATTCTCACGTCAAAGTTTTTACAAGAAAAGAGATCAAACTCTATGAGAGCAGGGTTGACCTCATCCCAAACGTGGATCGAGAGGTGGGAAAAATCTAGGATAGCCACCGCTGTATGGCCCTTGTTGCCTTCCATATCTGAATAGACAACGAGTGGACCACCGATGACCTTCATACCAACTTGAGTAATAACACTCTTACACCAATCTGCTAGAGAATCTGCTTCTCTAGGAGGATTTGCAACATAAGCACGAATGATGATGTGTTTATGGTCTCTAACAATTGGTTGTGTCATTTCTTTAAATCTGAATACCTCCATGGAAATAAAAGTGGTGGCCCGTTTCTTTTATGGGTGGTACCATACCCCTATTCAAGACATAATCAAGAATAGCTGATATGTTCTGTTTCTAGGTCATCAGCATACCCAATGAGATCAGGCTGCTAGAGCCATCTCAAATGGTGCGTTATCATTGGCACCTAAGTTTTTCTTGCGTTACGTAGCTTGCGCACGGTATCTCCACAATCTTCCATCCGTCTGTCAATCCTGTTTCACGCCCATCAAAGATACACAAAAGTTTCTCCAACAGTATTATATCTGCCTTAACTGTTGACTAGCACTAATTGAAATAATTAGTCAGAAACTAAGTCCTTTTGTGTATCTGTGGTGGACGTGTGCGGTACTGCCCCGCAGTCCAGTCCGTCTTCCAACAGCTTCATCGATACAGATGTATTTATATCAGGAGTATTTCTTTTTGTCAAGATGGTAATCATAAATCTTCTGAAACAGATTCAACTCATAATCTTCTTTACGTTTGACGAAGACCTGTGGATCAGGTTCATTGTCCACGGAAATGATGATGACGATTTGATCGATGGGAATGCCAACACGTTCTTCATACATGAAACTGTATGCGGTTGTCTGTTCAAAATAGTTCTGGATGAACTTCTCAGGTTTGATTTTGGTTGAGGTCTTGAAGTCAATGACACTCAGTTCCCCATCGAACTCACCAATCACGTCTGTTCGACCTGCTAGTCGCATCTTGGTCGAGTAAAGCGGACACTCGATATAATGGATGTTATCAATGCGATCAAGAGTTGGTCGCATGTCATAGAAAGCCTGACGCTGATCAGGCATCACGCCTTCGTGCAACACTTCTTTGATTGGTTTGTTTTCGAGATACCGTTCCATCATCGAATGGAACTTGGAGCCTCGAGTCGTCGCGCGATTGGTTATTCTGTTTGCTTCTTCATGTCCAACGCGACTTCTCCATTCTTCAATGCTCTTCTTTTTGAAATGACCAAGCACAGTTGTTACAGATGGAAATGATTCACCTGTTGGAATGATGTAGTGTCTCGCGCCGTTGACTTCCTTAGTTGAAAGTGGCTGGAGCTTTGGAACCCCAGCCACATAGTTGAATGTTTTTGTCATGCTCTATTTTAATTCACCTTTTTCCTTCATCATCTTGATGAACTCTTCCCGCATCTTCTTATACCAAGACAAGCTCTCGATCATGCTGTTGAACGATTGTGGTTTCCGTTCTGCTAGAAACTCGTCCAACGCCTTCTTGAACTCTTCACTTCCGATGGTCATCATTTGTTCAGTCCTTTGGCATGAAGGTTATTCTTCGTCTCTTCTTTTCGGGTCTGCGTAGTTGATACTCTGTTTCGCCGTAAGGGTTTCTTGGTGCGCCTAAGTCTCCTTGACCATATCTCGTTGGACCATACTCGTCTTTCTCACCTTTACGCGCGGTGCCAGTGTAGATCGCAGTGCCTTTACCGTCGGGCGTTCTGTGGATGTAGGCGTCTTGGTCATACTTAGTAGACAGTTCGTGTACGTGCTTCAAAAGCTCTTTACCATGTTCATCACTCGTGCCTCGAGCAAAGACGTGCAAAGAGTTTTCGCTGCCTACGCCGCCACCCTCATCCCACTTGCCCTTTGTCTTCCTGAAGCCGAACCCTCGATTCCTGAGTTCACCCTTCAGCTCCTTCATCCTAGCAGCATTCTCCTTGGGTGTCAAGTGCTTCCTTTCAGGTGAGAAGATGGCTGAATGACCCTTGAATGAAGCAACGCGAGACAGGGGATTACCCTCTGTTAAGTATGTCCGTAGTTCTTTGAAAGTTTTCATGGTTAACCTATTTGAGTTCCTGTGTATCGTTTCTTAGTTTATCAAGTCTATTTAACCAACCCTTGTGATACTTACCGTATTTATCTGGGTTACTGGTTGCCAAATGGTCATAATGATCTTTCCTGCCTTGAATCAGCTTGTCATAGTTGTCGCCATGCTCTTTAGCCAATTTTTGAGCGAAGCCTTTGCCTTGATTGATAGCAGCGTCTAGCACGACCGCGCGCGATCTGTGGCTTAGATGGTTGAGTTCACCCATACCCTCGAAGTAGTGCTTGCGATAAATCTCTTTGGCATCATCTTTGGTCAGGTTAGCGATGTCAACGTCTGGGTGAGCATTCTTGCTGATGCCATATCTCGTCATGCCGCCAGTGTCGTGTGTTACTTTACCAGCAGGTCCTTCGTACTTGAATGTCCTGTGTGCAAAGCCTTCGAACTCTTTTTCACGATCTTCGTGCTTCTTGAGCAGTGCAGCAATGCTATCGGGCTTGCTCATTCTTCTGATCAAGCCACCGATGTGATCTTCTTTGCCTGCAGGAGCAGGATGAATGATTGCTGGTGGAGATTGTGCGGCGTCTTCTTCGATGAATTGTCTAAACGTCTTCATTTGAACTTTCCGTCTAATATGTCCTCGATGGGAATTGGTTTGTAGTTAGTTCTCTCCACAGAAACATTCACATAGCCATCTTTGTCGATCTTCTTTTCGTGTATGTGACCATGAACGTTCAGCGAGGTTGGATACATGCTGAAGTCATTGATCGGGTAATGCGTGAACAACAAATCTCTCTTGAACATGCCTTTAGTAGCGAGTGATGCCCTGATGCTACTGAAGTATGGAATGAACCTCGCAGCATCGTAATCATGATTGCCCATAATGAGCGTTTTGATCCCATTCAATCGTGCGAGCGTGACACCATAAAATTCTGGATGACCAAAGATAACATCACCGACGTGTATCACGGTGTCCTTTGGTTTGATGATCGAGTTCCAATTCTCAATCATCACTTCGTTCATGTGTGTCACGTCTTTGAAATCAGGCCTCATCAAACTTCCATCAATGCACCTGAACGACAGAATATTCGCATGATTGAAGTGCGTATCAGATATAACGAAAACATCACCCATTCATTCACTTCCTTGTTTTGGCCATAGCCCGCTGATTATAAGAGTCCTTCATTGCAGCAATGTTATCCTTAGACAACGTTGGGTGATCAGGGAAATGGTGCTGCAATAGCTTGATGATTGGGTCTTTCTTGCCGTGATCTGTCTCTCTGCCACCAGGAAGATCGTGTCTGGCCGCAACTTGTGACTCCTCGCCATAAAGCAAATGAGTGAAGCGATGGGCAAATTCATGCTGCTGTTCGGGAGTGCCGTGTGCCTTCACCGCAGCGATGGTTCCGTGAATCGAGCTGGTGTCTGTGCGCTTGGGGTTGAAGCCCTTGCCGAAGATCATCTTGCCGATGTTGTGTGGATGCAGTTCACGTTCAGCACCCTTTGATGGTAGCTCTTCGTGAATTGGCAACTTGCTTACTGGATCAACACGTCCTGTGTCTCGTGTCTTTGCTCTTGCTCCGGGAGCAACCTTGCCACCGATGCTGAGTGTTACACCAGACTCGCCTTGCTTGAGACCTCTCTTGCCCTGAATCATCACTGGCTTTCGCATTGACGATGCAGCGGCTCTTAGTGCGACTTTTGATGCTAGTCCAGGAACAGAAGGATGTGACCCCGAGGGGAACATATCTCCCTTGGGTGTGTTCTTGTACCACATCGCACCTTGATCAGGCTTGTTGTTCTTGTCGTGCTTCATTGGACTCAAATCAACCTGCGTGACTTGTCCAGTTTTCTTATGTTTCCAGAGAGTGAACACACCACCTGGGTCATGTGGATCATCTGATCCTTTGACGTGAACTAGATCATGATGCTCTGTTGATAGCTTACCAACATGATCTTTGAGTGCATGAAGGTTCTTTAGTGTGTGCTCGTCATCTTTGACAACGTAATCAAGGTCACCAAACTTTTTCTTTCCCACTCTATGAAACTCAGAATCAGGAATTGAAGTATCATGGAAATGCTCTGCTGATCCTACTGGAGAAACAGGTGTGCCCCCGAGATGTTGTGATAGCACACCCCTGATTGCATTCGCATGAGGCAGCATTTCTTTTCTTTGGTGGATTCCAGTAGGCGTGGAACTAACAGTGTTACCATGCTCGTCAGAGTATTGAAGATTGCCGCCTTCTTTGAGTAAGGAATACTGTCTGAAACTAAGCATGTCCATGCAGCCTTTCTAGTTGTGGAATCGTGTCTGTTCTAAGGCCACCGCGCTCTTCGATCTTCTTATTGAATCTGGAAACGACTTCATGGTAATCTTCTGGGCTGACATGACCTTTCTTGACAGCGTTACTCATGGCTCTATGCATCTCGACCATAGACGAGTCCTCAGATAGCTTTGAACCTAAACGAGACCCAAGCCACTCATGTTGTCTGGTGCCACCGTGGGCTGCTCTGTCTTCAGCAGATGTTTTGACGAGTCCATTTGGATGATCTTTGAAACGGGGGAACACACGACCTTTGACGAGTGACAATTTCTTGGCACCGCCTGGTTCTTGGTTCTTTCCTGGCTTTCCTGTCTTCTCAGAAACCTCGAGCTTGTTTGCAGGATGTGCTCCGCCGAGTACAGAAACTGCGGCCTCTGCAAAGGCGTTTCTATGTGCGCCCTTGATCTTTTGATCCAAGTCTTCTCTGTGTGAACTGTTGGCAACGATGTGTGATGGGTCCATTTCTTCACCCTTGGGACCTTTGGGTGTATGCAATAGATCGATCTGCACAGGTGTCGTGTGACCTTCAGGATGATGGAAATGGAATAGAGCACTGGTAATACCAGAGCCATGTCGTGTCATGCTTTGTAGCGACATGTGACCAAATCGATTGTCCTTACCATCATTCTTGAACATGCCATGCAAATGGTTCTGAGACTCTTCGGTTGCGTGAGTATCAATATCGTTGAAATCTTGCTTACCCCATCTGGCCAAATCTTTTGGGGTAGTCTTCTTGTCCATGATGGGACCAGTCGAGCCGCCATACTTGATGCCCTTTGAACCAAAGATATTGTGCCCAGCTCTCTCATGAAATCTCTTGCCGAACTCTTCCAGAGAACTATGAATTGCCTCTCTGTGGTCAGTGCTGATTGGCTCGCTTGCAACGTGACCTTCTCTGGCATCAGTCTTTGGCACAGGCAGAACTGGAATCGCTTTGCCCTTGGGTGTGGGAAGAAACATGTTCGTCCCGCCACCCTCTAGGAGAAAGTAGTTCTCGATTACAAACTGTTTGAAGGTTTTCATAGTCCCATTTCCGTTCGTTTGATGATGTAGTCTCGCACGAGACCTGACCGAACAATGTCCTGCTTCTCAAACTCGATGTAAGCGAACTTGTTCATACGTTTTGTGATATTTATAAAACTCATAAGGCCACTTTTGTCAGTCTCCTTCACTAGGTCAGTTTGTCGGAAGTCACCACAGAACATGATCTTGGAATAGTCGCCCATACGGGTCATGACTGTATCGAGTTCTGGGAACGTCATGTTCTGGAGTTCATCGACGATCACGACAGCATTGTTGAACGTGATACCACGAAGAAACGATGTGGTTGTGAAGTGAATGATGCCGCGCATTTTCAAAATGTCATAACCATCACCTCGACCAAAGAGTTCATCACAAATTTCCTTGTAGGGTTCTTCGTATACGCGAATCTTCTCTTTCACACTACCAGGAAGGAAACCAATGTCACGAGAAGGAACAACAGAGCGAACGATGATGACTTTATCATAGTTGCTTGATGATGACAGCACTTCATTTAACGCAAGATACAAAGAAATGTAAGATTTACCAGTACCAGCATAACCATGAAGCATCAAATTAGAACCACGATTGTAGGCTTCGAAAGTCAGCTGTTGATTTGGTGTGAGTGGAGAAACTGTTCTGAGTTCGAAATGATTACGTTGCGCAGTCTGTTGATCTTGTTGCTTCTTGACTTTACGTTTTGACATAGTTTCTCCTTTATGCGAAAAAGGGACCTTCCTTAGAGAAAGGCCCCTTGCAATTTTCTTAAATTTAGGAATTGTCTTCTTACTCAACTGATCAAACTTCCTTGGCTACGTCCCACCGTCGATTGCCAATCTCAGTATGCGGATTGGCTGCTTTGACTTTGCCTAGAACATACTTTGAAAAGTCTGAGGGTGGTTTTGATACGCCGATACCAGCAGGATCGACAACATTGAGTTTATTGTAGATTCGTTCGTGTTTAGGATTGTCTTTTTCGTATTGTTCCATTTCAGAGATGGACATAGAGAGATCAAATACTTCACCAGTATCAGTGTTTTGATATGTGTAATTAGGCATCATAACTCCTTGTATATCATATTTATATAACCTCGAGATTCATCCAGTCTGGTACACCTCGTTTTGTCCAAGTATGTAGATGAGTTTTACCTTGCTTGTAATAGTTGCGATAGTTGGTAATCGAGTCGGCTGAGATGATGTACTTAGCGTCCATTGCAGGGGTAACTGGTGTGAAGTAGCCAACTGGAATATTGTATGGTGGAATTTTTAGATACGACAACAGAAACGAACACTTGTGTGATTTGCCATACCGATAATTGTATTCATTCAACAGGCCACGAAGGTGTTCATACAGCCAGGTATAGTTGTTATTGCTTCTACGGCACCACACGGCACTCGGATGATTGATATGTGTTGCTGAATAGATGTTCGTTTCACGATCATCATCGAGTTTCCATCGTTTGACTTTGCGACCAGTTTTTGATTGTCCAATATACTCTTGACCATCGAGAAGCCGATGTGCTGTTGACAGCAACTGACACGTCTCGAGGATCATTTTGACCACATGCTTGTCAACCATCATCTGGGCTGCAATGTATGGATCTTTGTCGAGATAGAAGATGTTCATTGCTTCACCTCATAAGTCGGACAGTGCTTGCCGTCTTCGATATACACGGGCGTCCGAACACGATTAGCATGTCGCAAAGACCAAGGCAACGTCAATAGACGCCAACTGCATTCGCCGATATCGTCAACTTCAGGATCACGAGTAAAGAAACGACAGGAACCACACTTTTTCATTCGTCTTTTCCTTTGTGTTTGATCTTGCGGGTATAGACTGTACGCATCCGCACAATCTTATTCTTGAACGGAGTATCCTTCACAAAAAGGATTTGGGCACTTCGGGGTTTTCGTTGTGTCTTTACTTTCGGCATCGTCTTTCTCCAGATGGGTTTTGATTTCATCCATAAGACCAGAGAGTTTACCTTTTCCAATATCTTCTTCATACCAATCAACAACCTCTCTCAATAATTGTTTTTCTTTTCTTGTTTTTAGAGTATACATGATATGCTGCCTTTTGTCATCAGATAAATTAGACCAATCTTGAATTTCTTCTAAAGTACGAAAGCACCCGATGCAATAATTCGCATCGAGTGCAATCTTACAGACTTTTATGCAGGGACTAATCAAACTCCCAATTCCCTTCGATCTAAAGAGGTGCTGTCCCAGTCGGCATCAACACCATACGAACTAACAGGTTCACTAACAACAGTTTTCACATTCTTGTCCTTCTCACGGAGAGCCATGATAGCAGCGGTGGCCTTCTTGATCTCTTCCTTGGTCATGACAGGCTTAGCAGCAGGCTTTTCCTTAGCAGGCTTTGCTGCCTTCTTCGGCTCAGGCTTCGCTGCCTTGACGACAGGCTTGCCAGTCAGCATAGAGCCAGCACGTCGATCAGCGGCCTTGATGGAAGTGTCAATGTTCTTGTTGATGCCAACATATGTATACGAGACGACAGTCCGACCCTGCTTGGTGGTAGTGATATCATGACCAGCCAACTTGAGGTACAGGACATATTTAGAAGCATAGTTGCCCTTACCAACATGCTTGTTGATCTGGTCGGGCGTGACAGTACCCTTAGACTTGAAAAGAGAAAGGGCGAGATCGAGAGCGGTATTCTTAGCCATGTGATTTACTTCCTGTGTTTGTGTTAGAACGAACGTGATAGGGATTATTAGTCCCACCAGAACCGAACGATGTTGTTGGACGACATGGACAATTCATCGGGACGCCAGCGTTCGACCATCGGACCAACGAGACGCATCAATCCGTAGGCACTCAGATCATTTACCTTGAACCGAAATACTGCATCCCAATTGTCGGTTGTCAGATTGGAAACGTCAATCGAGATCGAACCGTCCTTCACAGCCTTCAGAACGAGGGTAAGCAGGTCACGGTGATCGTTGAACATCCAGAAACCCAAAAGAATTTCCTCGAGGACGTTCTTCTGGGTTGCAGGAACGTCGAGCACCATGTTGGTGTTGTTGATAAACTGGGTCATGTTACTTCCCCTTTTTGGTGAGTTCATACGGCTTGTTCCAGCGACCGATGTTCACGTCAACGTACCAACCCACGTCGAAGTAATCAGTCTGGATGTCCGAGTTATCGTGGTTACCCTTGTTGAGTGCACGGAACAATTCGTCGATGAATTTCAGGCACTTGCCATCAAAGTGCTTATCGTAGTGGTACGGGTTCACGTCGAGATGACCTTCAGCCGCAGTCCATGCAACACCACGCATCGCAACATTAGCACCGCAAACCTTGTTGCAGTTGCCGATAAAGTCAAGGCTGCCAGACTTGATATTACAAACGATGGTCAAGTGGTTGCGAACACCGAAAGTGGCCTTGACGCCGTATTTCTTCAGGACCTTCTTGGCATCGGCGACGAGGGCAGCCTTGCGGTCTTGGGACATATAAGCCATGGTGTGGATTTCCTGTGGTGGTTGTCGGTTCAACTATGACCATTATACTGGCCTGTGGAATGGATGCAACACATATCTTTGCATGGATGGTATGCATTTATGCATGACTGATGGGATCGATGGAATATGCGTTGGAGCTGGCCGTTTGCGTGGAGGCCGGGTTGGTGGCTAAGTCATTGAAATCATTAGACATGAAGTCTAGCAAAATCAATGACTTAGCCTTGCCGTTAGTGTATTGTATTGATTAGAGAAAATTCTGAGTTGCCCCAGACCTTTAGGCAATAGTTCTCGGCATAGTACTCTGCGACCTCTGGCTCCACGAACACCATATGGTGTACCATCAACTTGTTCTCATAGACTTTGAGATCATACGCACACACACCATTCGATCGGGTATTCTTCTCTATGATGATCGATTTCATTTGCTCACCTTTCCTTTGAGGTAAGACGCAACACAATAGGACGAGACGCTGGCTTTGATGTGGACCCGTTCGTCGCTGGGGCACTTGAAGGCACACAGCATGAAACCTCGAGTAGCCACATAACCGAGATCGGTGTCCAATCGGGCTTCACGAGCCGTGGAGATCATTTGCTCGACCAGTTCGTTTGTCGTGAAATGCTCGGCATGAGGATTGAGAACACGAACCACGTCGGCTGTTTCACGCAGGTTTTCTAGATCGAACACCATGTCGCTGATGACCACTTCGGTTGCTTCATCCAAAATCATATTCATCTCCATTAGGCTGCTGCCTTGAGGTTCTTGTTGAGCTGATAGTCCACCGACTCGATGGCGTCCTTCATCAACCCTTCGGTGTCGATCTCGGGAGCATCGGTGCGCTCACAATTGTAAGCCCACACCCAAGCCATATCACGATGATTCTTGTAGACCTTGCCGTTTTTGGCAACAGTGTCAACCATCACATCGGACAGGGCGATGCCGAGCTTGGTGGCCACGGAGCGACGATAGCCCCAGCCGTTTTCACGCTCGATCATAACGATAACCTTGCCCTTGGTACCTTTCTTGACCTTACGGCCAGCGACGACCTCGACCGTGCAACCCTTCTCAATACGATAAGCACGTGCCTTCTCGGCATTCAGGCGCTTCGAATACTCGATGGTGATCAGATACTCACGGTAAGCCTTGAGCACCGCCTTGGTCGCATCGACCTCAGCGTAGGAATTGGAATCCCAGGTGTAGTCGCAGAAGCGGATATAGACTTCTTTGGGCTGCTTGGTAGCCTTGTCCCAAACGAGAGCCTTGTCAGCCCCACCCCAAACGTCGGACATAATACGGTAATCGACGTTCTTGGTAACCTGGAGGACCAGACCCTTGTATTCAACGGACTTGAGCGAGCCGTCGGCATTCAGGAAGTGGATAGCCATGTGCTAGGTTCCTTGTTCGCTGTTGATGGTGTAATCATACTGGTTTCTGGAAAGAAAGCAACGCATACCTTTGCATATCAGGCATGCGTTGGATGCATGGCTCAGCGGAGGTATGCCACACCATAGGGACCGAGAGCACGACCCCAGGAATAATCAGGGTCAAACACCGAGCCACGGACATGCTTGGCTGGAGCCTTCCAACTGGCAGGCTTGTAGATATTACCCTTCTGGTCGATGAAACAGTATACTGACCGTGATCCATGCGACTCGTCTACAACCTTGATATACTTGCGACCAGGCTCAGCCGTCAGTTTGACCGTGGTACCACGGCGATCCGACATATGCTTGGAGAGCACGGCAAGCATCTGGTCAAGAAAGTCAGAAGTCAGATTGTTCGTCATAAGTTGTTCCTTCGTTGTCAGGTTAAAAGTAGGTGCGATGGCTTTTGATTTTCCACCGTTCAACGATCCACTCGCCATTCGCATCCTCGTCCACGATAACATAAGCAACGGTTTCCATAACCCTTGCCATACGGGTCTCACCGAGCGGACCCACATAGATCACGTGGTCAAACCTTTGCTTATCCTTTCGGCCGTTGATGTAGGCCATGACTCCATTCTGGGTGTGGTTATACTCAAAGAATTTACCAAACTCCACTTCCTTGAAGCAGCCGACAGACTGGTAAGCATTGGGAGCATAAGCCATGTGAGAAATCTCCTTATCGGATGTCGGTGTTGAGACGGGGTTTCAGGGTTCGGATCAGGTCACGTTCGATGGTGTGGGCTTCGGCTTTGCCACGAACAACCTCGAGGACTTCGACCGTGAAAGCATCACGACCGTACTTGCGAATTGCTCTGCATAATGCCCAATTACGACCCTCAGTCATAGCCCGCTGGACATGCTTGCGCCAACGACGGCTGAGGCTCTTGGACGGGGACTTGTTCTCCACATACGTAACGCCGATATAGATCAGATCACGCACTACCAACTGGTAGACGATGTGGTTGCGGTCGACCCGCTTTTTGCGTCGTTTGATCATGGTTCCAGTATACTGGTCTGGAATCGAAAGTCAACCAGGGAAAGTAAAAAATTATTGCTTTTTTTGACCAGATCGTAGAATTTTTTTCTCAACAAAAAGAGGGGTACTGATTGTACCCCTCTGTATCAAGATCATCTGTGTCGGTGAAAATCATCTACCTCGTCATAATCGGTTTCATGTTCGTGCCACGCTCGTTTCCAGTTCTTTGTTTCACGACGCCTGGGCGAATCTTTCTTTTTCGCTTTTCTCATGTAATCTTCATCTTCATCATAATATTCATAACTGTCGGTGCGATTATGACGCTTCATGGTAGTTCTTTGTCCTTCTTTCTGTTATGTTGTGATCAAATCAGGGAATGCTGATTTTACCATCATTGGGGTTAGTCCTTTCACATTTTGTTTTTTGAGGAGCATGTTGGCAAAGATTTCTGCCTCTCTAGCTTCAAGACATTCCAAAATTTGAATTAGAATTTGCTTACGTCTACTCTCCGAGAGATTTGCACTGGCTCTTGGATTGTTCTCTTGAAACAGATACACACGACTCAATTCTTGATGAATAGAGGAGTAGCCAAGACCTGGTGGTGCATCTGACTTTTTGTATGGGGGAATCTCTTTGACGTTGAACTTGATGTTGTGATCATATGTGCCCTGGAGTATATTTCGAAGGGCATAACTGGAGTTATTTCGAAGCACATCAATCTTATCATCAACTGTTTCTGCTTTTTCAAACTCATCAAAGACTTCATAGATATTTTTCATTGTCATTCCTTAAAATTCATCAGCCACTTCCACAAGTGCTTTGAGCTTATTCTGTATGAAATAATTTAGCATGTTGGATTTTGTGCTTGGTTTGGTTGTCTCGAAGGCTTCGACGATCTTCTGTTTGATCATATCTGGTACATAGTCTAGATCGACAAGCATTTGGTTCCGCTTGTAGCCTCGTTGCATAACTTCAGTGGTACAGAACGTCTCTGGGCTACTGTTGATCCATTCTGTAAGTTTCTTCTTATTTATTACTTTTTGACGTTCTCCAGCGACGAATGTGTTGTCAGGTGAAAGAAAATTTGGAATGCCGTCACCACGATCACCCTTGATGATATGTTCCTTCACGAACATGTGAGGATCTTCGGTACGAATGAATCGCTTGAGGATCGGGCTGTATTGCGTGACGTTCTTGTACTTCTGAAGTTGAACGAAGTCCTTGTCTGACGACAGGATCAACACATCTTCGCTGACTGAATATCGAGCAGCCAACACCGCAATAATGTCATCAGCCTCAGCACCCTCGACCTCGAGAACACGGTATGGGAAATATACTTTGAGTTCATCACGAATCTTATTGAGGCATTCGAAGATCAAGTTCCAATCAAACTCCGAAGCATCACGACTCTTGCGTCGATTGGACTTATAGAAGGGAAATACGTCACGTCGCCAATACTTCTTAGAGTCGCAGCAAATGACGACGTTGCCATACTTTGATTTGAATTGACGAATGTAAGATCGAAGACTGTTGAGAACGATATGCCGAACGAGGTCTTCCTCGATCTTGGCTTTGGGATCACTGTTGATGTGCATCATTAGATTGGAAATGAGTACTTGATTTAGGTCCACTAAGATCATTGTTTTGTTCGCTTTCCTATACATGTTTATGAATTATATAGCATTACATGTTAGATGTCAAGCGTATCCTCTGTTGTTTCTTTGAGAATCATTTCCACTGTCTTTACATAGTCGTCAAGGAATGGATGCATCTCATGATGGATTTTTAGTGATCGATAAACAGCCGCAGATAGGACTGTAAGAGCAAAGTGTAAATCTCGTTTTACAGCATCCTGTTCTCTTTCCAGACCATAGTTGTCAATCTCACTTATGATCAAATTGGTAAGTTCATCTACCGTGGTGTCGGCATAGTTCCTTACACTCTTTTCTTGTGCTTTCTTTAGGTCTTCAACATCGTTTATTGCTTCTCGGACGATCTTGTCTTTAGGAAAAAGTAGTATGTTGTTGGTTGTCATTTGATAGCCCTTAGGAGTACCACTTCATTATTTATGCGTCCCTTTGCTGCTACGTCACGGGTCTTGATTGTTTTCATAAGATTTCGAAGTGTTACTTTACCACCATCGACTACTTGTGGTAGAATTTGATCTGGTTTACGCAACTTCTTTGTGATAGAGGTCTTCTCGTCGAAGCCCAGGACTGTAGATCCTTTGACTGACAGACCAGCATGGCTCATGGCATTTAGCACCGTGAGTGCCCGAGTTTTCGTATTGAACACCCATAGTTGTTGGGCACCAATAATCTCTGTAGCCTTGATACTGGCAATCTTGAATGCTTCGTCATTGGTCTTGAACTTGAGTTTTGACACAAGCACACCAGCAGGCTTCTCTTTCCTCTTGCGTGGCTTGCGAGACTTCTTGATTTGTGTCTGGACAATCACCGCCTGCGTGTCAGCAGCCGAGATGATAGCCTTGACAAATTCCATATACTTCTTGATTTGAGATTTCTTGAGATGTGAGTAAGCATCACGGAGCTCCTTATCGGTACCCTTGTATGCGTCAAACAACTCCGAATAGAGTGGATTGTAATATTCAACAATCTTCTTGGCAATCTGAGGCTTCACAGCCTGCTTTTGCATCCACTCGACAATATCGAAATCATTCTTGCCGTTGTTGATAAAGATGTCAACCTGGTCTTCGAGGAGAGCAATCAAGTTACCAGCACGGGCGTTGATACGATCTTGGATAGAAATGACTTGTCGAGTTTCAACAACCACTTCCTCTTCTTGTTCTTTAGGAGTCAAGGCCTCGAGCTTGAACCACATAGACTTCTCAAGCCCGACTGGCAAAGAACCACCGTTAGTAAGAATACGGCAGTTCCAGCCAATCGTGCGGAGCTTGTGAGCATCGACCTTTGCTAGTCGCTTCGCAAGCTCCTTCTTCTTTACGGACTTGAGATATGATAACACAAAGCCTTTCGCATCATCCGAATCATGATAATAGTTGAACCAATTCCAAGCACGAATGACCTCACCATCAGTGGAGTTCACCGACAGAGTTGGTTCATCACCATGAAACTGATTGTCAATGCTAAGGCGCTTAGTCACCGTCTTGCTCCTTCAGTTCAGCAATCTTCTCTTGGAGAGTTTTCTCTTTCCAGTGCTTACGAGGATTGCCGCACATATGGCATGAACATCTCTGCCTGTTTTCGGCTCGACGACATACCTGTTCGGCAAACTTTTCTGGATCAGTTTCTCGATAATAGTCTAGATCACGGAACTCCTCAGTTCGCTTTTTCATCCGATTGTGATGGTGTCTGCGTTCTGCCCGAGTTCTTGCCATTAGTGCTTCCGATTTAGCCGACGATTCCGACGCTTCTTTGAACCAACTTTACGTCGTCCAGTACGTGGACGATTTTTGTGTGGATGAGGCATAATAAGTTCCTTTTATTATTGAACAACGCTATCATAACGAACAGACTTCACCTTGTCAAGTCTAAACGACCGCCAACCATTATTATCTAGATCCCATACGGAGATGGTATCAGGATTTTCCTTGCGAGTAGATTCCTTTTTTTCGACGACAGGCAAATGTTGCGAGGCTAGTGTGCATCGCATGGTACGCATCGATCCATCCTTCTTTTCGGAAAACACAGTCATCACCCATTCACGCAAATCGGACTTGAGTGTATCACGATCATAACCAACAGCCGCATCATTCATCATCATACTCCTTCATGATTTCAGGGAACAGTTCACGCATACGTGGTGACTTAAACATCATGTCACCAACATAACTCTGTAGAAGATAAGTCAAAATTAAAGATAGAGTAGGAATATAACTCAATTTAGTTCCTAAAAAGAATATTGAGAACGAACTTACAAAGATCGACATATAGATGGCAAAGAAACAGATTTCTAGACAGAAACTAAGAATAGCCACTTTGGCTCGATCTATTCGAATATCGTCACTCACCGCCTTTAGCCTTTCTCAATTGCTGCTTCAGAGCATCAATCTGCGAGATCAAACTTATATAGTCACGCAAGTCCTCATAGCCACCAATGTGCTCGCCATCAATAAAGATTTGTGGCAATGTCAATCGATCTGGCTTTCCTGGTATTTTCTCACGCAACTCTTCACGAGTAAAGTCCGTTTTGAACTTGAGTTCTGTATATGTGATGCTATTGGATTGAAGGAGTTCTTTAGCCTTGTCACACCATGGACAAGTGTCTTTGCTGTATAGAATAACCGTTTCACTCATATGTGTCTCCACAATAATCCCTATTTATACTTTTCGACCCAGTGACGAGGGTTCATCGGCATCGGTTACATACATGACTGGACCCTTGTTGTATGCTGGAGCCACCCGAGACTTTTTGCGTTCAGCCTCGACGATTGCTTCCTGACTTTCAACGCGGTCTTTGCGCCACTTGTAATCGTCCATTGACCGCTTGAAGCCATTCGAAGGAATAGCATTGGAGAGTGTAGCACCTTTACGGTCTACAGTCAAGTCTGGAAAACTAACAGGGCTGACCCTCTTCTTGGCAACAGAAGAAATGCCCATCGATGCCAGAAATTTTTGATGTTCCGCCTTTGCTTGCAGGAACTTTCTGGATCGATTGGGCTTAGGCTTGCCAGATGATTGACGAACATGGAAAATTGCCATGATTACACCATATCAGCATAGTCGTTGTTGTCGAAGGGGACGATGGTTTCCCAGATTTGCTCGGCTTCGTCCCAACGATAGTGACTCAGGTACCAAGAAGCGAGTTCAGCCACAGTATAGTTATACATGTGGCGAGGACGTACATTATACTGGTCCTTGTATGCATCCCACACGATCTGGAAAAGATCATCACGGGACATGTGGACGAGGATGTCAGCAACTTGATCTGTGGTCTTCATGTTTATCTCCAATTAGACTTGATGCCAGTCGAGCGCAACACCTTGAGCATAACCTACCATGTCACCATCAAGGAATACTGAAAACTCAAATCCTTTGGATCGACCGTAGTCGATGGCTTCGTCGAGAGTGTCAAACACAACATCGGACAGATATCGGAAGTTGGTCCAATAGAGTTCATACATGATATATCTCCGATTAAGAGCGATCACGCCAGTCGGTAATAAGCATAGCCACAGCCACGAACACACCGATTGCCATAACGAGAAGGAAGATACTTGCGAGGATCTGTTCTAGCATTACCAGTCCACCTTGTAGCCATCTGCTTCAGGGAAAAGTCTGCGCCAATAGAATGCTTCATCCATCATCGCAGATCCACTCATGCGAGTATACTCTACGGTCTTGACGGTCTTGCCGTCTTTGGTGATAGTCAAAGTATAGGTACCGTGTTGAAGGAGTTTGGACATCTCATTTCCTTTCTTTATGACACCACATTATAGCATGACATGAGCGATCGCAACACCTATTTTTGCATGGCAGGTATGCATCCATGCATAGTTCATTTGAGATGAGTGCGTCGTATCTTGCAGGACACCCAGTAATTGTAGTATTGTTCAGAGAGGAGACAGTCTCGGGTAAGTATTTCTTTGGTTTCGTGATACGTACACCAACCCTTTGACTTGCAGAGATGAAGTATTTCTTTGGTAATACTGTGACCAGCCAGTATATCTGCGTTGAGTTGTTCGTTGGAACCAGTATAAGTTATCCAGTCCGAAGCAACACGCATTTTCTTTTTCTTCTTGTTTTTCTGATAAGATTTTGATTTGGTAAAGAGTTTCTTACCAACATAAGATTTGCCAGAAGTATGATTGCTGATAAGATAGACAAATCCAACATTATCAGCAATCATTTCTTCAGTAAATGGCTTTCCTTGATATAACCACATAATATACTCCATAATGAATATGGAGATACTTATACTCCGAATTTATGAATCTTGAATTTCTTATCACCTTCTTCTACTGTTTTAGCACCAAGATGTTTCAAATTTTGATTTCTAGCAATCAAAACTTCATTTTCGTGGCCACCAAGATGAACGGCTAAAGAGTTTTCTGGCAACTCAATATGTGCGATATGATGATAACCGTCTTCAGATTTTACAGAATAACCTTTAGCAGAATCTTTGTGTGGTGAAGAAGAAATATATGTAGGAGTTCTACCATTCTCAATAAGAGATTTGTGCGCATTTCTGCCTAGAGCAGAATACACATTTAGTTTTTTTGGTATTTTATTATTCTCAATAAACCTGTCAATGTGTTCTACATCTGAATGATTTTTTCCAGATAATAGAGCATCATTGACAGGCTTGCTATTTTTAATATATCTTTTGATTTCTTTCGTATGCTTCGGTGCACCCAGTTGAACATCAAGTGATTTGCGTCTTTCCAAATGTTTATTGTCATCGGCAGCAAACCAATTTTCGTACAAAAAAGCCTTGAACCCAAGCATCGAAATAATCCTTTAGTTTTGAAAGTATTTATTCTTCCAAATCTTCCTCAACATATTCTTCTGTATTCACTTCCGCAGAGCAGAAAGGACAAAATTTCACGAATCCAGAAGTTTCACTCAGATCATAAACGATTCTATATGTAGATTCACATTCGTGGCAAATTTTATTTTCAACTTCTTTTGACATTATTGGTTATTCCTGATGCTAAATAGGTGTGGTTCACGATGTTACCAGCATCCAACCACTCTAATACCTGAAACGGAGGTAATCAGCATTATGACTATATATAGAAAGTCTCAGCCTTTACGAAAAGGTCAACGAGACGGCAAAATTCCTCTTCCAAACAAAATTGAATTTCTTGACTTGTATGAGATTCAAAATAAATCAAGAAAAGACCTTTCTTTGCATTATGGTGTTCATAAAGGAACCATAGACAACTGGTGTAAAATATTTGGTGCTCAAAAAACAAAACAACAACAAATTGAGATAGCCCTAAAAAATACAAAATTTCACACTAACAGAACTGGTCAATATTCAGAAAATACATTTATAAAATTTCCAGAACTGAAGCATAAAGATGGAATATTCTATGTCGTTCGTATGTTTAGTGAAACAGAGTCTTTTTTCAAAATAGGTATCACAACTTCAAGCACTAAGTTACGATACAGAGGTAGATTAAGACATTATAGTTATGAAATTTTACATGAGCAAAAGATGAACTTGTATGATGCTTACACACTTGAACAGCAATATAAGCAATCACACAAGTCTCATCGTTATATTCCTCAAATCAAGTTTGGAGGACACACAGAATGTTATATCTCACAGCCACCTGCTGAACAACTCAACATTTGTACACCTTCGGTGTGATCTTCGCTCTCATATTCAGAAAGTCTAGACCAATCCACATCTTTGGGCATTTTTTCAAGAAAAGCATTATACTCTTCTTCAGTGCAATCTTGAAAAGGTGCCTGCTTGTAAATATGGTCACTGAATGGCAAAAACGATACACCACTTATTTCATCATAGTTTTTCCAAACCCAAGCACCAACTTCTGGCCATTCGTGCTCTTTCACTGATACTGTGATCGAAGGTTTGTGTTCCGTCCAATGTCTCTGATATGTTAGCCATAGTTCAAGTTGCTCAATAGCGGTCATATCTTTTCTAAAGACTGAGTTGCTTGGTGATTTCATTGGGAATGAAAACACGTAAGTATGGTCAGGCTTCGTTACATCATCCTCAACTGGAAAACCCATATCAACCATAAGTTTTGCAAGTGGGTCTTTCTTATCTGCTCTTACAGTTCTGATATAGAATGGAGCGTGTCTTGCGTGAATGCCCGATGCTGTATCTGTAAGAGAAGAAACTGTACCAGATGGCTTGACGCAAGTAACAGCAGCAGAAACAGGAATGCCAATCATAGCAGCCCATTCAGCATTGGTCTTTTGTGCGACTTCACGAAGTGTCATTAGGTATGACTCAAGTTGACCACTTGCTTTGCCGTTTGTGTATGCGCAGTCAAGAATGCCAGTCATAGACACGCCAAGCAAACGCTCTTCCTCACAGTTCTCTTTCCACTTCTTTGATAGATACTTGAAGTTAGTGAGAGTTGACTGCATTGTGCCAAGAATTGTGGCTAGTTTGACCTTGCGTGCTAGATCATGGATGTCGTCTTCAGCACGAACAATCACTTCAGTAAGATTACAGAATTGCCGTGAACGGAGAATGATTTCAGAACATGGATTGGTACCAAACTCATGATTAGGATCACGACGACCAAACTTCTCGGCTTGTGCTTGTGATGCTGTACGAGAGAAGATACCACGCTCGCCTGACTTTGACTCATAGAGTGATAGCCACTCACGCATGAATACACCAACGTCGATCTTTTCTTTAGCCACGAAAGAATTGTTGGCTAGAGCACGTTGAACGTTATCTTCCCACCATGCACCAGACTTTGCTACCCGCATACGGTCATCGGAAAGATCAGACAAAGAAATAAGAGCAGATCGACGAACACCGCCAACGACAACGATTTCAGCAATCTTACAAACGATGTCATGGCATTCAAGTGTGGTTAGACGACGACCAGCAGCCTTCTTGAAGATATTAGTACAGAAATGAAACAGCGAAACAAGTGGATCAGGACCAGATGCACGACCACCAAAGGTCTTGAGAACAGCACCAGCAGGCCGTACTTTAGATACGTCCCACTTTGGAACTTGACCAGCATAGAGCAATTGAAGAAGTTCTTTGAGAGCCTTAGCCCAACCGAGCTTTGAATCTGCTACCATGATAACAGTATCAGTCTCATGGAGTTCTTCAGCCACAACAGGAAGTTGATCGACATACTTCTGCTCGACAGAGAATCCAACACCTGTACCATTCATGAGGATGTAAAGGATCTCATCAAATGACCGAGGATTATCTACAGCCACATAAGAACAATTATAGCCAGCCACATTTTCCTTCTTGAGAGCTTCACCAGCAGTCATCAAGCATCGCATGGATGGCATGATCTGCATAGAAAGAACAGCATCCTCAAGTTCCTTACGCATTTCCTTTGTAAGGGTAAACTTGTTGTTGTCCTTCAAGTGCTCTTCGAAGAAATCGAAATATCGAGCTACAGTCTCGGGCCAAGTCTCACGACGGTTCTTTTCTGGGAGCCAACGAGAGTACCGAGAGAGATGGATAAATTCTTGATATGAAGTCATCCCATAATTGTTCTTTTTGTTTAGCATTGTTCCTACCTTATTCCTGCAATAGTTGTTTCGTTGTTCCTGTGGCCTCGTTGACTGTCTTTGATTTGCGTGGACAGTTTGGATTCTGACAGGTTAGTTCTGATGTTGGGGGGCAGATGCACCCTTGTGGTGACCCGCAATTGCCACCACAGCAATCTGGTTTATTACAAGCCATTCTTGACTCCTTTTGATTTTTCAACTTCATTATTCAAGCGGTCACATAACGACTGTGCTTCTGATTGTTCTGAAAACATTCTCATGACTATGTGTGAATGTTTTTCCATGACCATCCATCCACCACTTTTCTTCTGCTTGATAATAAAGCTAGCCGTTTTCTTCTTACTACCACGCATTCTGATCGGCGGGATATATATTTGATTCACACGTCGTCTTGCCATGTCACATGTCCTTGATTGATGCGAATTGAGTTGTGATGATATTCCAACATTCTGTAGCAATCTCACGATGTTCTTTCTGTGTGCCATTACCCATGCGTAACTGACAATAATGAATCCAGCTTCGTAGACTTCCAGTCATATACATGCGAGACATTGTGATGCCTTCTGGAAGAACAGCACGAGCTTGTTCTTTAGCAACACCATTTTCTAATGCCCATTTGTATGTTAATTTAGTTTCATGAATTAGCTGCTTTTGCTTGAGTTCCCATGTGTCTTTGATCTTCTGGTCATTTGTCTCAATAGAGTTCTGACGGTTCTTTGTGTCCTGAAGGCGTGCTTCACGAGTCTGGAATCCAAGTTGTGAAGCATCAGCATACCGTTGAGAGAACTCTTGGAACGAGAATGATCGATGCCGAAGGATTTGCCGTGCAATGTCACGAGTCGTATTTATTTCCATGACAACATGAACCATCTCAAATGGACTCCAATGTTGACTCTTGCTGAGATATTTGAGTAGCTTGGCTGACGTATCGAAATTTTCTTGATTAGCAGGATTGGACACACGAGCACAGTATGCAACCAGGTCTTCAGATGAAGGTAGGCTGTTGCTACCTTCAAATGCACCCAGAACAGGCTGTGTCATAGCGATTAGACGAACGCTCATATTATACCTCACATTTTTTATAAAGTTGGAGTTGGAGTTGTGCTTTGAGATCAGAGAATGTGTTGGAATCAATTGTAGATTTGATTTGGTCAGAAGTCATGCCAGACAGGATCATATCGTTGATGTCCTTAGACTTGATGGTGGCTGGCCACACACAAATCTTTTTGCCTGTCTTGACTGCTTTACTCATGTGCTTGACGATTTCTTTGTTGCGTGGTTCGTTGTCAAAAACAAATATGTAGTCATGATCACCAACTGTCTGAATCACCGAATACAATGCTGCATCCATAGGGGCAATGCAGTTATCTAAAAACAGACTGTCGAGTGGACCTTCTACTACGTAAATTGTTTTGGAAAAGTCGATCTTGTTGAGACCAAAAACTTTCTTAGAGTCTTCAGCCATCTTCAAAGTTATATAGCGAATCTTGGAGTTTGAGATCGTGCGACCTTGCACACCTTGTAGCGTATTTTCAGCATCAAAAAATGGAATCACAATTCTTTGATCGTTCTCATAAAGTTTTTTGATGCCATCAGATGTTGCAGGAAACATAGACAAAGCAAAGCCCTTGAAGTCTTCAGCATAGTACAGTTCATTCAATCGTGGTAGTTTCCGTTTCAATGCATATTGCTTTGCTGGATGATCGTCGTCAAGGTCTGATAGCTTAGGTAGATTGATGACCTTCTTTTGGAATACAGGTTGTTCCTTAGCCAAGGAGAAGTCTGGACGTGCTACGTTACTATGGCTCTCATTCTTGTACTTCTCAAGTTGGTACTGGGAATATAGATGTGGATCAACGCTCTTGATAAAGTTACCAAGAGACATGGAAGCACCGCAGTTGTGACAGATATAGTTGATGTTTGTCTTTGTTCTATAGAAATATCCACGAGTCTTGAGCTTGTTCTTTTTGGAATCTCCACAGAACGGGCACCTAAACGTCCAAAGGAATTCTTTCTTTTGAGCAAACCTTTGGAGCTTGTTTGAAACAAACGAAACGTATTGTCTGTCTACGAATATGGTCATACATCACCGTTTTCCATTAAGTCAAATGGAGCTAACAATACACTGATTGAGTCACGTTGTCAATGAAATATTTTGGCTATGTCGATGGCTTTAGAGAGAAGAAATACACCCAATCCTATTGCACCCATAACCATGTAGCGATACATGTCTATTTCGGAAATCTTGTTGGTAAGATCGGCTTTGAGTCCGTGTATTTCAGTTAGGATCGTTTGTTGTGATTGATTGATTTTGTTAGTCAAGTCTACGTTCACTGTATTGATTTTATTGTTCAACTTCTGCATCTCATCATTACTGTCTTGTCTTTGTGTTTCCAAAACTCTCTCTATGTCTGCTATGAGCCTGTCTTGTGAATTGATCTTTTGTTCATGAAGAGAAGCATTTCTAGAGATATCAATCGCCACCTGTTCAAGTCTAGAAATGGAAGATTCGGATTGCTGGAATGTGGTTTTTATAGTGTCAATATCTTTTTTAAGCAAAGCAATTTCCAACTTGTTCTTATAAGCGCATTCGTCTGTTACTGACACTGGTAGTGGCTCCGAGTTACTTGCTTCCGTATTTAGCATAGCACATGTATCCTGTTCTCTCACACTGTAGGATAATAGGTTTTTTCCTATTCTTCTTTGCATGTGCGCTAATCGCACGACCATAGTCAGTTTCTTGAAGATATTTTGTCCAGTGTTTGTATTCTTTCTTTGCCATTCTAGCAGAATTGAATACGCTCTCTGGAACTATAAATGTTTCGTTACCTGCAAACATACCACGCTTGACTTCGAACATAGGTTGAGGAAGCCTACGATTGATAGCATCCTGCATGATAGGCGTTTCTTGCTCATTTCTCTTTTTATACGCTGTTTTGGATGGATTGACACCAGGCTCACCTTGTGGACCTACACCAAGACCAGCAATATTACCACCACCAGCAGAATTAGCTGGTGCATCTTCCTCTATTTTTCGTACAAATCGCTTCATTTTTCTCTTGACACCCTTGACAACGTGTATATAATGGCTGTGTGCCTGTTTCAATGAAATACTTTAGATACTTCTTAGTCTTTGACCTACATCCAAATCAACTGTGATATCACTTGAGTTGATGTTTCTTCCTCTGATACCAATAACAATTTGTGGCATATAAGACAAAAACAGTAAGAATGTTTTCAATATGTGATAGTCACTACTGTCTATCTTATAGAATAACATTCTAACTGTTGCTTCTGTTCCAAACACATTTGAAAGAACGATGATATGATTTAGTATCAAACGTTCTTTCAAATTACCAGTTGCTTTATATTTTCTAATCAATCTCTTGATATACTTTATCCGCTTCAAATCTCCTTCAAATTCACTCATGATGCAATTTGGAGTATTGTAGCATTTCATAGCATAGATAAGAAAATTGTTTTCATTCAAATCATCAAACATTATTCTCTTTAGTGTGACTTCTCTCTAATCTATTCATCATACGACGAATAGTTTCTTTTCGTTGTTGATGTTTATTATAAGCTACTTTATATTTTTCCATGTCTGGTTTAGCTTTTCTTGCTTTCAAAAACTCTGAATCAGCAAATCGACTAAAACCTTCTAAATTATCTTTTGTATTATGTTTACGATTAGTTTTCTCAGAATGTGTCCACAAAGCATCATAACCTTTAGGTAATTTTATTTTTTTCACTTTTATTTTCTTAGATGATTTTTTTCTTTTCTTTGATGAACGATATTCTTTAACAGCTTGATGAATCGCTTTTAGTTCACCTTTTGTAAGTCCTTTAGCTTCTGTCAGTTGACTTTTTTTTTACGTAGAACAAGTTTCATTTTTGGCATATCTTCACAAGAACTATTCATCATTGGTGCACCTGAAATTCTTTTAGGACCTGTTTCAGGACCAGCAAGAGCAACTTCATCTAGTCTATCTTCACGAGCATCTTCAGCAGAATCGTCATCCATATCATCTTCTAGATTATCTAAAAGTTCATCTAGTTCTTCTTGTGTTACGATTTCGGCAAACACATCAAAGAGACCACGATCATCCATCTTATATTCAAAGTAGAGAGAATATGGTTCATCGATCTTTGTGACGACTTCTCCATTATCTCTCATACCCATGACTTCGCCAAATTGCTTGATCTGGAATACTTCTACTCCATGATCACCCTCAAGAAAGGTTGTCTTAGGAAGAAAGATGTGAAAGTTGGCTAGAACTTTTCTGATTTTTTCCATGGCAATATAAGGAGTAATGTAACACTTGCTCAAAGAACCAGTCAGAAATGTGTTGATGTTGTCACGAACAGCATCAACGTTGACCCCAACAAGACCTCTTTCAACATATGGTGTGATATCAACTTCTTCCTTGAGGTTTTTCATTTATTAGACTCCAGAATATACGACGTTATCTCTTGGATCATCACCAGAGATTGTGCCCATAGCAACAAGTGTTTCAGTCTTAATACGACCAGCACGACCACCGAGAGTTACAGTGAATGTTGGTTGAGAAATATTAGCACCATTTGTTACAACAGTGATAGCTGAAGCATTTGACCAATCAGAACCACCATTTACAATTGTGATTGTGTTGATAACATTGAGCTGTGCGTTAGATGAATATGCTTGTAGTGTGTTTTGTGAATTAGCAATAGTGAATGAAGCATTGACAGCAGTACCTTGACCATGTGCTGATGTATCTGTAAGAAGAAGATAACCAGCAGCATTGATGCCAGAACCACCAGATGCAGAAATAGAAACAACTGGACCTGTGCCATACTTAACTGATACCCAACCTGCATGGGCTGGATTTTGTGCTGTTCCTTCAGCAGTAGCTTTTTCAGTAGCGGAAACACCCATAACAGCACCATAAAATTTAGCAGTGTTAGCTACTGTGCTGTTGATTGTTGAAACTGATTGAACGTTGGATGTGTTAGCAAATACTGGCTTTTGATTACCAGAAGCAGTATCTAATTTACCCCAAAGACTCATTTGTATTACTCCTTTTATTTTTATTTAGTATTTATCTATTCTGGGCTATCTGAGAATTGAGTTGAGGTTCAAAGTTTACCTCAGTCTTTTCTTTTGTAGGTTCTTCAGTTTCCTGAGCCTCTTGAGCCAATTTGATACCTGGTCTGTATCTGCCAGAGATGCGTCTAGTGGCACCTCTGGCATATCTATCGGAATGATGACGTTCTTCTAGTTTTTGTCTACCAACACTTTTAATCATCTCAACGAGTTTATCAAATCGCATTTATTAACCGCCTGTGTCAGGATTAAACGCTTTTTGTGCCCATGATGGCTGACCAGCAAATGATCCGCCTCTGCTAGATTGACGTGCAGCTGGTTGACGTGCAGCTGGTTGACGTGCTGCTGGTGGTGGAGCAGCTCGTGCTGGAGCTGCTGGAGCTGGAACTGCTGGAGCTGCTGGTGCACGTGCTGGAGCTGTAACACGTGCTGGAGCTGTAAAAGTTTCGCCTGGTTTTGCAGCATTAGGATCTTGAGCAATATTTGGACCAACTCGTGTTACTACACCTCTACCACCAGAAAATGGTTGATTTGGAATATTTCTAGTTAAAGGTCTTGAACGAGAACTGTTTGGTCCTAAAGGTATATTAGAAGGACCTGTTGATCGTTCTGCTTCTGGAGCTGGAACTGGTGATGCTTCTGGAGCTGGAGCTGGTGATGCTTCTGGAGCTGAAGCTGGTGGTGCTACTGGTCGATCTGGTAGTTCTGATCTACGAGGCATACGCACACCTGAGCTTGGACGAGCCAACTCTTCAGGGGTTGCATCTCTAATTTTAGGTTCTGGTTTATCTGTTTCTTGTTCATTCAGTCCCAACAACTCAGCTTGCTCTTCAGTCAATGAACCAAGGAAGTCATTCATCATGTCATAATTACCATTCTCATAGATGTTTACAAACTGTTCTTGAAGATTGTATGCGATTTCTTCTAGAATTGATTCTAGTGACTCGTTTGTCTGAACTTTTTTAGCAATTTTGTGTGCTTTCTTAATTGTAGATTTTTCAAGAGGAGGCTTATCTCCAGTCGATTTCATTGCTGCTGACATACCAACAGCATAAGGATTCACTGCTTCTTTTTGCATTTGTTTTTTTTGCATTCTCGCTTCTGCTTTTTCAAGATAACGATCTGCTGTACCAAGTTGTTTTGATCGTTTTATATAATTTTTAGCAATAGGAGTAAGTGTAAATTCTTTTTTTGTAGTATCAATCATAGGAGTGCCTGAAGATTCTTCAGATGCGTCCCTGTACTTTTTCATTCTGATTTTTCTTGTAATTTTTTGTCTTTCTGTGCCAAAATCTCGAACTTCATCAAGAGATTCTTCTTTTGCGAGAACATGCTTATTTGGATTAGTAGGATGAGGTTTTAGAACACCTGCACCAACTAGACGATCTTTTTGTGTTGCTTTATCTCTTGGAGGTGCAAGAGCGGCAAATGATTTAGCACGAGCATCTTCTTCAGCCATATTTTTCTTTGGCCACATACCTTCGCTCAAAGCATCTTTGATTGCTTCGTTAAGCATAGCATCATATTGAGCATGTTGTTCATGTGGAAGAGCATTTTTGGAATGAATGCCAAGTTGTTCGTTGAGAGTAAATTCAACTTGTCTGCGAATCTCATTCTCAAGCATAACTTGCTTGACTGATTCTGTAAGCGCATCTCTTTTTGTGAACTTATTATCAAACATGGTTTTGGTTCCTTAGACTGAAAAATTGACTATATTGTTATTTATTTATTATTCTTCACAGTTCCATTTTCGCAGAGCTTTGTTGATTCTTGAATCTGGATCTCTTGCGGTCTTAGCAGATGTAAGTCTCTTTTTCATGCCACCCATTCTAGCACAGAAAGACTTTCTTCTTTTTGCTGCTTTAGAACCTTTCTTTAGTTTCGATGGTTTAGTTGTGACAGCCATCGAGAGTTTAGAGCCTGGATTAGCACGCCGATATGAAGCAATACCTTTGCGATTTAGACCACCTTCTGGATCTTGACCTTCTTTGCGTGTCCATGCTGGTGATTCTTCACCAAGACCTTTAGCACTTCTTAGTTGTGCTTCTGTTGGTGCACCCTTTTCACCAGGCTTTCTCATACGTTCACCTCTTGCTCTTTTAGCACGAATGTTTGCCCAAAGACCAGGACGTTCTTCTTCAACATATTTTTCACCAGATGCTGCCATACCAACTGGTTGATACTTATCACCACCATATCTAGCGTCCCATGATTCACGAATTTGACTGAATGGACGAGACATCTTTGTGATTTCTTGATTGTTATCTGCTTCAGTTAGTTTGATGCCAGCTTCAATCAATCTTTGTTCGGCAAGATTACCATACTTCTTGGCAAATCTAGCTTGTGTATCGTCTTTATTCATCCAATCAATAACTGATTCAGCGATACCATATGTGCCATAAGGATAAATTGCACCCGCTGGACCAAAACCAGTTACAGGTGAAGATACACCAACAAGACCACCGATTAGACTTGGAGACTTAGCAACACCAAACTCAGGACCAATAGAATCAGAAACAGGAAGACCAACTGCACCAGATGCTGTATCAAGAATACCATCTTCTTCTAGTTTCTTCTTTCTTTTCCGAATTGCTTCTTGAACACCTTGACCTTGTAGATTGCCAACTGTTGTTCTACCCATGCCTTCATACTCTCTATAAACAGGAGTATTTGAACCTAGTTTTAGAGCTTCATTACATTGACCAGGAGTATCTCTTTTATACATGTTAGCAAGAGATGTTGTGCCCCATTCTCTATTATATGTGTTTGTTCTGTAATCATCTTCTTCTAAAAACTTTGTGAACTCTTTGTCGATGGCTCGTGTTTGTTTTGCTTCAGCACCATCATAATTCTTTGCTTCTTCAACTTTAGATTTCCAACCACCACCCTTGCTTTTATACCATTTTGATGCCCAACCATTAGCATATGCAGATGGATAAACGTCAAACTTTTGTTTGGCTAGTGACTTTGCTTTTGACCAAAGTTCTGGATTTGTTGGTATGTTCTTTTCGTTTAATTGAACTGATTCTGTTCTAACATTGATAGGCTTACCGCCTTTGCCTGATCGATCTGCCACTGGGTCTTCCCTTCTTTTTCTCTTTGCTGCTTTGGCTCTTGCTGCTTTGCCTAGTGCTCTTGCTTTTGCTAGAGGTAAACATTTTGGTTTGCCTTCACCTTCATCTCTAGCACATTGACCTTTGATATTACCTTTGGTATCGAATCTAACCCACTTTTCACGAAACCACTTTCTCAAATCTTCATCGAGTGTTGCTTCAGTAATGTGTGATAGTTCAAACGTTCCTGGATTTGCTTTTGCATACCATCTTAGAAGTCTGCCTGCCATGAAGTTTGCTTCATCTTCGATTGGACTGCCAGTAGAGCCTTCTCTGGATACGTCTTTGATTTTTCCATCTTCATTTTGCTTGTGATGAACGAGTTCGTGTGCTATTGTTCTAAACACATCCATTGGATGTCTGTTCTTAGTGCATACGATTATTTCTTGTGAAGATGGATTGTAACCACCGAAACTTGGCTGTGTATCTTGATCGTCGTTATTTTTGTAATTGACTTTTGGTATAGATTTGATACCGAGTTTATCAGATGCAAATGAAACGAATTTATCCATCATAGGACCAAAGTCTTTGTGTGATAGTTCTTCGTTGAGTCTGTTTCTGTATTCTTTGGCAACACGCATGAGTTCTAAAACAGGTAGATCGACTTGACATGATTTGGTCATTTCTTGACCTGAGTTGTGATTTGCTAACCAACGATGATGTCCATCTAGAACGTGATCGTCGTTTGATACAATGATTGGATCTTTATTTTTTGTTCCCATCAATTGAAGTACTTTGCTACCATCAAATTCCGATTGTGTTGCTTTTAGTGAACCTGTTGGCATCTCTGCCATATTGTAACCGATGCCGTGTGCTTTCAAATATCTCTGAAAGTCTTTGATTGATTCTGGTCCAATCTGAGGCATCAAACCACGACTGAATGTTTGACCTATTGCTGGAACTGTTAGTTGCTTTTTCATATTGTTTCTTTTTATAGTTTGTAACTATTTATACTTGAAAACCTAATTTATCTTTAGGTCTGCCAACGAAGTTCTTTGATCTGAAAGTAACTCTTTTTTCAGTCTTCTTTTTTTCTGTTTCATCTTTTGGTGTTTCAACCAATTCCCATTGAGAATCGCCCATGACAGTTATTCTAAATTTTACATAATACACTTTAGATGAGGTTGCATCTTTGAATATTGGAGTGAAGTCTAATGCTTCTCTTGAAATTGCAACGATCGCATCTTCACATTTTTGTCTAACTTCTTCAGTATATGCGTCTTTTTTTAGCCATTTGAAATAATCTTCAAAACCATTATTTTTCATCCACATAGCAGTAGTTATAGGACCCTGCTTTGTTGATCCTTCATTTAGAAGTTTTATAATTTGATACTGTGGTGTTTTTGACCATTTCTTTTTAAGGGTGTCATTTCCATCTATCAGACTAAGAACATCTCCTGGCTTGAGTGTGTTTGTCGTTGTGCCAGACTTTGCTGATATTTTATATTCTCTATTTTTATCTTTGATGATATAGTCGAGAAGTGGCTCATTTGATCTGCTAGGTATTTTAACAACTGCCGATTTGAAATCTATTGGAAGAAGCCCGTTTGCTCTAATAGCTAAAGGACCTAATGATTCACCATAATCATTGTTTATCGTATTGATTTGTATTGTCTGACCCAAGAAATTCATCATCTTTTTCATTTTACTTTTTGTACTTGGATTCGGACTTTGAGTATACTCTGCAATTGAAATCAGTACTTCTTTTTGTTCGTCAGATAATTTATTTGTAGAGCCAATAGCAACAATAAGTGCATTATAATATGAACCAAAAGGTATTTCTTTATCTACTATATTATTATTTGAAGTACCAAAAAAACTTGGTTTCAGAATAAGTGATCCAGCTAACTTTATTGGTTTTAGAATGAACTTCGCTTGACCTATAACAACAGCACCTGCACCTGAACCAGCACTTTTTGAATCGAATTTTGCACCATAATTACTCAATGCTTTTGCTAGTTCCTTCAATGCTTCTGATCTATCTGATCTTGATTTTGTTTGACCATATAAAACTATACTTCTACTAGACAATATTTTATATTGTGATATGCCAACATTTCGAATAATCTTACTAAAGTTGGCTGAAGTCATTTTAGGTAATATTTGTTGTATTTGAATTTCACTCATTACTTCTTCTCTGCGATAGACTTCAGCATCCAACGATGTTTAGAGTGAATCATAATTCTTTCCTCGAGAAAATTCACATAACCATACATCTCTAAAACATCTGCTTTATTGCGAGCTTCAACAAGTGTACTCATAACTTTGTCATTAGCATCAAGCAAGTTGGCAATCATGTTTTGTGTTGTAGGAATTTTTTCGTCTTCTTTGATTGTACTTAGTTCTGTCATACGAACAAGTGTGCCAGGAGCAAATGCATCGAGAGCACGAATATGTTCTGCAAGAGGATCAATTGCATCATGAAGTTCTTCATATAGTTTACCAAAGAAGTCATGAAGTTGTGGAAAATCTGGACCAATCACATTCCAGTGATATGAATGTGCTTTCATATACATAACAAACGTATCAGCAAGAACTTTCTTTGCTTGATCAATCAACGAATCAGCCATTTTGATTATCCTCTTTCTCTTTGCCCCATTTGCCTATTGGGCATTCTGCGCTCATCAACATTGTTTTGTATTCCATAAAGCAGCCACACTTCTCACATTTAGCTCCACGTTCACGGAAATGTTCGCACTCTTTACAGATCGCTAGACGTTTTTCAGAAACATCTTTACGATCAGTCCATATAGTTTTCAATATAGGTTTCATGATATTTATCTCTGTTTCTTGAGTTCTTTCTCTGCTAGTCTACATGCATCACGCAACTTGGAATAATCAGCCATCATCTCGACAATTTGAGATTCGTTAGGTAAATTAGCAACTTCTTTTGCTGCTTGCATCAATTCTTGTTGTGTGTATTTCTTCAACACAGGACATCTTGAGTATGCAAACTCAACTCTTTGTGGAGTAATACTAGCACAAGCACTTAGCATCAAAGCCAGTGTCAAAATAGAAATCACTTTCATTAGAATGTTCCGTTTTCTAATTTCTTAGCAATGTCGTCTTTGGTTCTCTTTTCTGTGAGAACTTCAGTCTCTTTTCGCATAAGTTCGTTTTCTCTCTTGGCTTGTTCGGCCTGTTCAAGAGTACGACCTTGGTTGACATCTCTTTTAGTTCTGAGCATATCCAGGATTCTTCCAAATGCTTTGAATGCACCTGAGAAGAATCCTAGAATTGCTGCGATATATTGCATTATTCTTTAGCGCCAGGTGGTGTGGTTGTTAGTGTGCGAAGAACAGCCATTAGAACGGCTGAACCAAGAGCAACCATGCCTGCTTGTGGATTGTCAAGAATAGCGTTCCAGTTGGTCATTTCGAGTACGCCGAAGACAGCAACTAGAGCAGAAACTAGGTATGTACGATAACCCTTCATCATTTGTTTTCTCCATAGAATGCCCATATGTGGGCCTTATCATATTTATAAAAACAAAAAAGTACGGGAACCGAAGCTCCCGTACTCAAATATTCTGGCTGTGCTGGACTGTTATTCAGTCTTTGGTTCAGCGACAACTTCTTCTGCTGGAGTATCAACTACAACATCTTCTTTTACTGGAACGACATCATCTGATTCGGCAACAGCACCAGCGAGCACATCAGTAGAAGCCTTAAGTTTGTCAATAAGTGCTTCAAGTGGTGCAGTGTCTAGTACAGGTGGTACTTGAGCAGCTTTAGCAGCAAGTTCTGCTGATACTGCTTCTAGTTCACCTGTAAGTTTCTTGAGAAGAGTCATAGCAGAAGCATGAACGGTAGTTACTCGTGTTACTTCTTCTGCTAGTCTATCTAGATTGAGGGCCATATTATTTCCTTTCTACAGCGGTTATTAGTGAATCAGTAGATACTTTGAGTTTTTCTACCAAAGCATTTAGTTCGTTTGCATCTACGGCATTTTCTGCTGCTACGGCTTTTGCAGCCAGATCAGCAGTAATAGATTCCATATCTGCAACAAGTTTGTTGATCTTTTCAACTGCCATCGTTTGTGTTGAAGCAACTCTCTCAACTTGTTCTGTGAGGGCAGCTAGACTTATTGCCATGTATGATATCCTTTCTTGAATAAGAGCAATCTCACTCATAAGCATATCAAATCTAGCCTTGACCGATGTATTCGGTTTCAGCAATTCTTCTGGTTTGTATTCTGTGGTGGATGTTGGACGTTTGATTGACTCGCCTAGTCGTCTTATTTTGGATAGTAAAAGAATGAATCTGCCACATAACGCAATAAATGACTTCCAAGAAGACATTTGTGATCCTTTACACGTAAGTATTCATTCTTATTTATAAGCAAATGCTTCTATAAATACAATGTCGTCGATCACTTTTTGGAGAAAACTATGGCTACAGTTGAGAAGACAGAGAAGGTTGATATTGTTTATGAGAATAACAAGATCATCATCCGTGGTAGATCATTTGAACTATCAGCACAAGTTGGTGCGACAGATTTGGCAGCAATCTATATGTCTGGCAAGGGTGAAGCACAAGCCACTCTTTCAGTAGATGTTCCAGATGCACCAACACAAAAAGGAGGTGCAGACAATGTGCCCGCACCTCCTAAGAAAAGCAGAAAGAAGACTAAAACTCTAGCCGAAGTTAAGGCTGATCAACCAGATCACAAATACAATCCTGACGGTTAAACTCTGATTGATTGTGTCATTATGGCTAGAATGAAGAACAATGAAGCAGCATAGACTGTTGCAGCAAATATCGTTTGATAGTTTACGAGCAGCCAGTAAAACAGTGCTTCAAACGCATTTGGTTCTTTGTTCATAGGTCGATCTTTTTACCTCCTGACTTTGGTGGTTCTTGCTTACCTGCTACATCAACACACTTAGCCAATAATTCAACAGCCCGTGTTGTTCCATCTAGTGGAATCGTAGCATTCTCAATTGTACCTGGCATGATGATTTCTAGCTTGTGCCTTGCCATGAAGTCTGGAATAAAAGCACGAGAGTTGATACCAGGGATGACAATTGTGTTCTTATTTAGAAGAAGATAGTCGATTGTACCACCCTTTACATCACCACCACGACTTACAAAATTCAAACGCAACTTAGAACGGGACTGTGGTGGATCACCAATATTCCATCGAGTATTGCTGAGCACGATATACACTTCACCATCAATCAAGTCTTTGTAGAGTGTAAATGCCGATCCATCCCTGAATGACAGTTCAGCACCACAAAATGCATTCTTGTTATCGACAGATGGACGACCGACGATGATCCAGTTATCAGCTTTCTCTGAAAAAAAGTCTTGAGCCAATACTGAAATCGTTGATGTGAACAGGATAGTGAGGGATAGTAGGATTCGTTTGAGCATGATATAGTTCCTTGTCATTGTTGGCGCTTCCTACGGGAGTCGAACCCGTCTCTCCAGAGTGAAAGTCTAGTGTCCTAACCGATAGACGAAAGAAGCAGATTACTTACGCTTGTGTTTACTCTTCTTTTTTATATATGACCGTCTTGAAGCGATCTCGTCCCAAGTTCTACCTAGTGGATGCTTTATGATGACGACTCCCATGTCTGTTGGACCACGATCAAGTTCTAACTGTTGTGCGAAAAACAAAGCATCTTCATAAATCTCAAACACAGGTGAGTTCTTGAAATACTGATGCATGTAACAGTCATTCTTGAATACATTACCGATAGCATGTGCTACACATACTCGCCACTCTTGATAGTCTTTAGCTTCTGGATAGATTTTTGTGGCTAGTATAGCAACACAGTTATCAGCACTCATTTGTAACTCCTAGGCATTGGTCGTAAATCCATCGCAACTTTCCACATTACAATTGCAGCCGCAGCAGCCACATTGAGTGATCGAATGACTCCGACTTGTGAAATAGAAACAATAGGAATATTGTAATGTGGAGCAAGATCAAGATATTCTTGTGGTAAGCCAAAACTTTCTGATCCAAACATCAAGCACGGTGGCTTAGTCCAGCCATAAAAGTCTTTGCAGTACAAGTCTTCTCCTCCCTGCTCAACAAATACAGGTTGATAGTTTTCCATAATTTGGTCGAGTGCTGTTAGTGTGTCATCATGGTGTTTGATCTCAATATAGTTTTGAGCACCAACACATCCACGTCTATCAAATCTACGCTTGCCTACAGTGATAAACTCTTGAGCACCAAACACAGCAGCAGACCTAACCATGTTGGAGATATTTAGATCGCCAGTGAGATTTACCGCTGCAACTGCATATGGAAGTGATTCACTTTTTTGAATCGCTTTTACATCATCAAGGGTTAGACTTTTGAACTCATCGAATACATTGAACTTGGTGCAATCGTCAATGATCATGTTTGTTCCTCATTCTGAATGTTGCTTATAATAGCAAATCATTACGGCTGTGTCAACCCTAAACGCCCGAATCATCCCTGATAAACAGATCAACATTAGTTCCTTTTGGTGAAATGTTGTCTTCCATCGTGACATGATAACCCCACAACTTTTCCATATGTTCCATTACATCATACTTGGTATTGTTGAGTTCCGCACCATTGATGGCTGTATACTTGAGTTGGAGAGTTCGTGTTGTGTCCAGATTGGCATTGATGACTTGAATGTCGGGCTGCCATGATTGAATCGAATACTGCTTGCTTAGTGAGTTCCGAATATCATTGTAATGCGTTCTGTTTTGAATGCCACTGATCAGGTAATGATTGTCCTTGGTGTTGTTCGTGACTTCGAACAGTTGCCACTTACGCATCACTGCTGGACTGAGGAACTGTGTGACGAAACTCTCGTCACGATAGTTGGCAACAGCATCCAGACACACGTCTAGCCATGGCTGACCTGCGATGTCAGGAAAATACTCTTTGTCCTCTTCAGTTGGATTCTCGCAGATACGACGAATGTCCGTGAACATGTCAAAGCCTAGAGCATAGGGATTGAAGCCAGAGTAATACTTGGAATCATGCAGACGTTGATACAGGACCGACGAATGCGAATGTAGAAACTCTAGGTGTGCGCCGTCATCGATCAGACCCTTTTCCCACAGCCGTTTCATGATGTAATAGTGAGTGAATGATGCCCAGCCTTCGTTCATCAGCTTGGTCTGACGCTGTGGATAGAAATACTGGCCGATCTTGCGAACGATGCGAACGATTTCACGTTGCCATGCTTCTAGCTTGGGTGAATGCTTTTCGATGAAGTAAAGCAAATTCTCTTGTGGTTCTTTGGGAAAAATCTTGCCCTGATTAAGCATGGGCAAAACCTCAAACTTCTTTGGTAGAGTTGACCAGAGCAGATTGGCTTGGGATTGAACGTACTCAGCACGTTCTTTTTGACGCTCTTTTTCCTTCTGCTTGTTGAGTTTACTAGGGCGCTTATATCGATCTACACCATAATCCATGATGGCATGACAGGCATCTAGAATTTCTTCTACAGTCTCGGGACCATGTTCCTCTTCGCACTTGCTGATGTAGTTACGAGCAAACACGAGATAATCAACGATAGAGCCTGCATCGGTCCATTGCTTGAAGAGGTAGTTGTTCTTGAAGAAATGGTTGTGTCCATAAGCAGCATGAGCAATCACGAGTGTCTGCATGGTCATAGAGTTCTCTTCCATCAGGTAACTGATGCAAGGATTTGAGTTGATTACAATCTCGTATGCTAGTCCCGACATGCCTTTACGGTAAGAGTATTCTTCCTGAATAAAATTCTTACCAAAGGACCAGTGATGGTACATGATAGGCAGACCGACGCTGGAGTATGCGTCCAGCATCTGATCTGAACCAATGATCTCAATCTGATTTGGATATACGTCTAGCTTGAGTTCTTTGAAAGCGATTTCAGCAATGGCTTCTTCGGCTCTTTTGAGACGTTCAAATGTCCAGTTGTTGTCTTCATAAAGCAGCTTTGACTTCTTAGCCATTTGCTTTTTCCTTTGAGAACAGTTCTGTGAACACCTGCCAAATACCTGTATTTTCAAATACCATTCGAATTTGTAGATGTGGATACTTATCGATGATATAAATGTAGGTTCGCCAAAGTTCAGATATCATACCCATTGCAGCGGTATGAGGATTGGCGGCTTCAACATATGCAAAGTATTGTACCTTGGGCATCAGAGCAGCCATTTCATCCGCAATGTAGTCATAATCAAATGATGCGTTGTCACCATCTGAACACTGAGCCACATAGATGTTCCAGTCAGATAGTGGATACCGCTTGTCAATGATTTGATTGGTCAGTGTCAGAGCAGAGGATACAAGTGTGCCGCCTGTTTCACGAGAATGAAAGAACGTGTCTTCATCAACTTCTTGAGCACGATCATGATGTGAGATGAAAACGACTTCTAGCTTTTCATACTTGCGTTTGAGAAACATGTGAAGTAGCATGAAGAATCGTTTTGCAATGTCCTTCTCTCTTTCTCCCATAGACGCAGAGATGTCCATCACACAGAACATAACAGCCTGGGTGATTGGCTTGGGAACAGGAACATAGTTGCGATACTTCACATCAAAGGGGTCGATCCAGGGCACAGCAATCTGCTTGGCTTTCAATTCTTCAATACGAAGTTTGATCTTTTCAATTTCTTCTGAATCAGTTTCAGTTTCAAGTTGTTGTTCTAGTTCTTCGATGTCCTCGTTTTTGGGACGATTGAGACCAATGCGACGACCAATAGCGTTCTTGGCTGTTCGTGCAATGTCAATCTGGTTGGGTGTGCCGAAGCTCTTGTAACCAGCCTTCTGATACTCAACCAGAGTGGTGTTCTTAAGTTGCTTCTTGATCAGGTTGGGCAGTTCAAGTTCATCGAATAGAAAGTCAGCAAACTCTTCTTGAGTTAGCAGAAACTCAAAGTCATCTTCGCCAGTGCCCTTGCCTGCTTGTTTGCCTCTTCCACCAGAGGAACCGTTTTGGTCTTCTTTGGGTACCTTGTCGCCATGAACGTATTGCTTGTTACCAGGAAGAACGTACTTTTTATTCCCTGTGCGACGATCAATAGAGAAGGATGGCTCCGAAACACCCTTCACCTTGATCTTGGTCTTGGTAGTATCGATGTCCTTGATACTACCCTTTTCGATGATCTCTTTTACTCTCTCACGAATCGCAGACTTGGAACGCTGAATAAACTTCTGCCGATTGCGGATAGTCTTATCTCGTGGATTCTTTCTGCGATCAATGATTGTTGTCATTAAGAGCTTTTCCGAATACGAAGATACCATTCAACAAGGCGACGAATTTGACGTGGTGTGTAGCCACGATCTTCCATACGCTTGATGAAGTCCTTGTGCTTGCGATCCATCTCTTTGTCCTTCTTACCTTCAAAAGAGATGACAGGTAGAATGTCTTCTACTTGTGAGAACATACGCTTTTCGATCACATCACGAAGAACAGAGTATGAAGTCCACTTGGGATTCTTGCCATTGTTCTCAGGCTTCGCACGGGCACGCAGACAAAACTGAACAACCTCGTTACGGAAATCCTTGGGGTTACCGATACCAGCAGGCTTCTCAACCTTCTCTAGTTCGTCATTAAGCAAAGACCTGTCCATGAGCAAACCAGTATCTGGGTCTTTGAACTCTGAGTCCTGGCACCATGCATCGGCAAACTCAATGTACCGATCAAATAGATTCTGTCCATATTCATTGTAGCTTTCCAAATACGCCTTTTGAATCTCGTTGCCAAGGAACTCGGCATACCGAGGTGATAGTTCAGACTTGATGAAGTCCAGATAGGTTTCTTCCTTCTCTTCACCAAACTGTTCGCCTTTGACTGACTGTTCAAGAATGTACATGAGATGCACAGGATCGGCAGCAACTTCTTCAGCAGTGAAGTTGAAGGTCTTGGAGAGAATCTTATAGGCAAACCGAGTTGAGATGCCTTCCATGCCTTCGTCAACACCAGCCACGTCACGATACTCTTGAATAGTCTTGGCTCGTGGATCAGACTCACGAATGTTCTCACCGTTATAAACACGCATCTTGGAGAACAGAGTTGAGTTGTCATGGAACTTTAACCGAGTGAGAATAGAGAACTGTGCCAACATTTCTACGGTCTGTGGTGCACAAGGAGCATTCTTGAGTGATGATGACCGAATCATCTTCTCGTAAATCTTCTTCTCTTCATCAACACGTAGGCAGTATGGCACCTTGATTACGCAGATACGATCCAAGAAGGCTTCGTTGTTCTTATTGCCACGAAAGGCTTGCCACTCAGATTCGTTAGAGTGTGCTAGAACGATGCCTTGAAATGGAATAGCAGAGATGGCTTCGGTGCCGACGTAATTGCCTTCCTGTGTTGCAGTTAGCAAAGGATGTAGCACCTTGATTGGTGCCTTGAACATTTCGACGAACTCAAGAAGACCTTGGTTGGCGCGGCAGAGACCACCAGAATAAGAATATGCATCGGAATCGTTTTGGCTGAACTTCTCAAGTTTACGAATATCAACCTTACCGACCAGAGTTGAGATGTCTTGATTGTTCTCATCTCCTGGCTCAGTCTTCATGACTGCGATTTGTTCCAGCTTGGAAGGCTTGAGCTTGACCACACGGAACTTGGAGAGATCACCATTGAACTGTTTGAGCCGCTTGAGAGCCCAGGGTGATGGGATTGTGTTGAGATAGCGGGGATCGATGCCATATTGCTCTTCGATTGAGCGAGCATACTTTGTGAAGAGTGCTAGTGGTGTCTCAAATACAGGAGACACTTCACCTGTTTCTGTGGCTAGAGCATAAATGGGATGTGTTTCCATTAGCTCCTTGAGCTTTTCAGCGAGAGACGACTTGCCGCCACCTACAGGACCAAGAAGATAGAGAATCTGCTTGCGTTCTTCTAGACCTTGCGCAGCGTGCTTGAAGAATCCAACGATACGTTCAATAGTGTCTTCCATGCCATAGAAATCTTCAAATGCAGGATAAACACGAACGGTGCGATTGGTAAAGATGCGTGATAGTCGGGCATCTTTTGAGGTGTCAACCAGTTTTGGCTCACCGATTGCTGCGACCATTCTTTCAGCAGCAGAGGCATATGCCATTTTATCTTTAGAGCAGAGTGTGAGGTAATCATCTAGGGTTAGTGTCTGTTTTTCGGCACTATCATAGTCCGCCTTGAACTTTTGTAGGATTGACATTATGGTTAAATCCCTTGCTATTGAACATGCTTTATTTAGACTAATCGTCTCTAGCATTTTTTATTGTAGCATAGATAGCAGCCCCAACCATAACAACTACACAAACAATGGCTATGATCACATCATACGTCATTTAGTAACCTTATATTCAACACCTGCCGCAACTGTTCCGTAGGCATGAGTGTCTGTGATGCCCGTAATCGGTGTGACTGCCTGGATACCCAGCTTAGCACATAGGGCAATCTGTTTTTTGGGACTACCTGATCCTGCTTCAAACATACCAAATTCACAAAGAAAGGATGTATCAAACTTGGCATCAATGACAGCCTGAAGTTGATCTTCATCCAGATTCTTGATCATCAGTTTTGTCTTAATGTTCTTGGCTTTCAGTTGATCACGTAATTCAGTGTAAAATTGAACAGTCTTTTCTGGATCATTCTTGATCGTTGAACTGTCAAGATTATCTATCTCACAAGAATATGCGTTGTGTGTCTTGTAATAATATTCAAACTGCTGAAGATTCTTTTCTCTCCAACCCTTTGAGTACCACTTGGTCTTCCAACCATTCTGTTTTGTGTTGATACCGACAGTGCCAGCAAGATAGCGAATTTGATTCTGTTCTTCTTTGGACCAGGACCACATGCCAGGACCAACCAAATACACATGAAGATTTGTACCAAGTGATTTGACTGATTTAACAGTGGGCATAGCATCTTCATCAGGTGTATCGCTGTACCCTGGGTCGATGCCAATGAGAATATCCTTGCCGTGTGTGTCTACCAATTTTTTTACACGCAGAGGAGGAATTCCATCGTTACAATTTAGGAAAAATCTCTTGAGCATTTTGTTTCCTTTTGTTTATACGGTAGATCATCACATCTTTGGCTTCTTTTTCAAAATGTCTTCAATGCTCACACCGATCTCAGATTGACCAGCAAAGGCTGTTCCGACTTCGTTTGCCTTGAACCGTGTCAGACCAAAGGTATAAGCATTATCAGGCAGGGGAAGATAATTGACTTCCTTGATTAGCTTAGATGCGTTTGCCATCATAAACTCAACAAACTGTGCAACCTCTGGCTTCTTGGCTTCCTTGGCCGACACATAGATGAAGAGTGGACGAGACAGTGGGCTATATGATCCCTTGAGAACATTTTCAAAAGAGGGAGCCACACATCCAGAGCCGCCATCAATCTCAAGTGCCTTCAGCTTGTCCTTGTTGGAGAAGTAATAAGCAAAGCCAAAATAGCCTAGAGCATCAGGATTGCCCACAACACCCTTCACAAGAACATTGTCGTCCTCAGATGCCGTATAGTCACCTCGTGAAGATTTGGCTTTACCGACGATGGCTTCAGTGAAGTAATCAAATGTACCCGAGTCAGAGCCAGCCCCAAACAGACGGAGTTGCTGATTTGACCATGCAGAATTGACTTGGTTCCAACGCATGACGACATTTTGGCTTTCTGGTGCCCACATCGTCTTCAGTTCAGAAACCTTGATGCACTTGAGTGGATTGGCTTTGTTGACGACGACAGTGAGAGCATCATAGGCAAGTGGCAGTTCGATAAACTCAATACCGTTTGCTTTACAGGCTTCGATCTCTGACTTGAGAATAGGACGAGAGCCGTTTGAGAATTGGGTTTCGCCACGACAGAACTTCTTGAAACCACCACCAGTACCAGAAATACCAACTGTTACTCGTACCTGATTCTTGGTGCTCTTCTGATATTCTTCGGCTAGTGCTTCAACGATTGGAAACACAGTAGACGAGCCATCAATAGCAATCGTCTTGGTCTGTGCTAGTACAGGTGTAGTTAGGAATAGTAGCATTGCTGTAGTCAAAAGTTTCTTCATGATATTATTCTCCATTCAGTTATCACTTATTCTTTTTCTGATTCGTATTATCTATATCAGCAGCAATCTCGTCAATGATCTGGCGAAGCTGTTGGCGGAGACGCTGGATCTCTTCAGCAGCATCCCGAGCAGTCTTGGCTTCTGTGTATGTACCAAACTGCTCATTGATTTCGGCATAGGCTTTCAGTCTGTCAACAATGTCAGCCATTATTAAAACTTTCTTGGTATGCTTTTCTGGCAATCTTGATATGTTCCAGATAAAGCCACTGCACTTTGTCATGTGATAGTTCAACGTAATCGAAACCGATTTTTCGTAATGCTTCCCTAAGACGTTCAATTTCATTTTTTGCTTCTACAAGAACACTACTTGATATAGTAGTTTTAGCATTTTCGTCCCACCCATCATGAGTGGACTTTTCAAGAATATCTACTATGTCAGTCATCTTTCTTTCCTGTTGTCTGTGTGATGTCTTGGACTAACTCTCTAACCATATTTCTCCAAAATTCTTTTTGATCTTCTTTATAATGTGTTGCCCAACCACCACCATTATTACCCAAAGCAATTCTCATGGCGTATTTTTCAATTTGGTCTTCGGTCATCTCTTTTCCCACCATTTGTTTAGATCACGAATACAATTTGGGCACACATCAGCGCAATCTTTTACATCTGAAGGTAATCCTTTTTTGTTTAACCAAATAGGACCATTGGCTTGAGCATACCAAACCTTACCCCATTTGTAGAATCTTTCAGTAGCATATGGTTCATCAGTATTCTCTTTTACACCACACCGATCACATGTGACAACATCATAAGTCTTGCATGTCATAATCAAATCTCCACAGTTCCTGGTCCATCAAATTGTGAATAACTTCGTTCCATGTAATAGCCCTGTTGTTTGGCTACAACACGGCACTCACCAACCATATAGTCCTTGTTTTGATGTGTGTGCCCATGAATCCAGACCTTGATTTGTGGATTATCTAAAATGAACTCAGACAGATCAGAACAATAAGCGCCGTCCATGCCGTTACCAATATGATCAGGATGTAAAGACTGATTCGTTGGTCCGTGATGTGTAAAGACAACCACTTTGTTACCTAACGCAACATTAGTCTTTAGAAACTCCAGAGACTTTTTGTGCTCCTCAAGAATAAACTCTGGAGTGATAGTTCTAGATGTATATCTGTTGAAATAGTTCATATCTTCTACGTCCATTGAACCAATCACTCTGAAATCATTCATACCACGACCACACATATACATGGAGAAATCGCTACCCTTTTCAAAGTCAGACCAGAGAGTGGAACCAACAAACATTGTATCATCAATAATGACACTATGATTATCACAGAACAAAATCTTTTCCATTCCGTGTCTGGAAAACCCTTCTTTTAGGTCAAGAAGTGTCTTGTGAAAGATGGAATTGTAGTGTTCATGATTACCCATAATATACAGCACATGATTGTACTTGTCGATCACATCTTTTTTGAACTTGTTCATGAACTTGGAATGTGATCTAGCATCTTTATCGGTTCTTTTGTCACGGAACATGGCAGCAGTTGTGATGTCTCCAGCCAAAATCAGTACATCACCACCTTTGATATTTGGTAGTGGTCTACGGTGCTGAGAAAACTCAAAATGAAGGTCAGACATATAATCAATTTTCATTTTTGTTCCTCTTTGTGTTTTTCACACCTGCATCTCAACCAACCAGAATCATAGTTGATAGAACCTTTATCACCACATTCTTCGCAAATATATTCTGACATTTTTTCAGCAAGCATTACGGCACCATCAATAAAATCATTACCATCAATGTAATAAAATCTCAGTCCACCAAATTTCTCTTTTACTTGTGTTACTTGAGTTTCTGTTTCTTTGTTAGATTGTATTAGAGAACAAAGACTATCAAGTAATGTATACCAACCATCACCACACTCAAAACCAAAACACATATTTGATTGTGACGGTGGCAAGTCTTTTTGTTTGAAAAGTTCTGGATAGTTATCAAACAGTTGTTTTTGAAGTTCTCGTTTCATCATTTTTCATCCAAATATGATTTGAGTGATTGATACATAATTTCCTGCATTCCAATGTCAGACATAACATCTAATGCTGCCTGTGCTTCAATTTTTTTCTCATTCTTATATTCTTCTGTCTGTTTATTCCAAAATTCATCAACAGACATTTTTACATCTCTACTTACAAAAGTAGGTTCTTTATAAAGAGAATCAAGAGACATTTCTTCCTTTTTACCAACAACAATATCGCCATTACCATCATAAGGATACTTAGCAACTGCTATTGCTTTTGCTATTTTTTCTACAAGAATTTGGTAGTCTGTCATACATCAATTACCTTTATTTTAGCGTTTTTTGGAACGGGTATTTTCCCTAACTCAACGTCTATTGCATCTTGACCAGTATACACTTGAGTTTTGTTTCCGTCAACCCATATTTCTGCTCTAAATTCAGGAGATGATATTGGAATCATATTCACAGCAAAATTTGATTCTGTATTTGATTGCTTTGAAAGCAGTTTGGAAAGAAACACATTAGTTTTCATTAAACTTTCTATTGTTTCTGTTTTTACCCTTAAACAATCAGGACAAATGAGAGATGTTGTATTATATTTTTCCTCTAAAGTTTCCCTGATACTATCATAACCATCATATATTAATTTACAATCGCATTCACTACAGTGAATATAATCACGATATGCCATTCAAACTCCAATCTTTTTGGATTTCACATATTCTTGTCTTACTTCTTCACAAATATCTCTTAATTGTTGTTCAGTGATTTCGACAATAGTTTCAGGTTGTGTTGATAGTTCTTCGAAATCATCAGGATGAACTCTTACGCAATTATGATGTGTAACAAAGCACTGTAGACGAACTTTGCATGGTAGAGCAGGAATCAAATATCTCTCAACAACTCTTTTTAGTATTTCTTTGTCTATAGCAAATTCTTGAGTTGTAGTATGCCAAGGCACGTCATAGTTGTTTTCATAAACAAAGTCACTGAATTGATCACCATCTCTAAACCCCCATTTGGATAAGAGTGAATTTGACGAGAGTTTTGGATTGAAGGAAGTCATTTTTCTTCTCCTGCATCTAACCCTTCAAAGATGATGTTGTGGATGCTAAAATATCCACAATCCATACCAGGAACATATGCATCAGGTTCAAATTCAAACACATCATAAAGCACATACCGATAAGAACCTCGATCTACCACGTCACCTTTATGAATACGTTTACAGACAGAGTAGAATGCTTTGAGTTGATCTTCTTTGCTCAAGGAATCCCAATAAGCATCACATTCTTGTTCGTAGTCATTTACTTGTGGTTTCATAACACTTTCATCCTGTATTTCCATCCAATATCCTTCTTCAGTAATGTAAACTTCTTTATCGTTGACTGTTACTTTGCCTTTTTTCAGTCCTTGTTTGATAAAAGAAGTCATACCATAACTGTCATGAGGAACATACTGTTGTGTTTTACCATCTTCCCATTTCACGATCCATTTGGTCATGGCATTTTCCTATGTCAAGAGAGTTAGTATGAGAAGTATACCACATGAGAGAACGGAAGTCAACAGAAAAAATCTGTTGACAAATCAATCACTTATGTCAACTCCATAGGCATTCATAATATTTACCAAACAGACGAAACCCGTTCTTCATTCGGTTGTGATGTGCTTCTAGTCCTTCTTTGTCAATCTTGATAGGATTGTCCAACGACCATTCACCAACTTCAGGATCAGAATAATACTGATTGTCCCAACCGTTATCTATGGTCTTTTGTTCAAACGACCAGATCATCTCGTCCATAACCCAGTTCCAGATTACAGACAAATCATCAACATCCTCAGTAAACTTATCTTTCAGGTGTTCAGGAACATCCTCAATATCCATCAATGGAACTCCAGGCTTCTGGGCTTTCAACTGACGAAGCATAGGCACAATGATATGCGCCAGAGTATTGTCCATGCTCCACGTATCGTGGGAATCAATACGAACATAAATCTTTTGAGGACCACGAATCCATCGAATGAACTCAAACGGCCATACAGGCAGTTTCTTTGCGATCTTGTCTTGGGCGTCTTCGGACAGAAACCAGAACAGTTTTTCGGTCACATGATATGGACCAAACCAATTCTTGTATTTGGTGATACGAACTTTCATGATATAAATCCTCAGATGGGACGATAGAGAACCTTGATTGAACACTTGGTGGATTCTAATTCAGTCTCAAAGATTTCGAGAGTGTCATTGGGATCACAAGCACCACACATAAACACATCAATAGCGCAATAACCTTCCTCTGGCCACGTGTGAATCGAGATATGTGATTCAGCAAGCACGACGACGCCAGACACACCATACTCCTCACCGAAGTGATGGAAATGTTCTGTGATGACAGTTGCGTTAGCCTTCTTAGCCGCAGCAATACAGATATCCCGAATCTTGTCGTGATCACGCAAAAGGTCAGCACGATCCGACCAGAGTTCTAATATCAAGTGTTTGCCACCAGGAGGTACAACAGTCATTTCAATTCCCCGTTTTCTGAGTTAGATATTCTTTGACTAGACTCCTGACGTAATCATCACCACCAGTATAGACAATCTTTATCTGGTTGTCAAGACATCTGACTTCTTCAATCACAACCTGTGGAATCTTTGTTTGTGATGAGGTATTCATATAGTCCAGATACGCTTGGACAACATTACAGAACTCATACAGCCTATCGTATTCCTTGTGTTGACAGGTATAGAATGTAACACAAACCTCAAGATCATGTGTAGAAGCCGACATTCTTTGGAAAATACGAGGGAAGTTTCTGATCAACATCAGTTCTTTCGACTTCATAAGAGACCTCTATTTTATCTCAAACACAACCTCAAAATCTTGGCAGTCACGAAACATTTGAGGTAACAAATTGCCTTCTTCTTGAATCAGCACCTCGAGGTGCTGAAACTCATCTTTATATGAGTCGTTTGCCATCAATGCTGTTCTGACTAACTCGACACAGGAAATATGTGTGTCGTCTGCTAACTGAAACAGGTCATCATAGGGCTTATTGTTTTGTTCGACTGCTTTGTCAATGATACGTGTCCATTCTACGTTGTTGATATTCTTGGGTGTCATCACGCAAACATAGTCACAGTCAAATACCTCGTCGAATGTTGAGTAGTGAACACCAACAGCAGTTGCTTCCATAAACTTGAAATCGTCACGTTCATCAGGCGATTCGATGTTGTCCACGTTCATGAGCACATGACTGTATGGAACCCACTTGCCCGTTTTGAGAAGAGTGATGAAACGAACAACGAGACTTGATAGAGAATAGTTGTTGCCTGTTAGAATGACATAGTAACCTTTTGATAGTGTTGCTGCTAGTCTATCTTTCTCTAGAATGTTGATTTGCTTCTTACGTTTGAAATGGATGCGTGAAGGTATATACGCTAACATGTGATAGAAGCGGTAAAACGGATTATCATAACTCACGTAAGGCTCTTTCTATACAAATGATTGTTTCAGGTGCTTGTAGAATTTCACTATGATTGGCTTCGATCTTATATATCGAGGCTCCAGGTGGCGTCCACTTTGTTTGTGTTGTAATGGGGATCACACCATCAGATGGCTCATAGATCATGGGATTGAAGCCCGTGTTAGAGATCAACACGTCAATAGGATTGCGCTCGAATACCTTCTTGTGTAAGTTTTGAATGAATGTGGAATCAGGCACGATATCACGCAGAATAGGTGCGTGCCACATCAGCATAGCATGGAGCCAGCGATTCATTTTGAGACCAGAAAGTGGTGATGCGAGAGTGATTGTTCTGGATACGGTAGGACGTTGTGACAGTTTCAAAGCAACTAAGCCACCCATTGAATGTCCTGCTACAACTGTTTTGAGTCCGTTTTCTGAGACGTTCTCTAACTGTGACTTAGCACGGCGAACAATGTCCGCCATGCTTTCTCTTTGGCAGTCATACTCAAAGCAATGAATACGACCAACATTTGTATCATCTAGAACTTTTTTGGTAATGTAGTTAAAGCCTTGCTTAGAACACCATGCGCCATGGATGAGAAATAGATTCTTGTTCATGTGATCTCCTGACAAGGCTATTTATCATTAGGGAAACATCCTCTTCATCAAGAGAAGATAACCTATACCAACGCAAAAACCCACACTCAACATAAAATGAAACACTTGGGATAACATAGGATACAAACTGACAACATACATGACAACAACTGGTACAGTAAATGCTACAAAACCCACAAAAAACATAGTCAATATTTTCAGGGGTAATGGCCACTTATCCATAGATCACCTTTGCTGCTTTATCGGGTTCACGGGCATCAATCTTGAGGATTGACTTGTCAGGATACTCGATCACAATCCAATCTTCTTCAGTTGTGATGCGCAGATTACCATATGCTAACCAACACTTTTTGTTAGCACACTGCTGAACCAGACCTGCTTCAAACATCAGCCGTTGAGCCTTTTCCTTCAACTCATTTGAAGCACCCTTGTGCCAGTTCTCATGGACGAGTTCCATCAACTCAATGAAATGGACCTTGCGTGAAAATTGACCAATATCTACCTGAGCAGGTTGTGTACGAGTGTGCCACACCGACATAGAACAACCAGACAGGAGAACAGAGGCTAGTGCGATTGCTGCGATTTTCATTTTGTTTTCCATGTTAGTAGTAGAAGATGTTGACGATAAAACTCAGTACAAGACATACAAAAAGGAAGTAGGCAAGAATGCCTACTCCCAAAGCGATACGTTCCAAAATTTCCATAGTTACCTCTTCGCATTTCTGGTATATTATAGCAGGAACTACAGAGATGTCAAGAGGAAACTAATGACACTTATGGAATCGGACACGAGGTCCAGTGTCAAGATGAACGTGATGAGCACCGCAGGAATACGTTCCAAGCCCACCATTCCAATTTGCTTTGAGATAAGCAATTACTTCATTCCGACGATTCTTTGGTGGAACGATATCTACAGCCTGACATGATGCATGATAGCTAGCCTTATTTGTACCAGCAATCTTTGCGCCAGGACGATGGGCCGAGATAATACCAACAGAACCGAATAGTGACCTAACAGTATCAAGCATTGCACGAATAGGCTGTGGCATACAATGTGAGCCATGATCATGTGAACCACGAGCACCTCGAGAACCACGAGATTCTCGTAGAGCCTTTTCTGCCATTGGTTCAGTCTTGAATGCGTTAGGGAAGTTGTCGAAGCCCGAGTCAGCAAATGCTGGTGTAGCAAATAGCATTATGGCCACGATAAGTAGCATCTTCTTCATTTTACTTTTCCTTGATTGTTTACGAGAAGTGGCGATCACGGCAGGACTCGAACCTGCGACATACGGATTAGAAATCCGTTGTTCTATCCAACTGAACTACGTGACCTATACTGTAGAACTTTCTTCTCACGCTCTTTTCGTTCCGCTGAAAGAAACGAAGAGACATACTCTAGACTCTTATATAGCACGATGTCTCGTTGCCTGTCAAGCACAATAATATGGTAACAGTCATCGAGAACAACTAACTCAGCACGACCAGATGACTTTCTGACAATCTCCTCAGAATTGGAGATATGAGCAAAATCATCTTCACGTGGATGGAATGTGATGAGAGGAACTTTGATGTTCTTCAATCGTTTCCTTACATACGCTGACAAACAGTTGAATTGAACCATCGTTGATAGTGGCGTATAGAATGTGCCAGCATCAGTTGAATTGGCCTGCATGGAGTTTACAATCATGTTTCGCACACGATCATCCTTGATACCATGTGGATGACGTTCAGATAGCATCATGTCAAACATAATCATCCATGGACGTAGATGACGTAGCCACTTCATGTAGAATGGAAGTGACCAGCCGTTGAGAACAAGTGTTGGTGAATATAGTAGGCAACCAGAAACACGATCAGGATATTTCTCTGCCAAATACAAAGCCAGCAATGATCCTGCTGATAGTCCACCAACGAACACCTTCTTACAATGCTTCAACTTGTCTAGTGCTTGTTCAACTGAGACAAGCCAGTCTTTCCATGTAACTTTTTGTAGGTCTTCAGGTGAACCACAATGCCCTGCAAGTTGGCAGCAATAGACTGTGTAACCTGCACGATGTAGTCCATTAGCGATATAACGCATTTCAACAGGAGTACCACCAAGGCCATGAATGAGAAGAATCCCAGTGTCATTGCCCACGAAGTAAGTGGACTTGTCAATAATAGTCATAGATTTTCCTTTGAATTGGCTCCAGCGATAGGATTCGAACCTATAACCAATCGGTTAACAGCCGATTGCTCTACCGTTGAGCTACGCTGGAATAAAGAAGTATATAGTTGGCGCACTATGAGGGTTTCGATCCCTCTACTTCGGTTCGACAGACCGATATGATCCCAGTTCACCAATAGTGCTTATGGTAGGCGATGAAGGTATCGAGCCTTCCCGAGAACGGTAATCTGCCGCTATAAGAGTTTATAAATCTCTCCCGCACACCTGTGCTATCGCCCTATTTGGTAGACCTGGAGGGACTCGAACCCCCAACCAAACCGTTATGAGCGATCGGCTCTAACCATTGAGCTACAGGTCTCTATCTCTTGCTGGATATCAGAAAGTTCCTGCATGATGGCTTCATATGATTGCCTAAACTGTTGCTCTTTTGTGTACATCTCAAGAACGCATGGACAGTATTCTTGACCCTCTTGAGGACCAACACATTCGCATGACCAAAATGATGAAGAACCCTTCTTAGCGTCCATCGCACCAATCCTTCTTTCTGCCAGAACCATTATACATCACAGCATAGTTATTGATGATTAGAGTTAGACTTAGATATTCACCGTCAAGCACTACGTCACCAAGAACACGACCGCCGTACTTGTCCCAACCAATAAGCAATACTTGAACCTTTTTGGCAGCGGCAATACGATCTTCGACAAACTTCTTGGCTTCAGCAGCACGCTCACGTTCACGCTCACACTTAGCCCGAGCACCTTTTTCAGGTGTATCGATACCAACGAGACGTAATGAGAATACTTGCTTTAGTTCTACTGGAAGAAATGGTGCTTCAATTTCTACAGTGTCACCATCGATGACACGTAGGATCTTGTAATCATGTACTTGTTGGGCGAGTGCTGAACCTAGAGATGCTAGGAACAGCAGAATAGAAATGGCAATCTTTTTCATGACAAAATTCCTGATTAGCGATGGTGACGATGATGCCTATGTTCGTGATACCACCGAGGACGATCTAGATGGTGCCGAGGTGCATAATGATGGGGAACATATTGAGGAGCATAATGATTGTGATGATGGTGATGCCTGCGATAGTGACGGCGGCCTTCAGCAAGTGCTGCAATACCCAGACCAAGGATAAGAGCACCAACGATAACTTCATCTGTGCTAGATTGTGCTCGAACATTGGTAGTTCCTGTGATTGTAGAGAAGATTAGTAGAGTGGTAAGAGCGATGACCTTGAACATAGTGTTGTTCCTTTCGTTCATGTTCGGTATTTATAGCATATCATAACCATGCCCGTCAAGTGAAAAAACGACTTGCTTGATGTTGAACGTGTTTATGCATCGAAAACATCCTGGGCACGGTCTTGACAGTCCAAAAATAAGTTGCTTCTTGGTATGATCCATATACTTTACACGACAAATATATAGCGTGGATTTTTCCAGTTCGTCCTGTGAAATATACTTGAGAGCATTCTTGATAGCGGATGTTTCGGCATGAAGGAACACAGAGTCAGCATTCTTACCATACTTAGCCTGAAAAGGATGTGACTTCATTTCATTGATACCAAACGAGACGATATCACCTCGATAAACGATACAGGCTGATAGTCTGGCATTACCACCAACGGGTTGTGGAATGTCAGCAGCCAGTTTAGAAAGGACATTCATGTATCTTGTGTGTTTTACGCCTGAGGAACTTTTACGCTCCTCAGGCATTCTCGGGTAGTAGGGTAGAACGTTTCCCATTAGAAGTTCTCTTTGTAGATTTCATACAACTTGTTTTCCATGGAGTATGCTTCTACTTCCCACGGAAACTTCATGTACTGCGAGTCGGGCAATCGCATGATGCTACCCTTCCACTTGTATTCATCACAACCTAGATCCATAAACTCACCACGAGCAAACTGCTTTAGATGAACCAATTCATGAGCGATGGTCTTGATTTGATTTCGCTTACACAGCCTGCTATTGATTTCCAACACAAAGTCACGACACTTACCTTTATGGATGTCAATGATACCACACCGACCCCACATACCATGTAGACGAAGGAACTCAACGTCAATATCAACATGCTTGTACATCTTACCAAGAAGATGTTTTCCAAACAAGTCAATAACGCGTTCCGTTTCACGCTTGGTCAAGTTTTCGTTATAGCCACGGATGCGTAAATATGCCATGTATGCTCCTGTTGATTGAGACACAGTATAACAGGCAAAACACTCCATGTCAAGTCACGAGTGTAGGAATTATTCAGTTAACAAATCTTCAAACTTCCTGTTTATACTTGTCGTGTTGTTCGGGTACTTGATTTCCGTCAAGATAAACTTGGGTGTAAAGCCGTCGAATGCACCACCTTTATTTAGGAATAGTCCGTAATCGTTTGCTTCATCTTCAAAGAAGAAGTAATCAATTACTTGCTCGGTTGCATGTTCGTAAACAACATGAAAGAAGTTATTCTCATTATCTTCTACCAAATGAACAGAATATTTCATCAGACCACCTTCAATGCTTTGAACTTATTCTTGGCTTCTACTTGATTTGGAACTTGTCCAGAATCCACGATATCTGTTTGTGCGGAAGATTCTACATCATACAGCTTCATTTTGCTCCTGTCAATACCTATTACGAACCGTTTGTTTGTAGAAGGATCGTTGTATCGATTCTTCAACTGCTTGACCAAGATTTGACCAAGTTCTTCAAGTTCCTCTGTCGAGATCAACGCAAACATGAAATCGGCTGTGGCTGGTAGACCAAACGACTCGGACGTATCTTCAAGACCGATGTCGGAACTCACATAACCAGATCGTGTCGTTTGTGTTGCACTGACCAATGGGACTTCAAACTCTACGGCTAGACCACGAAGCTCTTCGGCAATCGACTTGATGTAGGTATATGAGTTGACATTGCCACCTGGCTTGATTCGTGCTGAACTACAGATATTGAGATAATCAACAAAGATGATATCTGGCTTGAATGTCTTTTTGAGGCTAAGTTCATTCAGCAGAGCCTTGAAGTGGATCGTAGATGCTGACGCTGTTGGATATTCTTTGATGATGAGTTTGCCATTCGTTTTCTTCTTGATCGACTCAGCCTTCTTCATATAGTTATCTTGAGGCAACACCATCAAGTCTTCAAACGAGATGTTCATGAGATTGGCATCGATACGCTTGGCAACTTCTTCTTCAGCCAACTCAAGGGTGATATACAGAACGTTCTTACCTTGATTGAGACATGATGCAGCGACATGACACATAAACAACGATTTACCAACACCTGTACCTGCAAGTGCAATGTTCAAAGTCTTTTTGGGCAAACCATCTTTTGTGATCTTATTGAAATACTCAAGATCAAACGGAATCTTTTCTTGAACTCGATGATAATACTCATATCGTTCGTCATACTGTTCAAGATAGTCGTGACCAACATTAGGATCAAATGAGATAGCCAATGCATCAGAAAGGAGAGTAGGAATTGCACCCTTACTCTCCTTACCTTTGCTGTTCATGATATCAATCGACTTCATGATGGCATTATAGATGGCTTTCTCTTGGCAAAACTGTTCAGTAGAAGATACAAGCCAATCAATGTTAGTCTTCTCTTCGGAAGCATGAAACTCCTTGAGAGAAGTCACGATTTGATTGACTGTATCTTCCCTTAGATTTTCTTTTGATTCAACCTCAAGACGCAAAGCATCAAACGTTGGTTGAGTGTTGAACTTCAACAGAAAATCTTTGATTGTCTTGAACAGTACTCTATCTTCCTCAGCAAGAAAGTATTCGTCTTTGATGAATGGCAGAACCTTTCTTGTGTATGCTTCATTTGAAAACAGATTCTTCAAGACAATCTTTTCAATGTTCATTCTTTTTCCTTTTGCTCTTTCTCTTCAGCCTCTAGGGATTCGAGAAGCAACGCATTCAAAATTAGACCAGAGAACTCTTGAAACTTTACATCTCGACGAAGTTTTGTTTCAGTGTGTTCACCCATCTCAATCAGTTCATATTCAAATTGAAGAAGCACATTATCATTCTCTTCTTGTTCCTTGATGCCGACTTTAGTGTAACGTAGTATAACACCTTTGTACGGTTCAGTCAAGATTTCGATTGGTGCTGTGTCTGCTTTGATATCATCACGAAATTTGAAGTCTTCGCCAACAATCATTCTTCAGTCTCCACCATTACATTAGTTTTGCCATATAGAAACTCATCCTTACACTTCTCGTCGATCTGATCGAGAATTTCCTTTGTAAAATACTTCTCTGGATTCTTGAGAATAGCCGACTCAAATACCTTGTCACCACTTGGTAGTTCAAATCGAGTTGATACCTTCTTGAAGATACCAAACTTCTCTGCAAGATCGAGCAGACCATAGTATGGATCAAGACCATCTGTGTATTCAAGCAACGTCTCGACCTTTTTGTTCTCAATCGTCAATCGAGCCTTCTTGAGAACAGCAGTGACGATTGCACCTGTCACCTCGTTATCAGTCTTATCCTTCTTCTTAGATAAGAACACAATAGTAGATGCTGCATACTCAAGACCAGAACCACCACCCATCTTCTTCACAGGAACATATGAACCAACAACATCATAAACGTGATTGGTTACGATCAATGGCACCTTTGCTTTGCCGAGCTTGAGTGTAAGCACACGAAATGCACCACGAATCAACTGTGCTCTGGTCATGTCTCGTGTGTCTTTACCCTCAGACATATCTGCAACTTCTTTTTCAGTTGATAGATTGCCTAGAGAATCAAGAACGAAAAGCATTGGTGGTTTTTCGCTTTTGTCACCCTTTTCTCGATGCATGTAAGCATCAAGAATTTTGATTGCTTGTGTGCGAAAGTCTTGAATTGTTGCTACTGGCATATTGAATACACGCTTGGTATCAACGCCACGATCTGCAAACATTTCCTTTGAAACAGCAGATTCTGATTCAAAATAAAAAACAGCGCCTTTTGGATTTGCTCTTAGAAATTCTCTACAGATATTGACTGCATAGAATGTTTTGCCTGTTGATGGTTCACCAGCGAGTGCTGTAACTTTGTTGGCAGGAAGACCACCGTAGATTGAACCAGAGAGAAGTGCGTTGAGGGAGTAAGAGCCAGTGCTGATGTAACCAGTAATATCACCTGCTTCAATACCATCATCAACAATGCTTGCGTATTCGTTGCCTGCTTCTTTGAGCAGGTCAGAAAAGATATCAGACATAAGATTCTCCTTAGAATGTGAATGTGGGCAATCTCGCCCACACTCTATTTAGAAATCATCGCCCGCTTTGACGACTTGTTTAGTAACTTTTTTCTTCTTGGGTTCACGGAAAGACTTTGGTATTTCCAAATACTCCATGTTCCCTTCTTCTTTACGCTTCATCGAAATGTTAAATGCTATCAGTAGAAAGATAGCAAGAGGATCAAATACGATGATGAGAATGATTATAACACCTCTGACTGCTTTGTCAAGCAGTTTTGTGTCAGATGTATCATAAAACAACTCAGCAATATATTTGATTGGTCCTACTTCTGCTTCAATCTTTTTGACTTCAGATTCAAGTTCAATCTTCTTGGACTTGATAGCAACGAGATCAGCAGTTTCTTTCTCTTTTCTCTTTACTAACTCGTCACGCTTACTTGTTTGCTTCTCATTATTCTTGAGTGCGTTTTCAGATTTGCCTGTATCGATTAGTTTCTTGATAGCATCATCAATAACAGCAATCTGCTTATCGAGGTCTCGAATAGTTAGTTCTTTAGAGTTGATCTGTGTTTCAATAACAGGAATCTGTGTTGCGATACCACTGTTCATCTTGATCTGCTGGTCGATATGTGCTTTAGACAAAAAGCCATAGATTCCCATGCTTGTGATAAGCATAAGAATACCGATAGCAGATGACAGATAGAACTTTACGATCTTAGGTGTATGTGACCAGTTATGATAAAGCCAAGACACGGCCACAAGTTTGGCTATCTCTAATGTCGAACCCATGATGACGATTGGCCAGTATACACCAGCAAACAGTGTCGTCAGCCCTACTATAGAGTAGAAAGCTGCGACTGCTGACAAAGCAATCCCTGTGAGGAATGCCGCAGCAGGAAGTAGCTTGTTCATTTTTTCCCTTGCTAGAATAAAGTTGCTGTGACTTCAGTTTTCCAATCAATACAATCGAGAATGATCTTGAGTGGTTCTAGAAAGCTCTTCTCGAATTGTGTATTATAGTCGATATACTTCTCTAAGTCAAGTTCTTTAGGAAGTACTTGTGGAAATGATATGACATGACTTTGGATTGTGTTAGGTTCTTTTAGATAGATGAACTTGATCTTCTCTCCTTCTTTGATAAGTGGATACTTCTTGTCCAACTTATACTTACTGATCAGGTTGTTATACAGAATTGAACCACGAACATGGATTGGTGCACCCTTGAGGATCTCTTTTGTTCTGCTATCTTGCTTTTTATTGATACCATTTACACCTCGAGGGAAAGCAATATCAGCAGCAGGTAGTGTCTTGAACTCTTGACGGAATGCTTCGATGAACTCGATCATCGCATTCTCATCTTTGTTGATGACAATATCAATTGACTCCCACAACTTTTCACGACAGGCTGCTGGTGTGGAACTCTTGATCATCTCAAGACCCATCACCTTTACTTTTGGCTTGGCATACTCAACACCTTCGTTATTATAAACGTTGAGAATATACCGCTTCTTTGCAGTCCAAATACCTCGATCGGCCAGAGCTTCACGTTTCATTTGCATCTTTTGATCGTATGCATTCACATACGTAGCAAGGTCTCGATAGCTCTTGTCAATAAACGGTTGAATTTTACTCTCACAAACTTTATCCATAAACTTGATGACCCTTTTACTATCAGTAGTCTCTTTTCCAAGAGCCTGAAGTACCAACTCATCAAGAGAGAGGTAAATCGAGTCTGTATCCGACGCAATGACGTAATCCTTTTCGGTCTTGAGCAGTTTATTTAGATATTCATTCAACTTCTTCTCAATCCAACGAATGGCTAGCTGACCAGACGTTGTGATTGCTGTGGCTTGACGCACATCAAAGAAGCGGAAGTATTCGTTGCCCAATGCACCGTATGCAGAGTTAAAGACTCACCTTTTTAGCCAGTTGCAGGTTGTTATACCGTGCAATCTTCCTTTCGAGGCTTTGCTTGAGTTCTTCTAATTCACTGTCGGATAAATTTTCTAACTGCATCAAAACATCGCCCCTTTGTTTTTTTGATTTCCCTATCGGAAAATCTAATTATATCATATCCTTGCTGAATAGCAAGTCTATCGTATTCTTCATCCAGTTTTCTTTGTTTATCTGTATTGTGCCAAAATAATCCATCAAGTTCTATCAAGAGTTTATCTCGTAACAGAAAATCATATCTATGACCTTTACCATCGATCTGATACTGTTTAGTATATACTATATTATTTTGAACACAAAATTCCTCAAAAGCCAACTCAATCCATGTGTCTCTTCTATTGAAATTTTTGTTATGTATACCAGTAATACCATCGAAAGCCAATTGTCGAAGTTTGTCTTTGATCTCAGGTTTATGAGCATACATGAGAAGAGATGCTTCGGATTTATCTCTTGTTTCAATACCAAATTTTCTCAAGTTATAAAGAATGCCAGAAGGACTCATATCGTACTTTTCAGCGATCTCGTAGAGATTCATTTTTTTCTCATGATATTCTGATCTAAGGATTTCACAGTCAAATCTTTGTATATCAATATAATGTTTTCTTGAAGTTCTAGACTTACCGTTTTGTTTCACGCTTATCAGATCAGCTAAGCCGTTTCTTCTAATGCCATTATATACAGCAGCATAAGGTAGAGACAGAGACTTTGCTATCTCACTCACACTGTATCCTTCATTCAAAAAGTTTTTGATCTGATCTATGTGTAAATTTACACTCTTTGTGATATGACTATTTTGATTTGGCATGAAATACTCCCTCGAACAGAAGTATTTAGTATTATTTTGTTTGCTACAGTTTCTTACGACGTTCAATCTCTGCAATAACCTGTTCCAGTTCCTTTTTCGCTTCGATAGATTTCTTCTTATACACAGTCCGATCGTTATACATTTCTTCCATGATCTCAGCAAGAAAGCCTTGCTTGTTGATACGGAAGAACTGTCCATTTGGTGTTAGTGTAACCTTCTCACACTTCAACGCAGATGTGTCACACTTACCTTCAAGCAGGCGATCAATGTCAACACCCGACGAGAAGATAGCACGCATGGCAGGTGTATAGTCTTTATGTTCAACAAGCATCTCAGGTGAGATGTTGAACTGCATGATCAAGTGAGGGTAAAGAGAATTGAGATCCAGACTTGCAACCCACTTGTGCAGACCAACTTGTGGATCTTTGACATAAGCACCGATATACGCAGCATCTTTTTTATGCTTCGAAATTGGTGGTACAACGATATTCTTTTTCTTGAGCTTGTTATAGATGATAGAGTCCCACATGCGTGTCTGTTGAAACACGTCATCATAATTGCTCTTAGAGTCATAGGCTAGAGTCAAAGCCAACTCGATCAGCTTTAGCTTATCGTCTAGCTTATCGACCAGTTCTACGTCTCGGATGTTATACTCGATGAATAGTTGATAGTTGTCTTTATACAATGTGTGAAGGCTACCATATTCTTCGTATGATAGCTTGCGTTCGTTTAGTTCGACATTACAAATGGCATCAAGTTTATATGAGTCCTGTGACATGCCACCAGGAGCAAACTTCTTGTATAACTCGATGTAATCAAGAACAGAGATACCGAGAGGCAAGAAGGTCTTTTGATCACGACCCATGATCACAACGATTCGTTCACTCAATCTATTCCATGGCGATAACCGACGAACGAACTCTTCGCCCATCAGCTTTGTGATCCGATTGACCAGATATGGAATATCGAAGAACTTAACATTCCAGCCTGTGATGATGTCGGGATAATCACCTGTCCATTCATCTATAAACCTCTTGATAAGATCAATCTCATCAGAGCACCGGACATAACGAACATCATCACGACTGTTGTTGAAAGTACCGCAACCAAGAACAACAAACTTCTTTGCCGTCTTGAATGTGATCGCAGTAATAGGTTCACTCGCTGTTGCAGGATCAGGAAAACCATTCTCTGATCCTACCTCGATGTCGATGTTACAGACAGTGATAAGATTTACATCCCAATCAATATCATCTGGAAAGTTGTCGGAGATATATGTGTATTCATACTTTTGATTGCCATATATCTTGAAGTTCTCTACGCTATCATACTTGCCAACGAACTCACGACAATCACGAATATCACCTGGCTTTGCTTCGGCCACGTATTCTCCGTGAATTGTCGTAAACTCTGTTGGCTGTGATGAGGGAACGTATAGTGTGGGAAAATATTCGATTGGTCTTCTTACTCGTCTTCCATTTTCGACACCTCTGTACAAAATCTTTGAACCATAGACATGTACAGAGGTGTAGAATGAATGTGACATTAGGGACCTTTCTCTGGAAGCAATAGATTATTTTGCGGAAGAACTAGACCAGTGAATGTGGTATTGTATTGAGTGATAAACTCTTTGATCGGTGTCATTATACACAATACATGGGAGTTGTCAAGCACGAACTCTTTTTCCTCAGCAAACTCCATCCAAGGAGCAAATCCAATCGTTGGTGCTTGTGAGTTACCTTTCGGAGGCATCACAACGATTCGAATAGGATTCTTGATTGTAACTTTTAGTCCAGTGTCAAGAACAACTTCAGCGATTAGTTCTTCACCATTCAATAGTCGAATTAGTTTGATATTCTTTGTCATTTGTCAACGATCTCCATAAGATAGTCATATACGGCAACAGTAATCCACTTTTCTGGAATTAGTGACACACTAACACCAGACTCATTGAAGTATGTATATGCGTTTTCGTGATCGACAATCTTGACGATCTTTTCCCAACGCTTGTCCCAGTCACGTTGGACGATTTGAGTTTCGAGGACTGTCATATCAGATAGTTTCATTATATTCTTTCCTTTTTACTATTCTTGCAGCAGGATTATAATCACAAGTATGTATGTTGAATGCTTTTGTACCTTTGCGACTGCATGGCCATTGTTCGTCTCTAAAGCGATCTGAACATGTCTTGAGCCATTGATTGCTTGTTTCTTGTTGCAGTTGATGCCACCAGTCCTTAGTTGATGGATCAGGTAGCGAGCGAATGTGTTGTGATGTTGTCCACCAAAAACTTCCACTATAATGTGGTGATGGATCAGTTTGATAGTTTACACCAGCAATATCATATGTATCGAGTGCATCAACACATTCTTGCCATCTCTCTAGAACACCCCAGTTGAGATACTGACGCCAGTAAAAGTATTTCATGAAGGTAGCATTGTTGCCAGCAAGCAATTGCTTCTTGACCGCAGTGATACCCTTAGTGTGAATGTAACACAATCTAAAGTCCTCTTGCTGTGCATCACGATAGATGGTTTGCATGGTTATGTTTTCAGTCACACTCTTTTCTGATTCAATGCTTTCTAACATTTCATCATCATTTGCATATGGATTCTTGATTGGTAATAACTCTAGTTTGTTGGTAAACGAATGTGCTATATCAACGAAGCGGTGAAGTCTAGGATCTTCTTGTGTAATGATAACTGCTCTTAATTTGTCAAGATGTTCAAATAGTCCTGCATCCTCCATGCATTTGAGTTGTTCTAGAACGATGCTGGACCAAACTCCAGCATCGTCTGTTAGATAGACATGGTAATAGAGGTAGTTCTTCATGTTGTGTGAACTTCAACCTTGGGAAAGTATGTTACAAACAAGTCCCGTGTGTTGGGTCTTGCAGCTTTGATTTTGGCTTTGATTTCATCATAGAAATTCCAAGCAAGAGGCACAAAGACTGTAGGACGTTCTTCAAGCAGCATTTGTGAACCTAGAATTGGAATGTTCATGCCAGGTGTGAATTTATTTTGTTTGAGTGGATTGTCATCGATGATGTAATCCAGTTCGATTTTGCCATAGTTCAGCAACGTCATACCCTTGGCTGCTGCACCATATCCAACAATTGAAAGTGATGAGCCACGAAACTGATCAAGTGTGGTCTTGAGTGTCGTGACGACTTCAGTACACTTTCTGGCATATTCCACATATGTAGCATCTGACAGCAAACCAATCTTACGTTCCATCTCAATAGCATTTTCAATGTTAGCTGGTCGAGACATGAGACGATTGCGAGAGATAACAAACAGATAGCTGTTGCCGTGCAGAGGTGTCTTGATCACATCAACCAAAAACAGACCCACACGAGAGCATAGCTCATTCATCGACTTGATATTGAAGAAGTTAATGTGCTCGTGGTAGATTGTGTCAAACTCATTGTTCTTGATCATATCAGCTTGAGAGGTCTGAACGAACAACAGCGAATCATCACTCATAGCAATCCGTGCCGCACGAAGAAATGCTTTGGGATCATAGTTATGAGCAAAGACGTTTTGTGCGATGATGATATCAAACATCTTTCCTGTCTTGAGCACAAAGTCCATATTGAAGAACTCAGGCCACACCGTGTGGCGTTGTGATGATGTTCTGTATAGATTCTGTGCTGGATCAATACCAAATGTCTTGACACGATGAGGAGCAAAGGCATCTAGTTGTGATCCATCGTTGCAACCAATGTCAAGAATGCTGACAGGACGCAATGCCGATAAGGTTTCAAAGAACTCAACCGAGTAATTGGCAAACCACTTGAAGTATTGCTTCATGGTAGTTGATGTACCAGACACATACAGATAGTCCTTGAACATTAGCTCTGGATTGACTGCATGTGTTAGCTGCACATGATAACAATCTTGACAACGATTGATAGCCAGAGGAAACTCTTCTTGCATTTCCTCCTTGCTGTTCTTGTATGAGTTAGCAAGTGGTTGATTGTTCAGATCAAGTGTGAGAACAAGCTTGTCTGATCCACAAGCCAGACAATCGTCGAGCTTAACTAAATTTGTTTGGTTGAACACGATGCATATTCCTTTTGCCAAATTTCTCAAACACCACAACTGAATCATAGAAGTGAATCGAAGTTAGACCTTCTGCCAACTTTGTTTTTCTCTCCCACTCAGTATCTAGCTCTTCTTTCCATCCATAATGTAGAACATCAACGAAGTTCTTGGCGTATTCAATGAATGACGACTTGCGTTTGTATCCTCCTCCGTTGTGACCCATATAACTTGTATGACAGTCTTCACAGATATACACACCACCCATATTCAACTTAGGAAACACTTTTTCAAATGTGAGGACTTGCTGATCCATGTAGTGTCCACCATCATCAATGAACACATCAATAGGTGGAGATGCTGCTAGAAAGCCATCCCAAAAAGGCTCTGATCCTTGATCACCAATGGCTACTTTGATGTTGGGGTTATCATACTTCAACTCTCTACAGGCAGGGTCAACATCGATGCCAGTGATCTTGACATCTTCAAAGAACTTGCCCCACATCTCAAGGCTACCACCCTTTTGCACTCCAACCTCAACGAGATGAATTGGTGTACGACTAAATCTGTTTAGATGCCTCTCATAAATTTCAAAGTAGGGTTGCCACTTGTCTGATGAATGGTCGACCTGTTTGAAGATTTCTTCCAATCGCGAATAGCTCATAGTTCGATCCAATTTCTGTTTTTCAATGACCAATGTGTGACCTCATGTAATCTATCTCGCAGAGAGATGCGTGGCTCCCAACCGAGCTTTTTCATGAAAGCACCATCTAGTGAGTACCGAAGATCATGTCCTGGACGTGATGTGTGGAAATCGACCATCTCATACACAGGCTCCTTGTTCTGTGCTTCGGCGATGATCTTGACCATAGAGAGATTATCGATCTCTTCCTTGCCAACGACATTGAATTTTGGACAACGCACACCCAGCGCACTCATATGATTCTTGATGATACCGTGCTGCTTAGAATCCAAATGTAGCAAGAAATACATTGCTTCAGCTACATCCTTGGCATTGATGTAGAAACGACTGCCTGCTCTGGTCTTTGATGGATCAGAATGCACGAAAATCTTTTCACCATCACGAATCTTGCGAATGCACATGGGAATGAACTTCTCGGGATGCTGACGCTCACCAAAGACGTTCATCGTGTGTGTTACGAAGATAGGTAGCTTGTATGTGTTCTCATAAGCAACACAGAACTCTTCTGCCGCTGCCTTGGACGCAGAATAAGGATTGGTTGAGTTATATCGATCATACTCACCATACAAGACGCCCGGTGGTGCAGACCCGAAGATTTCGTCGGTGCTGAAATAGATCAGTCTCTCCAGATTTTTGAGACGCCGAGCATAACTGAGCAAATTGACGGTACCAATGGTGTTGTCCATGACAAATTCCATAGGATGTGTAATAGACCGATCAACATGGCTAGAAGCAGCAAGATGCAGAATAACATTTACTTCTCCTATGAAGTTGTGTGTTAGATCAGCAATCTCTGCCTTGAGATCATGCCATACAATCTTCACTCGCTTTTGTTCTGTCTTAGGATATCTGGAAACAACATCATGTAGACGACCTAGATTACCCGAATAGTCTAGACGATCAAGCGATACGATTTCCCAGTCTGTTGTTTTAAGAAAGTGATCGATCACATGATGACCGATGAAGCCTGCTCCACCAGTAATTAGAACTCGCTTAGCCATTATAAACCTCTTTATCGATTTGAAAGATACTTATGAGCAGGATCAACAGTGGCTCGTTTTTTGATCAACTCATAAATCTCAGGATCATTTTTCTGATCCTCTCGGGGTGTGAACAATGCCCGTACACGATTTTCTGTCGTGGCAGGCGCGGGTTGCAAATAATATGCAGCAATGCTTTTTCTAACGACGTTCTCTGGACAATTAATGTAGTTGGGTAGACCATGCCAGGAATTTTGTGTCGTATCGAAAATTATAGCACGATTGTATATATTGTCAACTACTTTCTCGCATTTCAGAGGCTGATTGGTTTCGTGATTGTGTGACCACAACTCAAGTCCACCACCCCATTCCTTTTTCCAGTCTTTCGTTAGATAGACAATGATATTGACTTTTCTCTGCATTCCCATTTTGGGATGAAGATTGTAGTCCAGATGAATGTTATTGTTTCCACCTTTGCTGTGCATGTGCCAGCCACCACCATTGAGACCATAATCGAAAATGAGTTGATCGCAGCCAGTGATCTGTCTCATCCAGTAAAGAAAACTTTCACTACCAAAGTACATGAAAGATCGATAGGTGCATGAGGGAAAACGATTCCAGTGATTGAATGACTTCTTGTTTTCCAGTGCGTTCATATGTTCACTAATGAACGTGTCATTGTAATCAGGAAAGTCTTCGGAAAGTCTGTCAGCCACTTCTGGAATAAAAAAGTTGTCAATCACAACATGATTGAATGGCTGAGCAGACACATACTCATCATAAGTTTTATTCCATGGCAATTCACGAATCATTTTTATAGCCTCTTAGTGTTTGCTGCACATCAACGGGTGTATAGTCGATACCAAAGTTCTCTTTCATGTACTTGGGGAAAAACTCGTTCATCAGGTAGTTCATCTCACGGAAGCCGTCTGCCTTGTCATATGAGCTTTCGCGTCTGGCATGTTTGATAGAAACGTTGTGGATCACATGTGCAGAAGCTTGCAGATAATAACAAAGAATTTTGTCGATACCCCAATCTGACTTTTCGTACTTGTAGTCATTTAGGAATCTAAGAACCTTTCTGAAGATGTCGTTTCTGAAGAAGGGAACACCAAGCTCAATGAAATTTGTCTCTGTAAATATATAGTCTTTGTTTTGCTCAAGGCATGGATACACCGTCCATGATGTCAAAGACTGCTGAAAGAGGCGAAAGTCACACTGTCTGGCCAAAGTTAGTGCCTTGTTCACTGACTGAATGTCCGTCACATAGTCATCATCCCAGCATCCAATGTAATCATAATCTTGCCAGTTAATTACCTTGCAGACTTCAGGTATCAGATTCCACTTGAGTCCTTTCTTGCGAATGATGTAATCATACGTCCCTGGCTCTGGTTGAAAGTCATTGAACACAACCACACACGTCTCATATGTGCGTTCTGGTTTGGTCATGCGCCAATGATTGTCTTTGTCATAGGCATCATCGAAATGTAGCGGACATCCTGTTGGTGTAATGATCAGAGCCTTATGCATTGAGAACACCCTTATAGACTGTGTGTTCAAACCAGTTGAGGAACTTGTCTTTATCAAAGAACTTGTTGACCTTTTGGTAGTCAGCAAACATGGGCTGAAGGTACATTTCCTCATACATGTCTGGTACCTGATCGATCTCTTTGATTGCTTCAAAGAAGTCTTGATCATTACCAAAATCGTGATAGTTCAGAAATGCTTTGGGATTGAAATCAACTTCAATCGTTGGGCTACCCCAGTATATAGGAATTGTTTTGGCACACAGAGCTTCGTATAGTTTC